CCTATGGGTGGAGGGCGAGAGCCTTCCAGTTCCCGACCGAGAGGAGTTCCGATGACTGTGCAAGTGAGCGCTGAGCTTCTGCGCCGCGCAGCCGACGTGCTGGAGGCCGGGATCTCGAACTACGCGCTGGGCCTGTCCCGCGACCTGCGCGCCGCCGCCGGTGAGGACATTCACGAGCCGAGCGACGCCGAGATCGCCCGCCGCCTGAACGCGCTCGACAGCCTGATCGAGATGGTCGCATGACCGCCTCGAAGCGCCGAGCAGCCGCGCGAGACGGCCTGCGCGAGAAGATGAACACCCCGGACGCGCGCCGCGCCGAGATCGCCCACAACGCCGCCCTGAAGCGGCACTACGCGATCGGCACGCGCGTCCGGCGTCTAAAGACCGGCCGTGAGGGCACGATCGTCTGGTACGGCCGCGACAAGGTCCGCCGTGTCATGGGCCAGGGCCTGGTCCGCGTCGGCGTCAAGTGGGACGGCAACGAGCGCGCGAACTTCATCGGCACCGGCGGCATCGTCCGGATCGACGGGCTGACGCTCGAAGACGCGAAGGCGCGCCGCACGACACCGGCGCGCCAGTTCGTCGTTCGCTCGACCACCGGGATGGGCGGTCCGCCGCTGACCGGCGGCCTGCTGCACGGCGACCGCACGCTCGGCGACGACTACCTGACCGACGACGAGTTCGAGCGGATCGGTGCGCAGGTGCGCGAGCACAAGGCCGGTGTCCTGATCCACGAGCTGGAGCCCGGCCGCATAAACGGCGTCCGCGAGCGCGACAACGCCTGGGTCGAGGCGAAGCGGCTGGCGAAGCTGGACCGCACGGGCCGGAATCCCGGCTTGGGCACGATCCTGTTCATCGGCCTCGACGGCGAAGCGCGGGTGGTGAGCTGATGAAGTACGACAACACCGCCACCGACGTGCTCACCAAGCGTCCGCCCTGCGACCTGTGCAAGGAGCGTCCGGCGTACGTGGACGGCAAGACCCGCATGGGGCCTTGGGCGTACATGTGCTCGCCGTGCTTCGAGACCTACGGCGTAGGGCTCGGGATGGGCCGGGGCCAGCGCCTGCTGATCGACCCGACCGAGACCTGAGCGTTCACGGAATCGTCCTCAGCGGGTGACATACTCGCGACAACCGGGTATGTACGCAGTGTTAGGAATCACCGGGCGAGGGCGCGTCGGGGATCGCTCAGCACATAAGCTGTACTAAGCGAGGCTTCGATCATGAGCTGGACCGAGATTGCAATGGGCGCCGCGGAACTGATCGCCAAGCAGCAGGGCTGCGAGCTGGCGAGCTTCAGCATCGACGACGTGGACGTGTACACCGGGGCGGACGGGACCGAGATCGTGGCGGTCAGGGCGAGCTGCAAGGTTACGCGCGCCGAGGACCACGACACCATTCCCTGGGAGCACGAGGTCGCGGAGGCGAGCAGCGGGTAGCCTTCCGGCATGCCCCCGGGCGTGTCGCTCGCGAAGCTGGGCCTGGTTGCACTGGACGGTTTGCAGTGTCCGGCTGGCGGGCAGCATCACGTCCTCGAACCGGAGCTTCTGATCGCGGCCGCGGCAGGCGGCGGTGAGCCTCGCTGCCAGAAGTGCGGGCAGCCGGTCGCGTTGGCGTCGGCGCGCGAGTTATGAGATTGGCTCGCGCGCCGACCAGGTAGCTCACGACGTATTCGCCGCAAAGAGCGAGAACCGGATCACATCCCAGCCGCTGGAGCGGGTAACGTCCGGGCGCCATGCTGGACAGCAGAAGCGCGGTAACGCCCGGGAAGCCGAGGAGCGCGACGTGGTGAACCGGGGGCCAGCATGACGATCAAGGTCGGGCAGAACGCCCAGGGCCACCACACCCACGCCATGCAACGCGCCCGCATCCCAGTGCAGCCGGACCCGAGCCCGAAGCACGTCGGCATCACCCGCTCGACTCGCAAGCGGGTCGCGAAGGATCTGCCGACGAGCCAGCGCCACGAGCAGGTGCTCGCTGCGATGGGCGACGAGCTGATCTCCGCGACCGCGCTCGCGCGCGAGCTGGAGATGTCGAAGGACGGGCTGACCGCGAGCCTGTACGCGCTCGCGGATCGCGGCCTGGTCGAGCGCGTCCCGTACAAGGGCTGGCGGCGGGTGTGATCACACCGGCGCTGGTCTTCGACAGCGGTGAGAAGTGGCTGCCGAGCCCGGTCGAGACGATCATCCTCCGCGGCGCGAAGATCGGCGAGACGAGGATCACGAGCCTCGACGAGCTGACCGGCAACGCGGACAGCCGGATCGACTTCCCGAAGGACATGCGCCCGGTCAACGACAACCCGGTCGGCTACCACCGCGTCGCCACCGGCGGCTCGCTGTGGTGGCACCAGTTCTGGCTGTGGTACCTGTACAACCCGAAGAAGTACGCCGGGGTAGGCGAGCACGAAGGCGACTGGGAGATGGTCCAGCTCGGCTGCCGCGACGCCGAGGGGAACGTTCCGATCCTGATGACGTTCTCGCAGCACGGCGGCGGCGAGAAGAAGGAGTTCTGGAGCACGGAGCTGATGCCCGAGGGCAAACCGGCGGTGTTCGTGGCGCGCGACTCGCACGCGAACTACCCGACGACGCACCGGGACGTGACCGACGTCGCGGACGGCCGGATGGGCGAGGTGCCGATCCGCTGGATGGAGTTCGGTGACTGGGCCAGCTTCCCCGGCAAGTGGGGCAACAGCGTGAACAGCCCCGGCCCGCTCACAACCCGGCGGGCGTGGCAAGCTCCGCACGCCTACCACGCGCAAGCGCGCGGATGACCACCCAACCGAAGAGGAGACCGATGACCGAGACGCCCCCCGATCGTGACGAGCCAATGACGCCGGATCCCGTGCCGCCGCCCGAGCCCGACGATCCCGGTCCGACGCCGCCACCCGAGTCGGACGACCCAGGCCCGGAGCCGCCGCCCGAGTCGGCAGTCACGCCGGACGCGCCCGAGGACGCCGAGTGACGCTGTAGGACGGTGGCCCGCTGGGCGGTAGTCCGGGTGAGAGCCGATCAGAGCACGCAGGCGCAGCGAGTGCTCGTCGAGGCGTATGCGCCGCTCAACATGACGATCAACCTGGACCCGCCCGCGGCCGGACCCGAGCACGAGATCGCCGTCCAGGACCGGGCCGAGGTGCTCGTCTGCAGGCTGCTGTCGGCGGTCGGCGTCGACGTGCTCGCGCACAAGACGGAGCTGCGCGCCCCGCTGGAAATCCCGCCGGACAGGTCGGCGTGATGCAGCACGCGATCATCCACTTCACCGACACGGTCGTGAGCCTGGACGAGTGGGAGAAGTTCTGCGCCGACCACGCGATCGAGCGGGTCAACGGCGCCGCGGGCGGCAACCTGTGGCGCCGCGGCGGCCGCGCCGGGATCGAGGTCGCGTTCGGCCAGCGCGCGCGCCTTCCGCCGAGCGCGGCCACGCACGCGCTGGTCGTCCCGAACCCACCGGAGTACGCGGCCGATGTCGTGTTCACGTCGGCGTTCGGCGGCGAGAAGATGCAGGAGCTGGCGCGGCTCGCGGGCGCGTTCTGGGCGCGGTTCGGAGGGGCGATGCAGGCGGACGAGCAGGTGCGCCGGGCGCTTGCGAGCGGGTCGTGATCACGCAGGAGTTGGCCGTCGACAATCTCCGCAACTGGCTGCGCCACCAGCGCAACAGCGAGCCGGGCTACGCGCTGCAGGGTGACCGGCCGGACGCGGAGCTGCGAGAGGCGCTGGAGGGCGCCGTCGAGTGGATCGGCGAGAAGCGCTACTCGTTCACGATCGTGGCGGCGAACTACCTGCGAGACGGCGTCTTCCATGCCTGACGCCTACCCGAGCTGGACGATCGACGTCGACCACCGGCCGGGTGCTCCGGGCGGCGCGTGGTTCGTGACGCTGCGCCGACAGGAGCGCAAGTACGCGAAGCGTCAGGCGCTCAACATCGGCCAGGGCAAGACGCTGCCGGTGGCGTTGAAGGCGGTCGCGGGCGGGGTCGAGCGGCATCGCAGCTCCCCACCATACGAGGAGTTGCTGTGAGCTGCGCAGACGTCCGGCCCTAAGAGGACCGTTACTTCCCGTCAGCACGACGCTGGCCCGGGCGGGTCGGTTGTCCCCTACTGCCGACCCGCCCACCGTCTGCCCCGTGACGTTCGAGCGCATTATCGGCAGGCAGCCTGTCGAGCTTGAGAGCGAACCGGTCAGAGTGCTGACCGGTTGGTGAGAAAGTTCCCCAGGTGAGGGGTTGTGCGCGTTGGTGAGGCAGATACGCGCCCCTGCCAACTGCCCTATCGCTGGCGCGGGTCGATCGCGGTGTAGCGGCCCGTCGGGTTCTTCCGTCCACGCCAGCGGTAGTCGTGCCGCATCCGGTCACGGGGGCTGGCGTTGGTCCCGTACAGGGCAGCGACCTGCGGGCGAAGTCTGTGGCGCACCGGCGTGATGCCGTGGCGCTCACCTAGGAGGACCGGCTCGAAGCGCCGCACCTGCAGCGGCCGGATGAGGTAGCGCACGTAGGTGGGTTCGAGCAGCCCCTTGCGCGGCTTGATGACGGTCTCGGTGATGGTGATCATGGGGTCTCCTCGGTCGTTTGCCCTTCCACCTAGTACGAAGGAGTGATAAGCCGAGAAGTGTCAAGTCGTGCGCTCGAAAAGTCCGCAAAGAGCGAGATCCACGTCCGGCGACTGGCTCCCGACGTGTGCTAGGGTCGAGGCATGAGCGAACCGGATCCCCGCTGGCTACTGACCGACGAGCAGCGCCGCGAGCGTGGCCTCGGTCCCTGGACCAGGCCGGACGACCTGGCCCACGTGCTGCTGACCGACAGCTTCACCTCGACGCCGGTGATCCACCGGGAGGGCTGCTACATCTGCGAGGACCCCGAGTTCGCGCAGATGGGTCTGCCGCTGTGCCGCAAATGCCCGGAGTGCGGTGGCCACATCGCGGCGGACGACACGGTCTGCGACGACTGCGGCTTCGACGACGAGCCCGAGCCCGATGAAGACACCGCCGACTGACGATCCGCGCCTGGCCGCGGGCGCCAAGTTCATCGGGCGCACCGGCGCCACGAGCTTCCAGATCCGCTACTCCGACGACGAGCAGCCGGTGGTGTGGATGGCCGTCGCCGAGTATCACCTCGGGCCGAGCGGCCGTCCGGTTGCGAAGAACAAGCCCGGCCGCCAGGCGTTCGAGGCGGCGGCGGCGATGAATCCGGTCGAGGCCGTCATGCGGCTGTGCGACCAGCTCGCCGACGGCGGCGAGTGCCAGCACTGCCACCGGCCGACCGGCGTGACCGACGAGTGGCGCGGCGACATGCCGCTCGCCGACGTGGTGTGCTGGTATCGCTACGACCCGGAGACGCAGGCGTTCCGCCGGGGCTGCGAGGGCGACACGTGACCGTGAGCCAATCCGAAACGTCAGGAAGGCTTGGTTATCGACGCTGGCGGCCTGACGGCTGGCCTTACTGCCCACGGTGCGACGAGGATGAGCTGTACTCGCTAGCCGATCCGCCCACGATCGCGACGATCTGCGGCTGCTATCGCTGCGGACCTTGGCCGATCGTTGACCCCTTTCGAGCGACGGAGGCTCCCGATGCCTGATCTGAGCCGATCCGAAACGTCACGAACGGTTGACGGCAAACTGCTGCACCGCGTCAGTCGCATGACGCCAGACGGGCGATGGGTGTGGGCGTGGCAGAGCAGATGGCATCACGACACCGACGAGGCAGAGGGTCGCAGCATCCCCGAGAACGATGCGATCCAGCAGGCCGCCGAGGAAGCATTGTCCGACGTGGCTTACCACGAGGCCGAGGAACGCAAGGAGTTCGACGATGCCTGATCCGAGCCAAGGCGGGGTTTCGAGCGAGCTTGCGCGCGGCCATGACGGCGCGGCAGACAGCGGAGCCGAGGAGGGTCGGGGCCAGCCTAGAACGGCGGCGGAGCCGAACCGGGCGTCGTCATCTGCTGCGCGCAAGGATCCGAATCAAAGCGGCGGTCGACCTCTTGCGCCGCAGGAGTGCTGCCACAAGCTCTGCCACGAGCCCGCAGCGGAGGCGATCTCGGTGTTCAACCCGTGGCACAAGTGCGTCTTTGCGCCTGGGGGTGGCCCCGAGGACCGACGGGGCTACGCGCTCTGCGCGGCGCACTTCGAGCGCTACTGCCCGCGTGGCCTGGGCTACATGCGCCGGGAGGACGCGGTTGCGCTGCGCATCCAATGTCGGGAGGCGGCATATGCCTGACTTGGGCCACAGCGGCGGTCGAATTCGTAGCGCCGAGGAGGAGGTCCGGGTGCAAGAACGGCTTTTGATTCGGGGCAACACGGAGGCGCGGGTCATCGTCGCGCTTCTCGGCCTGCTGGCGGATGGCCGCGAGTTCGCGCCTGACGAGTTGCGGCGGCACGCGAGCGACTTGAAGGCGTGGGCTGACGACGTGCGAGCGGTCGCGGGAGAGGAGGCTCCCTGATGAGCCAATCCGAAGATTGGACGTTGACTCTGACGAGCGACGAGGCACGCGTCGTTCAGAACGCACTCGCCCAGTGGGTCGACGAATACGCCACGATCGAGGACGCCGAGACTGCGGAGCGCGTCATGCGACGCTTGGACGAGCTTACGAATGGGGGGCGATTCGCCCGGTGAGCCGGAACGGCTGGCATCCGGCGTCGATGCCCGAGAGCTTCAACGAGGCGTGGCGCAAGCAGTACCCGGCCGACGTCCCGCCGCCGGACGCGTTCGAGAAGGGCGGTCTGCGGGCGCTGATCGGCCGCGAGCCGGTCGTCAAGGGCGACCCGCGCTGGCACATCTCGTTGTCCGGGCCGGATCGCATCCCGACGTGGGAGGAGTTAGTCGCGGCCGCGCACGACTTGCGGCCGGGAGTGGTCTTCTGCATCCCGATGCCACCGCGGAGCTTCTGGGTCAACGTGCATCCCCACGTCCTCCACCTCTGGGAAGTGCAGGATCCGCACCTCGTTGCAGAATGGAGGCGCAATGCACGAGGCGATCGACCCACGTGACGTGTACGACTGGGCGACGGACACCAAGGCGCTCGCCGGGCTCGACATGAGCGGCCTGCTGTCACCGGCGGTCGACGTGCAGTGGACCGAGACCGGCTGGAACGTCGAGCTGCTGATTCGGCTGTGCGGCGCGAGCGACGAGGCGCTTCGTTCGCTGGTCGGCAAGGGCGCCGCGGAGATGCTGATCGCCCGGCGCGAGGAAGCAACCGAAGTCCATCAACCCCAACCCGAGGAGGGCTGACATGCAGCTCTACGAGTACGCCGTGATCCTGCAGGAGAAGCGTGACAAGGACGACGAGGTGATCGACGAGGCCCAGATCGTCGTGCCGCTGACGGCCACGCTCGCGCGCGACCCCGAGCAGGCGCAGTTGCTTGCTGCGCGCGCGATCCCCGACGAGCTGGTCTCGAACGGGAAGCTCGACCGGCTGACGGTGGTGGTGCGCCCTTTCTGAGGGACACCGGCATCGTGATGCCGGACGAGCGGAAACGCAATCGCGGCATCGGTTCGGCGACCGAGGCCGAAGCCGACCTGTTCACCGACCGGGTGTTCGGCGGATCCGGCAGCTACCGCACGCTGGCGCCTGGGCCGCAGCCGCAGAGCTGGGGCGTCACGCAGACCAGCAACACGGGCGTGGTCCTGGGCAACAACACGAGCCAGGCCGTCTACGCGTCGGCGTCATCCGTGCTGGCGAAGTGATGTGGCGGAGGCGTGGTGGTCGGGCAAGTGCGGACGCTGCGGCGAGTGGTCCGGCTTCCTGGCGAACCAGCCTCACACGGAGCCGCCGGTCAAGATCTGCGCCAAGTGCTATGAGCGCGTCCGGCCATCCCGCTCCTGCCCGATCTGCGATAATCACATCGTGAGCTACGCGGACCAACTCGCCGACCCGGCCTGGACCCTTCTGGACGCCGACGGCAAGGTCGTCGCGTCCATTCGGGCGCCGACCGCGATCGAGGCTCGCGACACGTTCAAGCGCGAGGGCCTGACCGGTGTCCGGGTGACCCGCGCCGCGGTCGCGCCGGTGGTGCAGGAGCCGCGGCTGACCGGCCCGCCGTGCGTTCACTGTGGCGAGCCGATCGACGCGGCGCGCGACTACCGGATCGTGACCGGCTATGAGCGGATCTCGCGCGGCGGCCAGGGCGGCACGAACGCGATTCGCGCGCCCCGGCGCACCGAGCGTTACGGCTGCGCCCGCTGCGTCGACAAGCTCGCGAGCGGCGTGGCGATCGAGCAAGCAGAGTTCGATCTCGCCCCGACCGAGGAGAGCTGATCCTCGCCCCGCTCTGCCTGCCGTGCTGGCGGACCAGATGGCCCGACGGCGGCATGGACATCGACCCGCCGCGAGTTTCTGGCTGGCCTGAGGAACGCTGCCACGTGTGCGGCAAGCGGACCAATCACGGGATCTATGTCAAGGTAGAGCCCGACCCAACGACCGAGGAGGACGAATGCCTGGCTTCAACATCAACACCGTGACCCTGTCCGGCAATCACACGCGTGACCCCGAGCTGCGCACGACACCCGGTGGCCTGGAGCTGGCCAAGTGCCGCATCGCGTTCAACGAGCGGCGCAAGAACCAGTCGACCGGCGAGTGGGAGGACAAGCCGAACTACATCAACGTGACGATCTTCGGCGGCATGGGCGCCTGGGTGGCGAACAACCAGAAGAAGGGCGACTCGATGGTCGTGGCCGGGCGCCTGAGCTGGCACGAGTGGGAGAGCGACAACGGCAAGCGCGAGGCGATCGAGGTCATCGCCGATTCGATCGCGACCCCCCGAGAAGGCAAGGGTGGCGGCGGTGGCGACGACCTGTCGCGCTACGACTCGGACATCCCGGCCGACACGAGCGGCCTGCCGCCGGTTCCCGCCGCGGTGGGCGCGAGCGCCGAGCCGGTCCCGGTCTCGGACGACGACATCCCGTTCTGAGCTGTTTCACCGGGGTGTAGGACGTGAAACGGCCGCTGACCATCCTTCGGGCCACAGCGCTCGTCCGAGAGTGGCGACCGCCGCCCGCTCGATCCGCGATACGTGCATCTGACTGACGCCGATCCGGACGGCGACCTTGTCCTGCGTCTTGCCCTCCCAGAACCGGAGCCACAGCACTGTCCGCTCGCGCCCGTCGAGGCGCTCGTACTCCTCACGGAGTCCTAGCAACATCGCCCGATCGACATCTGAGCGCGGGCCGCCGAGCCGTGCCGCGTCGAGCACGTCCAACGACACTGGGGCGACCCATTCGTGCCGCTCCCACGACTGCCTGCGCGCTCCGAGCCGGACCTGGCGCTCCCGGCTGATCTGCCCTTCGATGCTGGCGCGAGCGATTGCTGAGAACGGCCCGCGCTCCGGGCGGTATCGGTATCCGGCTCGCACCAGCCCGTAGTAGGCGTCGGCTTGCACATCGTCCAGCGACTCGGTGGACCAGCAGCGCCATCGCGCGATCCTCTCCGCCAACGGCATGTGCCGTTCAACCAGCGCCCGACGTTCGGGGGAGAGGCGCTCCAGGGATCTAAGTCTCGCGGCGGTTGTGGCCTCGGCCTCAATCGTGTTGGACCTGAGCACACGATGTGGTATAACGAGCTGCCGCCGCGGGCGGCGAGGCAAGACCGAGGAGACCAATCGAAAGGGGCGTTACGGATGTACAGAACCTTGACCGCGTTCGCGGTCACGGCGACAGTCCTGCTTGTGCCAGCGGCGGCGAGCGCCGATCAGCCGAAGGCCGAGATCTGCCACGGCACGGGCAACGGCCAGTTCGTGTTGCTGGACGTGCCGCTGGGCAGTGCCCACTTCACCAAGCACCTGCCGGATGGCCGCGACAAGTTGCCGGTGAACGGGAAGTGTCCGCCGTCAAGCAGCAGCGGCGGTGGCATGACCGGACCTCCCGGGCCGACGGGCCCTCAGGGGCCGCAGGGGCCCGCTGGAGCGACCGGACCGGCGGGGCCTGCCGGACCTACCGGCGCGACCGGCGCGACCGGCCAGACGGGCGCTCCTGGCGCCGCAGGGGCCGCTGGGACGTCTGGTCCTACCTGCATGTCGACGGCGGCGACCGTGAGCATGCCGCTCAACACCAAACGGTGGAAGGGCGTCAAGAGCGGGACGCTGGTCGTGGTCGGCACGCTCGGTGGCCGCGAGACGAAGAACGCCGTGATCGAGCGCAAGGGCAAGAACGCCTCGGTCAAGGTGAACGTCGCCGGGCTGCCGTGCGGGCTGTACTTCGTGCAGCTCTTCAACAAGGATCGAGGCCGCCGGTCGACCACGAGGGCATGGGCGGTCCAGGCGACCACGGTCACGCGTCTGATTCTCGTTGGGCCCAACCCACCATTCTCAGAGGTGCCGCTGTAGGCTCCCGTCTCAGAGCTTCAGCGGGTCCGACCCCGCCGAGTACACCAAGCGCATCGAGCGCAAACGGTGATAAGGGGGGTTGTCCTTCGGGACGGCCCCCCGTCTTGGGGGTAGTAGAAGATCGTGACGATTCTTCTCACTCCCCTCGCAGTCCTGCTGCTCGGCGTGTGGGCACTGCTGCGTACGCTCGGGCACGTCTCCAAGACCGCCGCGCTGATCCTGATCATCGCGGCGATGGTCCTGGTGATCGTGGACATGATCCGGCCGTACGCGGTCAGGCGCACGCCTTCCGGGTAGGACCGGTTCATGATCATTCTCGGACTGATCCTCCTGCTGGTTGGCCTGTTGGTCCCGCAGCTCGCGATCCTGGTCACGATCGGCATCATCGTGCTGGTCGTGGGCCTGATCCTGCTGGCGCTCGGGCACACTGGACGACCGGTTGGCGGACGAGCAAACTGGTACTGAGGGTGGCCCGCCGCCAGTCGGGGCTGGCGGCGGACCGCCCCAGACGCTAAGGCCGGATCGGCGCTCGACCGCAGAGGCATTGCGTAAGCGCACGATGTGTGCTATGATGGTGCTGCGGGGCAGGAGGCCCACGACCGAATGTCCAGGAGGACAGATGACCACCACCACCCTCACCCAGTCCCAGATCGACTCCCTGCATATGGCGGGCCTCGGCATGTACCGACCGATGGGCGACAAGGTGATTGCAAAGTGCGACCACCTCGTGGAGCTGGGCCTCCTCGGTCGCAATCCTCAGACCGGGATCTATTTCCTGACCGAGGCCGGGGCCAAGGCTCTGACTGAGAACGCCCGATACGGAGGGACCTGATGGAACGCTACGCACGACACATCGTCTACCGCCGCTACACCGGCCCCGGGCGAGCCGACCCGTTCGCGCGGCCACACGCGAGCTTCGACACGCTCGACGAAGCGGCCGAGTACGTCGGCTATGCGGACCTCGACGACCAGCACATGTACACGTACTCCGTGCTCGACGTCGAGCACATTCACCGGGGCGACATGCTCAAGCATCGCGAGCACGCTGCGATTGTCGCCGAGGCGCTCGCCGTCGGGCGGGCCCGCTGGGAGGACGCGGCCTGAGCAGAAGCGCCCGGCCGAAACCGGGCGCTCCAAGATCCATCGGATGTAATCCGTCCGATGGCTACCGCCAGGTCACCTCGCACAGATCGCCGCAGCCAAGCGCGTCGCGCAGGTTGGCGTTGAGATCGAAGGCCCGACCGCCGACGTATGGCCCGCGGTCGGCCATCTCTGCCTGAACGCAAGCGGAGCCGTGACACATCCGGATCACCTCCCCGCACGGCAGGAACAGGCTCGCGAACCGCAGGCCCGACTGGACGTCGACGCCGCACGCGCCGGACCCGCCCAGCCCGTACCAGGACGCCGTCACCGGCCCGTTCATCGGCGGGTCGCGCCGCAGCCGCCAGGCCGCGATCACACGGGTCCTGTAGGCCCGTATGCGCGCCCTGGAGACGTTCGGGCGGGCGCAGCGCAGGTAGCGCCTCAGGTGGGCCCGGTCGGCCGCTGGGACGTCCCTCGTGCCGCGGTAGGCCATGCTGACGGCCCTCTGGATCATCGGCCCGGTGAACGTCTTCGGGCACGCGTGGCTGGGGGCGACGGCCACGACGGCCGCCGCCAGTAGAGCTGCCACGTCAGCATCCGTCGTACGGCGACCACGGCTGCGAGCCGCGGCTGGCGTACATCTGGCTGAACGCCTGCTTCTGCTCGGCGAGGCTGCCCTGCCCGCCCGGCCCCTGGATGCCGTAGATGTTCGAGCTGCCCGCGCCGTTCGTCGACTCGCGCTGCGCTACGCAGGACGCGAACCCGGGCGGCACGCCCGGCACATCGCTGTAACCACCCCCGCCGTAACCAGAACTGTGGTAGCTCGGGCTCGCTGCGTGGTAGCTGTACTGGGTGCTGGAGTAGTGCGTCGGGGCCGGTCTGTACACCGGCCTCGGCGCGAACATTCGGTGCAGCACGTCGGTCGACGCGAGGATCCGAGCGTCGGTCGCGGACCCGTTGCACGAGGCGCCGGGCCCGATGAGCTTGCACCCGGCTGCCCGAGCGCCGAATGTGGCTCTGACGTGGGCGTACGCCTTTCCGTAGGCGGTGGTCTGCGAGTGCGATAACTGCGCCTGGGCACTCGCTGGAACGGCAACGGCCAGCGCGAGGCTGGCCGTGAGGGTCAATCGCTTCAAGGTGACTCCTGACGGTTGTTGGCACTGTCCAGCTCGCGCGCTCGCACCGGCCTACCTGGTGATTCAGCCGCGCGCGTCAGTTGGTCGTGTGGTGCTTCTCCTTCCGGTAGTGGGCCGCGTGACTGTACACGATGTGCGCTACCATGTCCCAAACGAATCCCGACCGACCGAGGGGGGCACATGGAGTACGACCCGACCAATCAGGAGAGCCCGAGCTTCAACCCGCGCATGGCGGCGCTCCACCACGCGGCGATGATCAAGGACGCCGACCTGCGCAACGCCGCGACCGCGATCGCCTGTGGTCTGCTCGCCGTCGCCGAGTCCGGCGACAACGTCGTCAGCATGCTGGAGACGCTGGACACGACTGTCCACAATCAGCTCATCGCGATCGCGGAGGCGGTCTGATGGAGGCCCCGCGCGAAGCGCTGTGGATCGGCGAGCTGATCGCGGACGAGGGCTACGTCACAAGCCGCGTCATCCTGACGGACGAGCAGTCGGTGCGGATGGCCAAGGCGGCTGGCTGGCGCGTGCTCCGCTACACGCTGGCCGACCCGAGTATCGCCGAGGCGATCGACATCGGAGCACGGACGGTCAACCCGAACGCCCGCCGCGGCTTTCAGCGCAGGCGCCGACGCTACCGGCCGACGGGATGAGCCGATGGACTGGCGCGAGGAGAATCAGGCCTATAAGGGCAACGCGCGCGGCACGATCCGGTTCACCGACATCGTGGAGACGGGCGTCACCGAGGGTCGCAAGCCCGGGTCGAAGGTGCCCGCGAGCAAGCGCCGGGCGAAGCGCCGGGCGAAGCGGAAAGCGTCGAAGTGAAACTCGGGCGATCCAACATGCGGCTGTGGTGGCTTGATCACCTCGCGCTTTGGTCCGATTGGGTAGGTGACTTCCTGTCCGCCCCGTTCTTTCGACTAGGCCGGTGGGCGGCTGACCGCTGGCACGAGGAGAGCAGAAATGGCTGACGACGCCTGCAAGGGCTGGTTCGCTGTGGTGATCGAGTGCGACCGGCACCTGTCCGCGCTCGACGTGCGAGACGCGCTGTACGAGGAGTTCGAGTCCACGCGCGAGGGCTTCACGGCGACCGTCGTGAAGATCCGCGAGGAGACGCACAATCGGCTACTGGCCGCGAGGGAGACCGACTGATGCCGACCGTCCCGCAAGGGCCATACGAGGGCGCCGAGTACTTCAACCTGAACTTCAGCCGCGAGCCGGACGATCTCACGACGATGCCCGACGGCGCACAGTTCAAGATCATGCGGATCTCGATCGGCGGCACGCCCGACATTGGCTACTACTTCAAGTTCCGGGGCGACCCGGCGAAGGTGCTGGAGATGCTGGAGGTGGTCCACGAGGCCGCCAAACGGCAGCTCCCGCGCGGACGCTACGACGACCTGCGCTAATGCAGATCGTCCGGCGCCCGGCCGAGAACGCGACCCGCGAGGAGAAGCTCGCCTACCTGCAGCAGATGGCGCAGGCATGCGTCGCTGAGGGCATCGGCTATGGCGAGGACATCGCGATCTTCAAGGCCGAGGCGGTCGACTTCTCGGGCGATGCGATGGCGCGCCGGACCGATCCCGACACGGCCAAGGACGCGGCGGTCAACCCGAAGCTGCGCTTCGATCGGATGCGCGGCAAAACGCTGTTGGCGCTGAGCGGGCAGCGGCTAACCGGCACCGAGCTAGCGGAGCGGATGGCCAAGCGGCGCGACTCTGTGCTGCCCCGGCTGAACGAGATGGCGGAGGGCGGGACGAAGCACGTCCGGTATGACCCGCCGCTGGTGTACCGCACGAGCGAGCGCCGCCTGGGTGACGCCGGGGTCGAGATCATCGTGTGGGCCTGTTCGCCAGAGGGCGAGACGCAGGCCGAGATCCTGCGGCGCGACGGTGGCCCGAATGCCTAACCATCGGCGCCAGGACCGGGAGCTGGACGCGCTGTACGCCACGCTTCCGAAGCTCGACTGTCAGGGCTACTGCTTCGATAGCTGCGGTCCGATCGAGACGAGTATCCGCGAGCGCGCGCGGATCATCGAGCGAGCCCGTAAGCCGCTCACCTGCAATAAGGGCGCCGATGGGCTGTGCTCGATGCTGACCGACGATCATCGCTGCTCGATCTACGACATCCGACCGATGATCTGCCGCCTGTGGGGACTGATCGAGCGGATGCCGTGCCCGTACGGATGCCGTCCCGAGGGCGGCCTGCTCGACGATCGTGAGGGGCTGAAGCTGATCCTCGAAGCGGACCGTATCGGCGGTAAGCCGGGCGCCGAGGAACGCTTGCTGCGGCTCGGTCGCGAGATGCTCGACGCGATGAGTGAGGAGGAGATGACGCAGCTTGCACTCGCGACGATTGGTCGAGGTCGAGCCACGGTCGCCGGTCGTGCGCCGACGCTGGACCGAGTCGGACATCGGGCGCCGTTCGAGCAACCGGGCATGCGGGTCGGCCGGTACGGGATGGCCTATCCGAAGCGGGAGCCGCAGGAGTGAAGCGCAACCCTTGCCCGAGCTGCCCGTGGCGCGTCGACCAGCACGCGGACGTGATTCCCGGCTTCAACCTGGAGCTGGCCGAGAAGCTTGACCGGACACTGTCCGACCAGCTCGGGGCGCCAATGATGGCCTGCCACGGCTCGAAGACCGACAGGGAGGTGCTGTGCGTCGGCTGGCTGTGGCGCTACGGCTGGGACTCGATCGGCGTCCGGCTGCGGTTGCTGAACAAGACGATGGACCCCGACGAGCTGGAGCCCGATCCGAGCATCGAGCTGCACGCCGATTTCGACGAGTTCATCGCCAAGCTGCGCGCCGACTTTGAGTAGGCTCGGCGTCATGAGCGCGGCGACCGTAATCGCGGTGGTGGTCGGCTGGGTGCTCGTGGTGCTCGTGCTCGCGATCCTGGTCGGCACGGCCATGGACCGGATGGGTGAGTAGCCGCTACGAGCAGGCGGCCGCCTGGCGGTCCGTGGCGCTGCCGTTCATGCGCGAGAGCCTGGAGCAGCTCGGCCGTGCGCGAGACGCCTGCCCTAAGGACGGGCCGACGATGGAGCGCCACAAGATCGAGCAGGCGATCAAGCTCACCCGCGCGGCGATCAAGGAGTGCGAGGGCAACCTCGTGGTGGCGCGCAAGATGGCCGCCCGCGAGGCGAAGGGCAAGGGCGCATGACGTGTGCTAAGCTGTTACGCATGACCGAGGAGACCACTCACGTGGTGCTGGCGCGCAACCTCACGCCCGGCACCCTCATAATCCGCGACGGCGAGATCTTCCCGTACTACCTGTACCGGGGGACCGTCGACCGCACCGAGGAGACCGACAAAGGGATTCGCATCGTCCTGCGGGACGGCGAGTTCACGCGAGATCCGGACCACCCGCTGGTCTGCCGGAAGGAGACCTGATGATTGCGACGGCCCCGGGGGTCAAGATCAACGAGAAGCAACGCAAGGAGCTTGACCACCTACTCTCGATCCTGCGGCCCGAGGAGATTCGCGACACCTACCACGTGCGGCTCGCCGCGCGGCGAGGGTGGGAGGCCGCCAACTTGACGCCCGACACGATCGCCTTCATGGACGGCGAGGAGCGCACCTGGTACATCCGGCCAGACGGCTCCTCGACCTGGAGGACGTGACATGCCCGAGACCGCCGAACAGATCCGCATCGACAGGGTGCTGATCGTCACCCGGACACTCAGCCTGATGGCGCAGGCGTTCGTGCTGATCGCGACCGGCGACCACGCGAAAGCGTCGAACCTGCTGCGCAAGGCCGCCAACCAACTGGACGAGCTATGAGTGAGATGCAAGTCACCCTGCCGAACGGGACCACGCTCGGCTTCACGCAGGTGCTGACCATCGCGGCTCTGCGCGAGGAGCACGGCATCGAGAACACCCACTGGCACCTCAACGAGTGCAAGTGCTGCGTCACGCTGCACGCGCCGGTCGGCAGCTACGTGATCGACCCGTACGGCGAGCCGGAATTCTTCCCGGGCGTCCACTGCGGGTGCGGCGACCACGTGTCCGGCCAGACCGACGTCGAGGAGCCGCATGATCATCAAGGTTGACGTGTCGATCTACCTAGACGTCCGGGACACCGAGCAGGCCGAAGAGGCCGCTCATACGCTCGGGCGGCTGGACCGCGTGATCGCGCCTGGCTTCCCGCACGGCGAGATCATCCAGACCGACGTCGAGAACGCCGCGCCGGTCTCGGACGAGCAGATCGCCGAGCTGGGCCTGGACGAATAAGCCTCGGTACGGACACCACCCAGGCAGGGATCGCCGAACCGGCAAGGACGCCGACCTCGGGGGAGCCTCGCGTTCGCGCGCGAGGCTCCCTCTGTAGCTCACGTCCGGCGCTGACGCTAGGTTGCGCCGATGCCGCTGTCAGACGACACCATCGTCAGCCTGTCGCAGGAGGCCCTCAACGAGCTGGCGATCCTGGAGGATAGGGCGCTCCGCGCCGAGGGCCAGTACGCCGCAGCGTCCCGCAAGCTGACCGAGCTGCAGGCCGAGATCACCAAGCTGCGCGAGGAGGTCGGCATGCTGCTCCAGCTCTCTACCGAGCTGCAGGAGTTCGCCCAGGGCATGGCCGACGACGCGCGGATTGAGGCGGGCAGGGTCGAGGAGCAGCTCCGCCGGTTCCTGGTGGTGCAGGCCGGATGACCGCGACCCTGCGCCTGTTCATCTCCGAGCAGGACGAGGCCGAGGACCGGCGCCTGGCGAAGATCGAGCGGGTGCGCGCGCAGCCGCGCTGCCGGGCCTGCGGGCGGTTCTCGAAGGAGTTCTGGCTGGAGGGGATCTGCCTGAGCTGCATGCACGACACGAGGCCCGCAATCATGTGGAAGGTGGACCAGGCGCGCCGCTGGTACGCACTCGTGCGCACATTGCGCTGAAGGACCGGCCGATTCGGCGGTTACCATGGCGCCGAACATGAACGCCGTGGCCACTGCGCGCGAGAACGCGAGCTTCCGCAGGGAGTTTCTGCGCCGTGGACTGGCCACGGAGGACCAGCTCGACCGGATCGGCTGGGTCTCCAGCGACGACCTCGATCTGTGGGAAGAGGCGGGCGTGCTGGAGCTGGGCGTCCAGGGGCTGCAGGAGTCGTCGTGGGCCGAGATCCTTCACCCCCGTGGGCGGGGTGGCAAGTGGGTGGAGAAGCTCGACAAGCAGATCAAGCCGGGCGAGGCGACGAACAGGCGCGTCGCCCGGATCAAGGGGCCGCGCGTCGAGCGGGTTGAGCGCAGGGGCGGCGGCGTCGACAAGCCGATCGCCACGGTCACCACCCGGCGCGGACTGCTCCGCCGACCCAAGCAGACCCAGGTGTTCGCGACGCCGAAGGCGCCGGGCGAGCGGATGCGCGTCGAGGGCGAGGGGCTACCCGAGCGGATGGGCGTCGCGCAGTTCCGCCAAGAGGTGACGCCGCGCGCGAAGATGCAGCAGGCCGGGCACGACCGGCTCGCCCGGCTCGCCAGCGCGGAGCGCAGAGCGGACAGGGCCGGGCAGCGCCCGAAGGAGGGCGAGAAGGCCGACAAGTCGCGCGAGAAGGCCGAGGCGGCCGTCGCGAAGGGCGATCACCTGACGGCGGCTCAGCACTACACCGACGCGGGCGAGCACGCGAAGGCGGCCGAGCACTACGAGGCGTCGCAGGTTCATCCGCCCTCGCTCCGCAGGGCCGGGCAGGCCGAGCTGTACCAGCGGCGCACCAAAGGCCTGGAGAAGCGCATCAAGCGGAAGGTCGGCAAGGCTGGTAAGGAGAAGGAGACCCCGGCGGCCGCGAAGCCGAGCGGGCCGCAGGATCTGACCACAGCCGAGACGCACTTCAACGACGCCGGGCGGGTGAGCCAGAAGACGTTGCTGTCCTACGTCGAGGAGGCCGCGACGCAGCCGACGACGGCGCAGATGTACCGCAACGCCAACGGCGAGTATCACCCGTCGCGCAAGGCGCTGCACGCGGCGATCATCGACATGATGTTCCGCCAGCACGGCACGGACGAGCGCGGCAAGGACATCGGGCTGAGTTCGACCACGCCGCGGCTGGAGAAGCCGTCCGGCAAGCCGACGGTCCTGTTCACCGGCGGCGGCTACGCGGCGGGCAAGGGCAGCCTGCTCGGCCAGATGGCGGCTCAGGACCAGTTGCCGAAGGACGCGGTCGTGATCGACCCGGACCTGATCAAGGCGTGGCTGCCCGAGTTCCAGCAGTCGCTGGGGGAGGATCCGGAGGCGAACCTACGCGTGTACACCGAGGCGTGGGACATCGCCCAGCAGGCGATGGCGATGGCGCAGAAGAAGGGCATGAACGTGATCGTGGACGGCATCACGAACACGAGCCCGGACGAGGTCGCCGCCCGGGTCAAGACCTTCACCGACGCGGGGTACGTCAACCCGCGGATCAGCTACGTCAGCGTGCCGACCGAGGAGGCGCTCAAGCGAGCGCATCACCGGCTGGCGACCGCGACGAAGGACGCCGACAAGCGCTACATCCCGGACGTGATCATGCGCTCGGTGCATCGCGACGTGTCGGCGGCGATCCCGGGCGTCATGGCGCGCGCGAAGGACATGGGCGTGCATGTCCAGGTGTACGACACGAACCAGGGCAAGGACGAGTTCGGCCACTTCAACCCGCCGAAGCTGCTCGCGGAAGCGCTGCCGGACGGCCACACGCACTACCCGGACCGCGACGGCTACCAGCAGGTTCTGAACAAGGCGACGGAGACGATCCCGGACGTGCCGGACGTGCAGGCGCCCGAGCGCGGCGCGTGGAAGACCGGCGGGCAGATCACCTCGATCGACAAGGGCGTCGAGAGGAACGTCGGCCGGGACCTGGCGGCAGTGACGCCGTCCGCGCCCGAGGTGCATAGCGGCCAGCCGACCGGCGACGTGGGCGAGCTGACGAAGCTCGCGAACCAGAAGGGCCTGCCTGCCTTCAAGGCGCTGCTCGACCTGGGCGCCGGGGTCGCCGCGGCGCTCGGCGCCGACGTTCACGACATCTCGTCCGGCAAGTCGTTCGAGGACACCGGCAAGGACATCGCCGCGAACATGGACAAGTCGCACGTGATCATCGCGCCGGTGAAGGACCAGAAGCGCGCGCTCGCGAAGGTCGCCGGGCTGGGTCACGCGGGCGACGCGCGCGAGCTGCACGACATGGTCCGCGCGACCGTGACCGTCCCGTCGGCGCACGACCTGCCGACCGCGATGGCGAAGATCAAGGAGCAGATGGCGCAGGGCGGCTGGACGGTCGAGCACGTCAAGCCGCGGCTGGCGGACGCGACCGGCTCGAAGCGGTTCGAGTCCAACGGCTACGGCGACATGTCACTGATCCTCCGCGGGCCCAAGGAGTCCGGCGGCATGCTGGCCGAGCTGCAGCTCAACACCAACCCGATGTGGTGGACGAAGGAAGTCGGGCCGGGCCACGACCTGTTCGACCTGGAGCGCCAGGTCACCGGCCGGGCGGCGGCCGAGAAGCGCAAGCCGACGAACGACGAGTCGAAGCTCGCGGGTGACATCCAGAGCACCGCCAGGCCGCTGTACGACCGCGCGTGGGGCGCGTCGCTGCACGGCGGCATACACGGGCAGCCTGACGCCGTGCTCGGCAACGAGGCGGAGCGCTCGTCGACGGTCGCGAAGATCAAGGAGCTGGGGCGCAAGACGGCGGGGCTGGCGAGCGGCATGCCGACGACCGCGCCGCGCCGGTTGGGAGCGGCGGCCTGATGGCACGCGACCCGCTGGCGCCCGCCGACCCAGGCAGCACCCAGGACTCGTCCGTCGACCCGTCGACGATCCGGCCGAACCTTCAGCCGCCGGACGCGTCGACCGGCAACTTCACCCTCGACGGCGGCGACTACGACTACTGGCTCCGCGACGCCGTGACGCCGTACCGCACGAACGGCCCGGCGGAAGGCGACGTGTTCTCGCAGGACGACGGCGGCTGGATGATGCAGCACTCGATCGACCGCGACCGGCTGTGGCCGTCGAGCGCGGAGCAGGTCGCGGGCCTGATCGGCGGTCGCCACCGGTTGACCGAGCCGTCGAAGGGCACCGCACCGCTGTACCCCGGGCCGGACGAGGACTTCTCGCCGGTCGAGTCGCCCGACTACATGGCCGAGGCCGACTCCGACGCGGACGTCCCGCAGCCGCCACCGTCCGAGGTGGACGGGCCCGACGCGGACGCGGCCGCGCAGCCGATGACCGAGCAGCAGATCCGCAACGCGGGCCTGCGGATCGACGTGCCGTTTGAGGCGACGATGCCGGTGGATCTGAAGTACAAGGACACGGGGCAGAAGGTGTGGACGCCGCCGCCGGGCTGGCGGCAGGGTGCGCCCCCGATTGACGATTGGATCGCGGAGGAGTTCGGCTTGCCGCGGGACCTGGGACAAGAGGCTGAGGGTGGCGGTAGTAGCGGAGAGACCGAGGGGTCTGGCACCTGATCTGCCGCCGGGGCACCCGGACGAGTTCGTGGGGCGTCCGATCAACCCGGCGGAGCAGATCCGCGTGCTGCTCGTACGCAAGAAACGCGCCGGGATCTCCGACTGGGAGAAGCTGTGGCCGTGGGCGGTCAGCCGGGTGCGCTGGCCTCACGACCGCGAGGAGCGCCACGAGTGGAAACGCACGATCATGTGGGCCGAGGTGGCGTTCCGGCTGGCGTACGAGGGCGAGAACGTCACGGTGGACATGAGCGCGCTGATCATGTTCGAGCTGTCGACGCGCATCGCCGACGGCGTGTAACCCGGCCGCCCTGTATTACCCAGGTAATACACAGGGTGCTCCCGGCCTGATGTGTCCTACCACCTCCCAACCGGGAGCACTCACGCCACCGTAGCACACATCGTGCGCATGTGTGCTATCCTGTAGGTACCGACCGACAGGAGAAGGGCAATGACAGACGGCACAGCCTTCGAGCCAGGCTGCTACATCGACTCGCACCACGGGCACTACGCGATCCCTGGTGTGATCACACTCGCGCGCAAGCTGGGCTACGAGGTGAGTCCCGAGACGGACGCCATCCTCGCGCGCTACGACACCGACAGCCACGAGCCGGACTATCCGGGCGAGCGCGTCATCGAGGAGTCCGACGCCGCGATCGAGTGGCTGAACGACAACCAGGCCCGCGAGGGTTTTGCCTGGGCCTGGAACGACGGCGACTTCGGGCTGTACCCGACCGAGGAGGACGAATGACACATACGTTTCACGACGCTTTGCCGGGCTACGACGAGCGTCAGATACTGCACGACGGGTGCCACGAGTGCCAGGACCGGGGCAAGGATCTCCGGAGCGCGCTGGCGCACATGGACAGCCGGACGTTCCGGCGCGCGTGGAAGCGCGCGTTCGACCTGTGGGCGTCCGACGGCGACCACAACGCGCTCGGCAACGTGAGCGACTCGGAGCTGAAGATCCTGGAGGTGCTGTGGGGCGTCCAGGTGCATCTGCAGCGCGAGGGTTACACGCTCGACGGCAACCTGCCGAGGCCAGCGTTCGAGGATGTCGCGTGATCGTCTGGCTCACCGCCTGGGCGATCGCGCGCAGCCGGTACAAGCGCGCGATCACGCGTGCCCGCCAGGAGGAACGCGACCGGCTGCTGAGCGAGCAGGCTGAGCAGGAGCGCGACCGGCTGCTAGAGGAGCAGGCTGAGCGCCAGCGCCTGCGGGCGCCCGAGCCCGTGGCCACGCCCGAGCAGGCGGAACGCGCGAGTTCCATTCCGGTCGAGCCGGTGATGCGGCACGGCAGGGAGCTGGGCGGCTGGACTCTCAGTCGCACGACGAGGATGGTCCTGGCCGCGGTGGCCGTGACCGCCGCCTTCGTGATCGGCCCATGGGCGTACTGGGTTTGCCTGCTCGTGATCGCGCCGGTGTGGATCGCGTCACGAACCGCCAGCCGACCTCGGTAGAGGTAGGTACAGGAGGAGGGCGGCCACCCAACAGGAGGGGTCGTGCCAAGGCCAGAGCCTCCGCAAACCCACGCTCCTGAGGACTTAGGGTCCTCAGGGGCCGCAAACTTTTCGGGAAGGAGTGTCAGATCTCGCGACGCCCGAACGACTAGTTAGGGCATGGAAGAACAACCCACCCAACCCACCATCCTGCTGATGCTCTCCTACGAGCAGGCGACGGCGATTCGCGACGCCGTGACATGCCTCGGACTCGCCGTGGACGGCGAGATCGACGCGATCCGCGAGGTCTACGTCAAAGAGCCCGGCCCGGACATGGCCGCGGCTCACGCTTGGATGGACGACCAGGTTCGCCTGGCGTACGAGGTCCACGCGATGATTGACCAGCAGCAGCGTCCGTACGTGAAGCGCTTCTCTCGCTGGTGGCGACAGGTGTGTCGCGAGTTTGAGCAGCGCCCGCGCTGAGGTAGCCTCCCTGGGGGGCAATGCGCCACTCCAGTTTCCTCTGCTTCGCGTGCCTGTTTGGGGGCTATGCGGTGCTGCTGGTGCTGCTCGGCGCCCGGCTCTGAAGGTCGGCGCGGCTCCGGACACCCTTACGCTCGCGCCGTCTTCGCGGCTAGGGCCGTTCGCCGTCGCGCGCGAAGTAGATTGTGATCTGCTCACCAAGCGGCAGCAGCTCCAGCGCTGCCTTGTTGGTGATCGTCAGACGGCACATGCCGGACGGAGTCGCCTCCGACCACTGCTTGTTTGCGCCGCCAGCGTAGTCCGGGGTCAGTTCGACCTCGGTTGCCCACGCTTCCTCGACCGTCTCCGCGCCCATCGGGCTGACGCGTGAGACCTTGAACTTCGCGGTGACCATGCTCACCTCCTTTCGGGAGGAAGCCTAAGGGGAGCCAGTCGTCGGAGTCGGTAGCGACGAGCGCGACCACGACTACGACCACGGCGATCACGGTCCAGAGGATCTCCACGCCGGTAGGGTAGCCGCACGTCTTGTGTCGTGCGGTAGCGTTCCTGGAGGCGGTATGGAGCAGCGGCAGCTCGTCGGGGCGAGTCCTCTAGCGCGCGCCGAAGGTCGTGGGTTCGAGTCCCACTACCAGCCCGGAGAGGGTCGGACGAGAATCCGGCCCTTTCCCCTTGCGCTGGCGCACGATGTGTGCTATCTTGTAGGTGCGGTCCTAAGGGGCCGCGGCCCCGGAGCGGTTCTTCTCCGGAGCGGAGATCAAGGCCGAGCGCTCGATCCGCCGAGCCAGCGCCGAGATCCCGGAGGATCGGGTTCGACTCCTCGACGGGGTAACCAAGCGATTACCTGCGTTGCCTCGCGCGCCGTGCGCGGTTGTAGGCGACGCAGGGCTCGCACCGGCAGCCACGGAGGTAGTGAGACGACCCCTTGCCGTGCTCGCCCCGACGATGCGCCTTGCTATGACAGGGGCGACAGAGCACCGCGCACTTGGCGAGTTCAGCCTCCCGACGCTCCGTGCTCCAACTCCACACGCGGTGGTCAATCTTCTGGTCTGGGTCGCGGTGATGAACTTCGAGTCGCTCCGTGGATCCGCATTCTTCACAGACGTGTCCGGCCATCCATGTGGCTCGGATCGCAGCTAGGCGCTCGCGTTGATAGCGCCGCTGCTGTTCACGGTCCCTGTACGGCATCGGGATAGGATAGCCGCCGGGGCACCGCAGTACCCACGGCGCCATCGTCTAGGTGGCCAGGACGCCGCCCTCTCAAGGCGGAAGCGGGAGTTCGACCCTCCCTGGCGCTGCCTTTCGAAGTTCGTCGGCCGGACGCGCCGCCCATGGGGGCTTGGGCTGGGGGGCGCTGGGCGCGCCCGGCCGCGCTTGCGCAAGACTTCTTCACTGTAATAGCAACGTCCGCACGTGGCCGAAGTTCTCGCTACGTGCGGGATTGCTCACGACGGGCGCTAGCCAGGCCCCGACTGGCCTGGCAGTATCCCGGCAGCCGGGACGACGCCGAGGATGGGAGTCACAATGGGAGCTGCCGAGATTGACGCCATGATGGCCGCGGGGATCCCGTTCGAGCGGATCGAGGCCGAGATCGAGTGCGCGCTGGCGCCGCCGGACGTCAAGAACGTGCTCTGGCTGTACGCCTGGGTCGAGTGCGACCGGGCTGCCCGGCGCCGCGCTGTCGGCGAGCTGATCGCCGCGCTCGACTTGCCTTAGCGCGCATCATGTGTTATCCTGTAGGTGGAGGCGAGAGGGCCTCCGTCCCCCGACCGAGGAGACGCAATGTGGGAACACCTGCTGAGCCGCAGCATCTGGGATCACCCCGGTGCCGTGGTCACGCTGCGCGACCCGGTGCGGCGCTGGAAGACCCGGCCCGCGCTGGCTGAGGGCGAGCGCGTGACCATCCTGGAGTACGACTCCAACACGGGCCAGTACGGTCCGGAGCCGCGCCTGCTGGTGCGGACCGAGTCCGGTGCTGAGCGCTGGATCGACGCCACCAAGGTGGCCGAAGACTCGCTGCCCGCGCCCCTGGAGATCATCGACCGGAGCGCGGACCGATGACCAGCGCCTTCTACGACCTGCGCGCCGACACGCCGTACAGCCTGGCTGAGATCGACGTCCTGCAGCACGAGGGCCAGATCGACCGCGAGCGCCAGGCCGTCGAGCGTGCCTACCGGCGCGGCGACGAGCGTCGGCTCGCTCGTGCGCTTGGCCGCCTGCGCGTGCGCCGGGAGAGGCCCGAGCGATGACCGACACCAAGCAGCAGCGCGCCGTCCTGCGCCGGAACAAGGCCGCGCGCGCGGCCCGTAAGAAGTTCCCCGTCGGCGCGCGCGTCACGAGCGCCGACCACGATGGGCTGCCCGTCGGCGAGGTGCTGCGGCACGTCCCGCACTCGAACGCTCAGGGCGGCGTGATCGTTGTCCGCTGGCCGAACGGCCAGGTCGGACGTCACGGTCCGATCTCCCTGCGGGTGGTTGAGTGAGGACCCTCTTCCTGATGCAGGACTACGCGGGCGGCACGCGCCAGCTCTACCGGGGCAAAAACCGCGGTATCGCTGTGCAGCGTCAGCGCAACCTGATGGACGCGGGCTGGCCCGCGAACACCTTCGTCGTGGTCGAGGCCGTAAGCCTGGCCGAGGCTCACGACAAGGCGCAGGCGATCCTCTGGAAGCGCCTGCACGAAGGCAAGTACCCGACCGAGGAGACCTGATGAGGATCGTTGTAGTTGACCAGACCACCGGGCGGATCGTCCGCGACTGCGGCACCGACCGCGCGCTGGCGGAGAAGATCGCCGCACGGCTGCCCGAGCTTGAGGTGCGCGAGACGGCCGAGGCTGTCGACGTGATTGACGCCGCCCGCACGGCGGGCATCGTTGTGATGGTGTCCGTCGGATGATGCGCAGGCCGCGCAAGACGCCGCCGAGCGCCGTCTGGGAGAGCGGCCTGTACCACGTCGAGCTGCACCGGCAGAAGGCTGGCTGGGTGCTCTGGGCGCACCACAAGTTCGAGGGCGACTTCGAATGGAGCGCGTTCGAAGACAGGGCCGACGCCGTCGCGGCCGTGACCGACTACTACGGCATCCCCACTAGCGCGCATCATGTGCTAGACTCAATGCAGACACCGACCGAGGAGAAGTGAAGATGCAACTGGCATTCGGCTACTCACGAGGCGTCCCGGAGGACGTCACCACGGCGTGGGGCGCGCGACTGATCGCCCCGAACGACCTGGTGCACGATCGCCAGGATCTCGTCGCCGAGACCGACGAGGCCAAGCGCGAGCTGATCGCCTGGCTCAACGGCGGCGCGATCAAGGCGGCGCTCACCAACCTGCGCGAGCAGCGCTACGACCTGATCTACCGCGAGGGCGAGTTCACGGTCTACGAGGACAACCGCGGCGTGATCGTTGGCAACACGCAGCAGAGCGGCGGCTACGTCTACGTCAGTGGCTGGCTCAAGCTGGACGCCGACCCGACGCGCTACGAGGTGGTCCGCGGGCCGATCCCGGCCGAGCGCTGGCACACGAAGTACGGCTGGGATGCGAAGCGGTCCGCCGAGATGGACGGGACCGGCGACGACGTCCGGATCTACGCCGTCCGCGGCGGCGAGCGGCGCGAGCTGCTCCCCGACGACCGGCACGGCGAGTTCGAGTTCGGCTACGGCGGCTCCGGGCCGCACGCGTCCGCGCGAGCGATCGTCGCCGACCGCACCGACGCGAGCGAGATGTCGCCCGCGAGCGCCCGCGAGGCGGTGCCCGAGCTGTTTGTGCCCGGCGAGCGCGGCTACGCGACGCTGACGGTCTACGCCGCCGACGTCGACGCGCGGCTGCAGAGCGCGGCGCTGAGGGCGATTCGGCGCTCGACGGAGATCGGCCGGATGCACGACGATCTCGCGAGCGAGCCGGACGTGCCCGCGGGCTACGCCCTAGCTCCGCCACGCCAGCTAGCCGAATCGACGCTCAAGCGCGAGCCCGAGCGCTGGCGCAAGGAGGCGTTGACGTTCCCCGAGGAATGGGGCCGCTGGGGGGAGGGGCACACGACATCCAATGTCGCTCATGCGTGCCACGATCGCGGGCTCATCCAGATTGCGGTGCCGCTCAAGAAGGGCAAGCCATACCTCTACCGGCGCAAGCCGAGGTGATCAGAGTCGGGGCCCAGTACTGGGCCAAGAACATCGCCGAGGTCCGCGAGTGGGCGATCGCGCGAATGAACGCCGACGTCCGCGCCGGACTCGACATCGACGAGGGGATCTACGACGTCGAGGATTGGTGTCGCGTGTGGATCGAGAATGACCCGTTCGACAACGGCGGCGACGCCAGCGTCCGGCGCGGCATGCGCTCCGAGTGGCCTGAGATCTACGCCGTCTACCGGCGCCTGAACGCATGAGCGGCGGTACGGTCTGCAAGTGTGGGCGCCGCGACGCGTGGCTTGTGACGCAGTACTACTGCAACCACTCGGCGTTCAGCGGCTACCAGCACACGCCGAGCGACTACAGCGAAGTGATGTGCGACCTCGACGCTGGCGGCTGCGGCGCCGTGTGGCGCACGAAGGCGGGCTACGTGGACGAACTGCCACGAGCGCCGCATAGCTCACGTTAGGCGTTACACTCCTTGGTCGTACCCGACCCGAGGAGGACCAGTGCCCAGCAGGCGCAACGGCTTGCCCACGCTAGCCATCGAACGCATCACTCCGGAGATCGCCAACGATCTCCTGCAGACCAACAAGTCGAACCGGCATATCCGTGACCGGCGCGTCGACCAGTACGCGCGCGACATGGAGACTGGCAATTGGCATCCCGTCGGCGAGCCGCTGGCGATTACGCCCGAGGGCAGGCTGCTCAACGGCCAGCACCGGCTGCTGGCGATCGTCAAGGCCGACAAGGCCGTCGACCTGCCGGTCATGCGCAACGTCCCGAAGCACTTCCAGGACTCGATGGACCACGGGCTCAAGCGCGGGTTCAGCGACATCCTCAAGCTGCACTACGGCGAGCAGAACGTCAGTCCGCTGTCGGCCGCGGTCAAGCAGGTTCACCAGTACCGGGCGATCGGCATCATGGGCCGCACCGGCGGGCATCACCCGGCGACAAGCGCGACCACGGCCGAGCTGGTGGCCACGTACGAGGCCGAGCCGAATCTGCGCAACTCCCTCCCCGTAATGTGGCGTGTCCGCGGTCACGGCCAGTGGTTCGCCCCGGGTCTGATGACGGCTTTGCACTACGTCTTCAGCGAGGTCGACCCCGATGAGGCCGACGCGTTCTTCGGCTACCTCGCGACCGGCGAGGAGCTGCCGCGAGGCAGCGCGATCCTGGCGCTGCGCAAGCTCGGCGTCCGCCGCCCGATGGACCTTGGCCCGCAGGTGCAGGCGGCGGTCATCATCAAGGCGTTCAACTACTGGCGCGCCGACCGGTCGATCAACACCGGCAACCTGCGCTGGCGTGCGGGCGGCTCCTCACCGGAGGCGTTCCCGCGGATCCTGACGCCGGAAGAGATCGACCGTGGGCAGAGCGAGGCCGTGATCGAGGAGGAGGAGGCGGTGGTTGCCTAGCGGCTGCCACTGCCTCTGCGGGATCAACCATCCGGCGATCGAGGGCCTGTGTACCGGCGCGGCCGACACGCAGGTCGACTTCTGGCTCGGCGAGCCGCACGAGCGGACGAAGGTCAGCGTGTGGATGTGCTCGCCATGCGCGGCCGCCACGCTCGCGCACACGCGAGATCCCGCTTGAGGTAGGAGGCCGACACGGCCGTACGCTTCTGCTGTGTCGGTCTCCGCGCCTCCAGCCGCTCCCCCGCCAGCAGCTCCGCCGCCCACCGGCACCGGTGCTTGGCAGTCGCAGCTCCACCCCCGGGGGAGGGGTGGGAAGTGGATAGTCAGCTACGGCGCCGGACACGGGGCGGCCGGGCCTGACCAGACGACCCTGCAGCTCCAGCAGCGCTTGCAGCAGCTCGGCTTCAAGGTTACGGCTGACGGCAAGTACGGGCCGCAGACGAAGCTGGCCGTCGCGGCGTTCCAGAACCGCTACGGGCTCGCGGGAAGCGGCAACATCGACGCGGCGACGATGGCGATCATGCAGAACCCGCCGGACCAGACGCTTGCGCAGACGCAGAAGGCGCTGGGGCTCACCGCGAAGGGCACGCCGATCTCCACGAAGACCAAGAAGGTCTCGAAGGCTAAGGCGACGGGCAAGACGACCAAGGGCAAGGGCGGGACGACTACGGCCGCAGCGGGGCTCTCGAAGGCCCTGAACGCCACCGTCCAGGGCCCGGGTCATCTCGGCACCGCCAACCTGCAGCAGGGCGCGGGCCTGACCGGCACGGCCAGCCCCGCGGTCTCGAACCTGCAGGCGACGCTCACCGCCGCCGGGTATAGGGTCACGAAGGACGGCCGCTTCGGCCCGCAGACGGAAGCGGCCGTGCGCAAGCTGCAGCAGGCGAACGGGCTCGCCGTCGACGGCGTTGTCGGGCCTGAGACGAAGGGCCTGCTGATCGGGCTGGCGGCGAGCGCCGCCAAGACCACGACGAAGGCCAAGGCCAAGGCGAAGACCGCTGCGAGCGCGGCCACGAAGAAGATCCCAGGGCAGCCCGCGGTGTTGCGAACCAGGGCGCCGACCCCGCGCCACGGCAGCCGGACTGGCGGGAGCCGGATGAAGCTCGCGCCGCCCAAGAAGGCGCCAGCGACCTTGAAGTACCACGCCGAGCAGCCCATCGAGAAGGAGACCGCCGTGACGAGAATCAAGCGGCTGGAGGAGACGACGCTCATCTTCGGCTACGGCGGCACGCCGTCAAACCCGATCATGGACGGCCGCGAGAGCACGCCCACCTACGACAAGCCGATCTTTGCGCCCTCCGGTGCGATGGCCAACCCGCCCGACCTGACGATCCCAGACGGCCGTGAGCAGCCGACCGGGCCGACGGCCGACGCGCTCGTCCGGTCCAACCCGACGATCCCGGACGGCCGCGACTACACCCGGACGGTGTCCTTGCTGGCCGAGGCTGTGCTGGCGCGCAAGGCTGCGAAGACCGGCGACGAATTCGCGCGTGCCCGAGCGCGCGAGAAGGTGCTGCGCGCCCGGCTGGCCGAGGCCGGACTGTTCAAGGAGGCGCTTCACCCCCGTGGCCGTGCCGGTAAGTGGGTGGACGTGATCGGCAGTCTCGGCAAACCCAAGGAAGGCGGCGGGTTGCCCCGTCAGCATCAGGACTTCGAGTTCGCGCCCGAAAGGCACCTACCGGCCGGAATGAAGGATCCCCGCGTGTCCCGCATCCGCGCCGGGGCGACACCCCGATCGAGTGCCGAGGTCGCGGCGGACTACGAGGCTTTTGGAAGGAGAAAGAAGTGACTCTGCTTGAACCCGCACCGGATCCCTGGTACCGGCTCCAGGAGGCCGTCCTGGACCGCCAGGAAGCGGCCAACTCGACCGACTTCGTGCGTGCTCGCGCGCGCGAGCGAGTGCTCCGCCGCCAGCTTGAGGAGCGCGACGTCTCGACCAAGGAGCGCGCCACGCTGGAGAAGAAGGGGCATGCGATGCCCGGCGGGCGCTACCCGATCAAGCACGTCGGCGACCTCAAGGCTGCGATCAAAGCGTTCGGCCGCGGCAACCCGCCGGACAAGGCGGCGATCAAGGCGCACATCATCGCGATGGCCAAGCGGCTGAAGCTGACCTCTCTGCTGCCCGACACCTGGGGCACCGCCGCCGCGGCGTGACATGCCGTACACCGTCCAGGGCAACGACGTCGTCCGGGCCGACACCGGCGCGCTGGTCAAGCGGCACCCGACGCACGCCCGAGCACTGGCCCATCTGCGGGCCCTGAAGGCGAACGTCGAGGCCCAGGAGGCCTGGTACCAGGCTTTTGACGAACGGGCCGCAGGGTGGCTCCCCGGGGTCCTCAGGGGCACTCCCGAGGAGTCGGCCCCGCCGCTCCAGGAGTCCGCCAAGACGGCCGGGTACAGCGTCACGCCGTCACCATTCTCGGCGAGCAAGACGAGCAACTGGATCGCCCGGGTGGGTGGGCTGCCGCCCTACATCCAGAACGTCGCGAAGGGCATCATGAAGTCCGGCAAGTCCGAGTCGGCGGCGATCGCGTCGGCGATCGCGATCATGAAGCGCTGGGCTGCCGGTGGCGGCAAGGTTCGTCCCGAGGTCAGGGCGGCGGCGGCCAAGGCGCTGGCCCAGTGGGAGGCCAAGAAGGCCGCCAGCCACGCGAAGTCAGCAGCGAAGTCCTCTTGAATTAGCGCACGTCGTGTGTTATGATGCCGGTGCGGCGATAAAGCCGCCACCGACCGAGGAGGACCATGAAACGCACACTGACCCGCGACATGGCGAACGGCGATCGCATCGTCGTCAGCCTGGAGCTACGCGAGGCCGCACCAGGCTCGCGCTTCGACGCGGACGGGATCTCGCCCGGCTTCTCGGCCACCTGCGACGTGTGGTACGCCCGGAGTAACGCCCGGGGCGCCGCGCGCCAGCGACAGGGCCGCGACGCCGACGGCGGCGGGGCTGACCACGACGCGATCCTCCGGGCCTTCCCAGGGCTGAAGAGCTTCGTGGACCTGCACCTGTCCGATCCGGACGGCGTCCCGATGCACGCGCACGCCAACGGCTGGTACTGGTACTCCAGCTACGACGGCAAGGGGACGCACCTGCGTGCCGACGACACCCGCAGCGACTACGACGTCGCCCGGCACTACCTGCGGATGCCGAACATCCCCGGGCCGCAGAACCGCGACTCGTTCTACCGGCTGGTGGACGAGCAGCGCGAGCGCTGGGCGCGCGAGGCCGCTGTGGCCAAGGCGGCGCTGGAGGCGCTGCCGACCGAGCAGTCGCTGAGCGACCTGGCCGAGGATGTCAATCGCTCGGCCCGCTACCCGCACCGGAGGGCGGAGTGGTGAGCTACGCACCCGAGGTGATCGCCGACAGCAGCGGCAAGTGGAGCGGCAACGCGCTCCGCTTCGCCACCCCCGAGGAGGCCACGGCGTGGGTCGACGACCTGGCGCTCCGCTGGACTCTCGTGCGCGACACGCGCGTCGTCGAGTCCGACGACGCTGTCAACTACGCCATCGTCGATGGCAAGCTGGTGGCCCGATGAGGGCCCGCCAGCCACGCGTCCGGAGCTGGGTCGCCGTCGCGGCCCACATGCGGTCCGGCGCGGGCTCCCACGGTAAGCGCGGCAAGGGCCGCGCTCGCCGGGACAAACGCTCGCGGCAGGCCGTACGCGCCACCCTGCGCGACTTGCGCTAACGCACGACGTGTGCTATGATGTACTTGCGGCCGGGAGAGGCCGCGAGACCGACCGAGGAGATTCATGACCACCACCCTGCAGACCGTTTACGAGCGCCAGCGCGAGCTGGAGCTTGCCCGCGAGCGCGAGTACGACGCGCGCAACCGGGCGTACGACTCACACACTGGCCTGGGCGTGACCTGGGCCGACACGCTCAAGGACCCTGACGTGAAGGACGCCCGCGCCGAGGCCGAGCGGCTCGCTGTCGAGGTGACCGCCCTCCGCGAGGCAGTCGGCGGCGCCGTCTTCCGCGTCGTCGACACCAAGCTCGACGAGTTGGCCACCCGGATCGAGAAGCTGAACAAGAAGGCGGCCAAGTTGGGCACCGAGCCCATCGCGCTGACCGTCTCCAACGAGCACGACCAGCATGTCTTCAAGGAGGACGGCGTCGAGCGGATCGTCGACTACACCTTCGTGACGGTCAACGGCGAGACGCCGATGATCGCCGGATGGGTGTTCGTCGCGACCTTGGACCACGACGCCGACGAGGGCGCCGACATGGGCGTCGGCATCCGCCGGGCGCCGGTCGGCACGCGGCTCAAGGACCGGATCGGCGAGGAGGCCGCGCTGGCGGTCGAGAGCGCCGACCTGACCGACTACCGGCAGGCCCGCCCCGACTGCGTCCACTGCGGCTGGAAGCGCCGCCGGAACCAGACCTATGTGCTGTTCGAGGTCGCCACCGGCGAGCTGCGCCAGGTGGGCACAACCTGCGTCGCCGACTACACCGGCGCGCACAACCCCGAGCGCATCGCGGCCTGGGCCGAGTGGCTTGAGGCGCTGTACAGCGACCTCGGCGACGGCGACTACAGCGAGGTCGGCGGCGGCGGCGGGCGGATCGCGATGCGGACGCTCGACTTCCTGGCCAACGTCGCGGCCGTCACGCGCGAGAAGGGCTGGGTCAGCCGCTGGCGCAAGGACGGGTACGGGAACTTCGACCGGAACTACGACGCGACCGCGGACGTTGCCGAGAGCAACTACTTCGAGCGCAAGGAGAAGAACCGGATCCCCGTCACCGACGAGGACCGCGAGGCAGCCGCCACTGCGCTGGAGTGGGTCCGCGAGGATCTTGCCGAGCGCGACGAGCTGGACGAATTCCAGCACAACCTCGCGACCTACACGCGCTCCGACTGGGTGCCCGCGAAGGGCTCCGGGTTCGTGGCTTACACGATCGAGGCGCGCAAGCGCGAGATGGGCGACCGGCTGGAGTTCGAGCGCAAGGAGCGGGTCGCGGTTGACTCGGAGTGGATCGGCGAGCTGAAGCAGCGGCTGAAGGGCCTGGTCTTCACGGTGACCTTCACCAAGACGATCGAGGGCCACTACGGCACCAAGCAGCTCACCAAGGGCCACGACGCCGACGGGAACCTGCTGATCTGGTGGGCATCCGGCGGGACCTGGCTCGACCAGGGTCACACCTACGAGCTGACCGCCACGGTCAAGTCGCACGATCGGGACAGCTACCAGAACGACGCGAAGGTGACCGAGATCACCCGGGTGCACGGGCCGTCCGTCCAGGACATCACCGTGTGCGAGGACTGCGGCGAGCAGCTCCGCCCGGACCCCGAGCGGGCTGGCAGCCGGAAGAACGAGATCTGCGCCTGCACGATCAAGGCGCGCGAGGAGGCCGACGCCGCGAGGGCCGCTGAGAAGGCGGCCTTCGAGGCCGAGCACGCCGACCTGCGCGCGATCTACGACCGCGTCCGGAGCAACCCCGACAGCACCTGGCGGCACCTCCAGTTCGAGAGCTTCGTCCAGACCGCCGAGAGCAGCCCCGAGCTGATCGAGGCGCTCGTCGAGTCGCTCGACGCGAAGGAGCTGGCTACCACGACCGAGGAGACACGATGACCAAACCGAGGTACTACGAGATCCGCAAGACCCAGAAGTGGTCCCGGCAGTCGACCTTCACCGAACGCGACACACTGGCCGAAGCCGTCGCCAAGGCCGAGGAGTGGGGCGAGGAGGACGGCTACGTGGTCCGTATCCGTGAGTACGAGCTTTCCGGCATGCCCGGACTGCGTCCGATCCGACCCGACCGGCTCCTCAGCCTGGCCGACGCGCGAGCGGAGTTGGAGGCGTCATGAGCGCGACCGAGACCGTGACGATCGGCCGGATCACCTACGAGGTGATCGCCACCGGCGACGAGCACACGCCGTACGAGCTGCGCGGACCGCGAGGCGCCCACTACGGACTGATGCGCAACGTGCCCCGACCCGAGCTGCTGTTCATGTTCAACCTGCGAGGGTTCACGAAGGGCACGCCCGATGCCTGGTTCACCGACCGGGGCGGGACGCTGGAGCTGCTCCGATGAGCGAGTTCAGGATCGGACCCGACTACCTCAACGACGCCCTGAAAGAGGCCGAGGTCGAGGGCATCACGATGACGAAGAACCGGCGCGGCCAGCTCAAGCTCGACACGGAGATGTCGTCGAGCGAGGCGATCAACGTGCTGGTCAGCGGTATTGCTCGGCTGTACGCCAAGCTGGTCACGGCGCGGGCCACGAGCAACCTGCCGGAATGGATGCGCGAGCTATGACGATCTCAGCATGGCAGTGGGACTACTGGCAGGAGCAGCGCGAGGCTGCTCCCGACGTGACCATCTTCCGCGACGGCGACCCGGTCACTGTCCGCAAGCCGCGGCGGCTCTCATGTGGCGGCGACGCCAAGAAGGGCTGGCGCATCCGCCAGACCGTCGGCATCGAGGATGGCGAGTTCTTCGTCTACGAGGTGTGCCAGATCTGCGACTACGAGGCCCACGGCTACGAGCGCGACCCGCACGCCGCAAGCCCCGAGTGGCCCCGCCACGGGAACGTCCCGCAGCCCTAGCCCGCTCACAGCCGCTTCGATCACGGCCCCTCAATACACGTGTAGATCTTCGTCTGACCCCCAGGCGAATTGATGACCAAGATGCCCGGGTTGTAGCCCGTCAAGCACTCGAACCCGCCCGCTGGTCCCGGCGGTCCTGCCGGTCCCGTGTCGCCCTTCGGGCCCGCTGGTCCTGCCGGTCCCGTCGTGCCGGTCGGCCCGGTGGCTCCCGTGTCGCCCTTCGCACCGGCTGGCCCCGGCGGCCCAATGGGCCCCGTCGGCCCCGTCGGCCCCGTCTCGCCGGTCCCCACATTGACCGTCACCGTCTTGGTCGGCGGCGGTGCGGACCCCTGCCCGATGGCGATCGCGGTGAGCGCACCCGACGCGCCGAACGCGACAGCGCCGACCCCGGCGAGGATCGTGCTACGTCTCACCATGACGCATCTTCAGCTCGTGCAGCTCCTTGGCGAGTCGCTCCGACTCGGCCCGGCATGCCGCGAGTTCCTTGAGCGCATGTTCGTGCTCCTCGGTGCGGTTCCTGCGCAGCGCAAGAACCGTCGACGCAAGGCCACCCAACGCGGTGACCACCGCGGCGATTCCGAGCAGCGTCGGCGAATCCACAGCACCCAGTACCCACACTCATGTCGCCCTTGCCAGACGGCGTGCCATCTCACCGCAGGGTACGCCCCGTCGCCCGGCGAGCAGGAATCCGATCCCACATCGTCCCGCCAGCTTGAGGGGTAGCCTCACCGAAGTGTCCGACCCGCTGGAGCCGCCGGTCTACGCCGACGTCGAGGCGCCCCGCGCGTACGCCGACGTCGAGGATCCGTCCGCCTACGCGGACGTGGCCAACCCGCGTGCGTATGCCGACATCGTCGACCCGGCCACCCTGGTCGATGTGACCAGCCCCGAGGCGCTGGCCGAAAGCTAACTGGGGCGAGGGCCGCCGCGGCTCTTACGATCCCGGTCATGGCGCTTCTCACCGGCCCGTGGAAGATCAAGCGCGGCGCCACCTCACCGCCTTACCGCGCGACGCTGCGCAACGCCGACAAGAGCCCGGTCGACCTGAGCCTGGCCGACCACGTGAACTTCGTCATGTGCCTGCGCGGACAGGACCAGCCGACCGTCGACAAGCTGGCGGCCACGATCCAGGTGGGCGACGCGGACACCGGCACCGACGTCGGCGTGTGCGAGTACGACTGGGCGTCGGGTGACACCGACTCGACCGGGATCTACAACGTCGAGTTCGCGCTCTACGACGCCACCGGGAACGTGTACGCGCGAATCCCGAACGACAGCTACCTGGAGCTGCAGATCCTCGGGAACCTCTCGGCGGGCGCGCCGGGCGCGATCGAGGGGATCGGACTACCGGTCGAGTTCGACTTCCGGATCTACCACGGCGACACGTGGGCTCAGGCGTTCCGGCTACTCCAGGCGGGCGCGCCGGTTGACCTGACCGGCGCGACGGTTGCCTCGTCCGTCGTCGACGCACAGGACGTCACGACGGCGCTGACGGTCACGATCCTCAACGCCGTGGACGGGCGGCTGCAGATCTCCGCGCCGACGGGCGCGCTCGCGGTCGGCGCCTACGACTACGACGTGCAGGTGACCGACACCACCAGCGCGGTCACGACCTGGATCAAGGGCCAGCTCCTGGTCGATCCGGACGTGACCCCGTGAGCACCGGCAGCGTCCAGGTCATCGGGTCGGCAGCGGCCGTCGAGGTCACCCCGCCCGCGGGTGCGTCTGTCGAGGTCGTCACGTCCGCCGGTCCCGCTGGTCCGACCGGGCCGATAGGGCAGACCGGCGCGCAGGGCGCAACCGGCGCGCAGGGTCCGCAAGGGCCGCAGGGCGTGCAGGGACCGATGGGGTCGGCAGGTCAGTCGTTCATCTACCGCGGCTCGTGGCACGCTGGCACCAGCTACGTGCTCGACGACGTGACGACCGGCTCCGATGGGACCTCGTACATCGCCTTGCAGCCCAGCACCGGCGTCGACCCGACGACCGACACGACCGAGACCTACTGGTCGGTGATGGCGATTCACGGCATGCAGGGCGTGCAGGGGCCGCAGGGCGCCCAGGGCGTGCAGGGACCACCCGGTCCGTGGACGCAGATCACGCAGGCCGCGTACAACGCGCTATCGCCGCCTAATCCGAGCACGCTGTACGTGATCGTCGGATGACGCTGCTGAACACCGCGAGCGCGGTTCGTCTCGGCTCAGCGCAGGCGTCTGCCGCGTACGTTGGCGCCACGCAGGTGTGGCCGCCGGTGCCGAGGCGGTTGCCGGGCCTGGCGGTCTGGCTGGACGCCTCCCAGCTCGGCCTGGCGGACGGCGCGAACGTGAGCACGCTGCCGAACCTCGCGCCGGGAGGTGCGCAGGGCAGCATGCAGACCGGCGTGCCGATGCCGAAGATGAAGGCGGCGGACACGCCAGGCGGGCTGCCGTGCGTTCGGTTCTCGACCAGCGAGGCCGGATTCCGCATGACCGGGACGGGGGTCACGACGAGCGGCACCCTCAGCTACGTCGCCCGAATGCTCCAGACGAGCAACTCACCCGGCCGCGTCGTCGGCAGCATCTATCCCGGCGACTCGAACTGGGTCCTCGGCTACCACACCAACTATTACGACTGGTTCTACGACAACGGCCCCGGCAACACTGGCAAGAGCTGGGACGCGAACGGCTATCTCTGGAAGCAGTACACGGGCGACTGGGACGCAACGACCGGCGACCACCTTTGGGAGCACGGCAACCCGCTCGGCGCATTCGGTTTCGGCACTGGTCCGGCGGACGCGCTCACGATCTCGGGCTACAACCCAACCGCCGGGCAGGAGACGTGTGACTGCGAGTTCTGCGAGATCGTCGTCTACAACCGCGTGCTCACCGATCCTGAGCGCCAGCAGATCGAGGGCTACCTGACGAACAAGTGGCTCCCGCCAGCGCCGAAGACGGTGCCCGGCCTGCTGTTCTGGCTCGACGCGTCGCAGCTACCCGGAGCCGTCGACAGTCTGATCAGCACGTGGCCCGACCTGAGTGGTAAGGGTCACGACTGCATAGCGATCTCGCCTACCGACCAGCCCGCAAGGCGACTCTCGCCGAACGGGCTTTCTTGGGCGGCGTTCTCCGGGTCCAATGGCTCGGGCATGACCATCGCCGGTCTAGGGGCCGAGCTGAGCGGACGCAGTGCGTTCAGCGCCGTCTACATGGTTTATCCGCTGGCGTTCTCGGGCTACCCCATCCTGATGTGCGCGCCGACCAACGCCGCGTGGAACTGGATCCTCGAAGACGACTCGACGGGCATCTATGTCGGCGTCACCGGCGGGCACTACCGGATGATGACGATGCCGGTCGGACCGCTGACCGGCGCGTGGAATCTCGTGTCCGTCACCGCCGATCCCAGCAACACCCGCCTGTGGATGAACGGCAGCGAGATCACGTCCTACAACCTCGGGCCGAACGGCGACAACCACTGGCCAATCCCCTCGCTCGGCACCGACGCTCTCCTCGGCACGTACTTCGACGGCAACTACTGCTGGAACGGGCAGGTCGCGGAGTTCGCACTCTACGACCACGTCCTGACCGACGTCGAGCGCCAGAAGCTCGAAAGCTACCTGCGGACGAAGTGGTCGTAGGGCACTTGCCGTAGCGCACGTCGTGTGCTACGATGTAGGTGCGGGCCGGTGAGCCCGCTCCCCCGACCGAGGAGGCCAGATGATCAAGGTGAAGGTGACCTTCGCCACCGGAGCGATCCGGTCCGGCAAGGGCAAGACCGTCGAGGCCGCTGTCGCGAAGCTGAAGAAGTACGCGGACGGCGCGGCCATTATCGACGTGGCCGTGAAAGGAGCGGCCGCATGAGCGCCGAACCCGACCGCTGCCACTGGCTGATCCGAGTCGCCAGCGGCAACCCCGAGCCGGACTTCCCCGAAGACCTCTGGAAGGAGGTCGAGTGCGGCGCTGAGCTGACCGTCAACGAGCACGGGTCCTGGCGGTGCGCCGCCGGGCACGAGTACGTGACCTACGACGACCCGGCCCGCGGCGCCTACGACGCCGAGATGGCCTGGATCGAGCGACACGAGGAGGGCTACTGATGCAGCTAGCCGAGACACACCGCTGCCCAGCCTGTGACGCCGACATTGGCGAGCGCTGCGTTGACATCCGAGCGCGCAGGCAGGGCCGCTACATCACGATCAAGAAGCCGCACGGCGCGCGCGCCGCCCTGCTGACGCGCCGCCGGGACATGCTCGCGCTCCTGCACCGGCGCCACCCGACCGCGGGCTACGACCGCATGGACCCGCTCGATGTGCCCACGCGGGAGCTGGTCCGAGCGCTGCGAGCAGAGAGATGACCCGCTACTTCCAGGTCATCCACAACGACAGCGGCGAACCGGTGCCCGTCAACGGCGAGCCCACGCTGACTCTCGCCGAGGCGCAGGGCGTGATCGAGCGGCGCGCGCGTGAGTTCGATCCGGCCAACAGCCCGGAGCCGTATGCGCCCTGGGGCCTGAGCGTCATCGAGGCCGACTACGACGACGTCGACCAGGTGGTGCATTGGCGCCGCATTGACTGGCGCGAGGTCCGCAGAATCCATCTGGGGTAGGGCGCGCAGCCCGCCGTAGTATCGGGCTGCATGAGTGCCACCGCGGTCACCACAGCCCCCCCAACAGAAACACTTGAGCTGCGGGAGGCGATGTACGCGCTCCCGCGCACGGCCGTTCCGTTCCCCGTCGAGCTGCAGGAAGAGCGTGTCCAGCGGCTCGTCGACCGCGGCGTGGGTCTCGAAGAGGCCACCGCGCGCGAGGAGCAGGAACGCTCCAAGCTGCTGCCGCTCCACATCCTGCGGCCATGCCTCGGCAAGGGCAAGGGCCGTCACCTCTACGAGGCCAAGATGCTGGAGGAGAACGCCCACAAGTTCGCGGGCTGGCGGCAGTACATCGACCACCTCTCTCCAGAGGCGCGGCGCGCAGCCAAAGGCCTGCCGCGCTCGATCCGTGACCTGGGCGGGCGGATCGTCGAGAGTTACTGGGACGGCAGCGTGCCACCCGATGCGGGAAAGGGATTCGGCCAGGGGGCCGTGGTCGGGTGGTCGCTGCCGACACCGTTCATCCGCGAGCTGGCTGAGAACGACCCGGAGCTGGTCGAGGCTTCGATCTCCGCGAACGCCACCGGCGTGCAGCCGATCATGCGTGACGGCCGCCGGGCGTGGCTGGTCGAGGGCATCGAAGATCGCGGAAGCGTTGACTGGGTGACTGAGGCGGGCGCTGGCGGCCGCGTCGTCGCGTTGATGGAGGCTGCCTACGAGGAGGACGGGATGGGATTGCTGGAGTCGATGACCGACGAGGAGTTCATCGCCTACGTCGAAGAGGTCCGCCCGCACCTACTCACCGAGCAGGGCGACGGCGACGCGGAGGACGCGTCGGACCAGGGCGACGACGAGCTGGAGGAGATGGTCGCGCGGCTGCTGAAGCGCAACCCGAAGCTCAGCCGGGGCCAGGCCGAGGCGATGGCGAAGCAGGCGCTCGCCAAGCAGACGCAGGAAGCCAACACAGAGGAGACAGACATGGGCATCACCCCAGAGGCGCTCCAGGAGGCTCTCCAAAGTGAGGACTTCCGGAGTGCACTCGATGAAATCGTCGAGCCGATGGTCGAGCAGCGCGTCAAGACGCTGGTCGAGTCGGCGGTAGCGGGCGAGCGGGAGCTGATCCGCGCGGAGGCGCGCGCTGACGCTGATCGACAGCTTGAGCTGCGGGACATGCGCGACGCGGCTCACCGGCGAATCAGCGAGGCCAAGCTTCCGGGAGCGTTCTCGGATCGCGCCAAGGCGCAGTTCGAGATCGGCGATGACGGTCCGACGCCGAAGCTGGACGTGGTCGACGATGTCGACGACGACGGCAACGTCACCAAGAAGGCAGCCGCCAAGCTCCAGGAGGCGGTGGACACCACCGTCCAGGATCAGCGCGAGCTGCTCGCGGCGGCGAACCCGGCGACCGTTCGCGGCCAGGGGCCGGGTGCTCCCGGCAAGCGCGGTGAGGACGGCGAGGAGCCGAAGAAGGGCGAGGGAACGCTCTACGGCGCTCTCCTTCAGGAATCGGGTGTCGATCCCTCGACAGCGTGGGACGACTGAGGCCATCGGGGCCAGAAAGGAGTGAGTCATGCCGTATAACCGCCCAGGCTCCGGTGTCTACGTCACCGCCGCGGCCACCCTCAATCACGGACAGGCGGTCAACCACGTCGCGTCCGGCTTCGTCGGCGTCGCGGTCAAGCAGAAGCAGCGGGCGTGGGATCAGGGACTCGCCAATCAGGCGGTCATCGACGCAGGCGAGCCGTACTTCATCATCACGAAGGGCGTGGTCCAGGTGTCCAACGCCGACGCCGGTATCGCTGCCGCTGCGATGGGCACGCCGATCTACATCAACGCGACCAACAACCTTGTGACGGCCACCGGCAGCCCGAAGTTCGGCCGGATCGTCGAGAACGGTGGTCCCGCAGGCGGGGCGGGCGGGCCGCGCGGTACGCCGCCGGGAAAGGTCCGTATCGACCTGGATACGAAGGACAGCTTCGTCTAGTTCTCAGCCCGGTTCCCCCACCCGGCTGAGTCGGCCCTCGGGCATCATCATGGGCGCGTTGCGCCTTGGCGGGGATCACAGTCACATACCCAAGGAGCAACGATGAACGGCAATCCATACGGCGTGTTCGGGCGGCCGATCCGGCTGCTTGAGGCGTATCGCGAATGGCGGGACGAGCGTGTCCTGGAGGAGGCCGACTCTAAGGCCGACTTCCCGTCCTTCCTGTACGGCCCAGTCCGCCAGTCGATGTGGACCGGCTACAGCCGCGCTCAGGCGCAGTATCAGCGCTATACCCGCCAGGAGTCCGCACCGGACTTCCGCGACCGACGCCTGCGCGGCCTGAACGGCCTGCTCGGGATCGGGTACGTGGGCGACCACGGCAACTACACGGCCCTGACCCGGTCGGAGCGCCCGGCAGTCCGGTTGGCGGTCGACACGTACGGCGGCGTGTACTCGATCACCCGGCAGGCGATCATCAACGACGACTCCAACGAGCTGCTGAACCGCAACCCGGCCGACATGGGCTACGCGGCGGGGGTGTTCATCCTCCAGGCCGTGATCGCCATGATCCAGAACCCCGGCAACTGGGTGGACGGCAACCCGTTCTACAGCACCGGCGCGGGCGGCCGCACCAACCAGGTGGTCACGCCGCTGGCGGAGGACGCGCTCGCGGACGCCATCGCGTACATGGAAGGACAGCTCGACGACGACGGGCGGCAGATCGTCGTTACGCCGCAGATCATGGTGGTCAAGAACGCACGGATGCAGCTCATCGCGCAGCGGATCCTCAACTCCGCCCAGACTGGCGTGAACATCCAGTACACGGGCGCGGCCGGTGTCGGGTCGAACGTGTTCGACAAGGGCACGATCAACCCGCTGGCCGGGATCCTTCCCGCCGACGGCATCATCCGCGACCCGTGGTTCTCGGACGCCAACGACTGGTACCTGTTCGCGGACCCGGGTGACGTCCCAGCGTTCGCTGTGGGTTTCCTCAACGGGCAGAGCGAGCCGCAGGTGATGCTGAAGGACCCGATGGTTCGCATGGCGCTCGGCGCCGGAACCGATCCGTACCAGTTCGAGCTGGACTCGGTGGACTTCAAGGTCCGCTCGGACTTCGGCGTGGCCCCGGTCGACCCGCGCGGGGCGTACCGCGCCATCGTGCCGTAACGCGGGTAGCCTCAGGTCACATCGAACGAAGGAGACAGCATGAGCCCGAGAGGTAACGATGCCGAAGCGGCGGGCACCGAGCTGGCAGCTCGGACCGGCGAAGCACCCAACGCCGAGGAGATGATCGCGGACAACGCGGCGCGCTGGTCCGCCGAGCTGCGCGCAGCGAACAACCGCCCGGTCGACCAGGCGGCGACCGACGAGATGGACGAGGACGAGGCCGCGGGGCTGGTCGAGGCTGAGGGCGAGATCGTGGTGCTCGGCTTTGCGGTGCGCGGCCCGTTCGTGGTGGTCGTCTACGAGGACGAGGACGGCAACGTCGTCAAGGAGGCGGTGCAGCGCAAGGGCCACGAGAAGCAGGCCGAGCGGCTCGCGCCCAAGCAGGAGGAGAAGGCCGAGGAGAAGGCTGCCAAGGCCGAGGAGAAGGACGCCGAGAAGGCCGAGTCCGCGAGCGGTCGCCGCACAGCAGCGGCCCGGTAGACAAGAGGGGCGGCCTGGGCCGTGCCCGTAACGATCACCTCTGCGGTCCTCGACGGCGATATGTTCGTCGGCGGGTCGGTGCAGTGCCTGGTGTCGCAGGGCGGTGGCGACACGTTCCACTACGTGTGGAGCAACGGGACCGACACCGGAAGCAGCGGCATCCTCACGCTGGTCGCGTCGGACCTTGGGACGACGATCACATGCACGGTGACGGTCTCCAGTAGCGTGGACAGTTCGTCGGCTTCGGCGATGACCACCGGGTGGGGGCCGATCCTGGCAGCGCCCCCACCGACTGCGTTGCCGCCGAGCGTCGCTGACCTCCAGAGCTGGAGCCGGATCGACTTCTCGTCGCTCGACGCGCCGTACACCGACGCCGAGCTACAGATCCAGATCGTCCGGGCGACGGCGTACCTGACCGCGGTCACCGGCCGGGCCATGGACGCGACGATGCCGCCGCCGCTCGTGCCGATTGCGCAGGACGCCTACCAGCTTGAGGTCGAGCAGGAGGTGTTCAAGAGCCAGCCTGACTACGTCGAGACGTCGGCCGACGACCTGATCCAGTCGTTCACGGCGGGCAACTACTCCGAGACCCGGAAGGAGCCGGGACGCGCGACGCGGCGCAACGTCATGCCGATCGGCCTGCCAGACATCAACCCGGACCCGCGGCTCAACACCGACATCTGGCTGCTCTGCACGCCCGAGATGCAGCAGTACTGGCGGTTCGTCCTGCAGAACGCGAGCATCCCTACCTTCGAGGTCACCGAGGCCGATTGGGGCAACTATGACGGGCTGTACCCGTACTCCCACGGCGTCGGTGCGTTCCAAGGGCCGGTGCTCGACCCGACCGTCTGGGGCGCGTAGGGTGTCGCTCAACGCCGCGCTGGTCGACCGAGCCCGGCGCGTGACCGAGACGCCGACCGGCGAGAAGGTCGAGGGCACGACCATCTTCCGGACGTTGAACGGCCCGTGGTTCAAGGTCCGTCTGCAGCTCTCGCCAGCGCCCGAGTCCGACGATCCGCAGGCGGGGCGTCGGCGCGTACCGCACCCCGGCACGATCCTGTGCGGCGTCAAGGACTTCGACGGCGGCGTGGTGACGATCAGCGCAGCGGACCGGCTGTGGGTCAACTCCAAGCAGCTCGGCGATGCGCTGTACGAGATCACCTCCGATGGCGAGCCGATCCGCAAGAAGCGCAAGCTGATCGGCTGGATGGCGAACATCACCCGCGTGGAAGAGCATCCGTTCGAGAGGGCCGAGCTATAGCGGCCGCGCTCGAAGCCAAGTACTACGGGCCGAGCCTCTCCAACGCCTTCGCGCCCGAACCGGCGCGGGAGTCGGCCAGGCGCATGGCGAGCACCGGTACCGATCGCCTGCACGACCTGATCGCCGAGTACACGCCGATCAGGACCGGGAACCTGCGCACGAGCTGGTACACGACCGGCAAGCTGGCGGCCGAGCTTGCGGGGCGCGAAGGGCACTACGTGGGGAGGGTCAAGACGGACGTCGACTACGCGCCGTACGTGAACTACGGGACGGGGCTGTTCGGCCCGCAGCATCGCAAGTACCTGATCGAGCCCCACCCCCCCAACCAGGCGCTGTCGTGGATCGACCCGCTGACGGGCATGCGCGTGTTCGCGCGCCGGGTGTGGCATCCGGGCAGCGAGGGCGCGCACATGATCGAGAAGGCGGCTGCCGTGTTGGAGGCCGGTGACCCGGCCCTGGACGCAGATCTCCGGGACTTCACGCGAGTGATGGAAGAGCAGATGCTGAAGGCCCAGGGCGAGGCGAAGTGAGCGCCGATCCGGACGTGGGGCGCAGCCACATCGACGCGCTGCGCAGCGTCAAGCGCTACGTCGCGGTTGCGCTCGGCGACGACTGGGAGGTGCGCCTGTCGCGCGAGGAGGGTGCGTTCGCCCGGCCGTTCGCCCGCGTCTGGCAGGTTGCTGGAACGACGTACCCGCTGACCGGCGGGCGCTGGGTGGCTGACATGGTGCAGCCGTTCGTGATCGCTGCCTACCCCGAGCAGGGGCGAGATCCGGACCACGCGATGCTGCTCGCCCAGTCGGTCGAGAACACGCTGTACAAGGCGTTCCGCGTCGGCGTGGAGGATGGACGCCCGCTGCGCGTGCCGCTGTACAACTACTACCACGTCAAGCACTGGGACGCGGGCACCTGGTATCCGCGCGCGTTCATGCGCGTCAACGACCTTTCGACGCAGCCGTTCCCGGACCCGGACGAGAACACGCTGTGGACCGTGGTCTGTGACGTGCGCCTGACCTGGCGCAGGCTGGCCGACACGGTTCCGGCTGCGCCGGTGCTCACGGGCGTCGGCGTCTCAACCTCATCTGTGGCCGGGTCCTGATCCAGCCTTACTATCGGCGCAGCCCGCCTGTGGGGTTCACAGAGAGGAGCACGAATGTCGGAAACATCGCACCGCGGGAGCAGGGCAGCCAAGGCTGCTGAGGCCGAGCCCGAAGCCACGACGACCGAGACGGTCGAGGTCGGTCCAGAGGTCACCGCGAATGCTTCCGAGGAGCCCGAGGTCGTTGCGGTGCCGGTCACCCAACTGGTCGAGGAGTCGTCGGACTTCCTCGGCGTTCCGTCGCACACCGCTATGGGTGCGCTGAGCGGCGACCTGGACGGGATGATGACTGCGCCCGAGGCCAAGGCGAAGGTCGACGCGTGGCTCGAACAGCCGGTCCAGACCGAAGGCGACGAGGAGGGATAGCACATGCCGGGTGTCTTCTCAAAGAGTGCGCGGCCGATCCGGCCCGGCGCCTACTTCGACTGGGCCGCGCAGCCGACTCAGGTCGTTCCCCCGAACATCGGGTCGGTTGTCCTGCTCGGGATCACGCACGACTGGGGTCCGGCCGGGGTCGTGACTCCGACCATGTCGCTGGGTGACTTCCAGGCGCAGTTCGGTGCGACCACTGTGATTGGGGGGCTACCGGCGCCGGGTTATCGGGCGGTCAAGCAGGCTTTCAAGGGCGAGGGTCTCCAGGGTCGAGGCGGGGCTGGAGAGGTGCTCGTCTACCGGATCGTCGGCGCCAGCGGCAAGGCCGCGACGATCGCGATCCAGAACCTAACGCCCGCCGCGGCGCTGACCCTGACCGCGAAGTATCCGGGCTCGTTCGGCAACAACATCGGCTACAAGAGCCACGTCAACGCGAGCGACGCGACGAAGAACGACTTCCTGGTCTACGTCAGCGGGCAGCTCGCTGAGACCTACACGTACGCCAAGGTCAGCATTCTGAGCCTCGTCAGTCAGATCAACGCTGGCTCGCAGTGGGTGACGGCCACGCTCACGCTCGACGGCGTAGCCCTACCGACCACGGTGGCGCCGGACGTGATCACGCCGCTGACCACCGGCAACGATGGCTCGACGCTGGTGCAGGCGGACTGGCAGAACATGATCAACGCTGTCACGACCGCGCGCTTCTCGCTGTTCGCCGCGTTCGACATGATCGACCCCACGACGCTCGCTTCGCTGCAGGCGTGGTGCCAGTCCTCCAACCTGGTCGGTCGCCGGTTCATGATGGTGGTCGGCGGAGCCATCAGCGACACTGCGGCGACGGCTGTCGCGCGGTCGGCAACGCTGTCGGCCGGGGCGCAGGGGCCTGCGGGCGAGAACATCGTCAATGTCGGCGTTGGCACCTTGGTCGACAGCGAGTTCGGGACGCTGTCCACGTCGCAGCTCGCGCCGCGGATCGCGGGCATCCTGGCCGCGCGCGGCGAGTCGATGAGCCTGACGTTTGCGCGGCTGGTGGACACGGTAGCGGGCGTCATGCCGACCGACTCCGACATCACAGCCTGCTTCAACGGCGGCGTCGTCTGCTTCGGGCAGGACTCCAACACGGACTCTCCGGTACGCGTCGAGAAGGGCCTCACCACCTACATCGGCGGCGACGTCAACAAGCCGTACCTGATCTACCGCAACCCGAAGTTCGTCAGGACCATGCACGGCATCGAGCTGGACATCACTAACTGGTCGGCCTCGAACGCCATCGGCTCGCTGCAGGTGAATGACGCGACGCGCGCGTACGTTGTCGGCTACGCGCACCAGGTCATCCAGGCGCGCGCCGACCAAGGCGTGATCCAGTCCGGCTTCAGCGTCGGGGTCGATCCGACCCCGCCGCCGACCGATCAGGACGAGTTCATCGCGCTGGTGTACGGCATCGCGTTCGGCCGATCGGTCGAGCAGGTCTACAACCTCGTCTACATCAGTTAGGAGGTGTGAGCGATGTCAATCGGATCAAGCGAGGGCCTATACCGCGTCGGCGGAATGTACGGCTACGTGATCATGGACGGTCACATCCGAGCGGAGATCACCGACGTCACGGCGACGATCACGGTCGCCAAGGTCGAGATCCCACTCGTGGGCGCCACCCGCATGGGCATCAAGCCCGGCCGGGAGACGCGCGAGGGCACGTTCACGGTCCAGAAGGTCGACTCCCACTGGGAGAAGTACATCTACAGCTACCTGTCGCAGAGCCTGGCCGACCGCCGCGCCGCGCGCGGGACAGTCGCGGGCTCGATGCGAGCGTTCTCGATGCAGGTGTGGCTGGACGACCCGGACGCGCTCGGCTTCGAGGTGTGGCAGTTCAACGGCTGCCTCATCTGGGACCTCCCGCTCGGGTTCAACATCACCACCGACGTGCTCGACCGGTCGTTCACCTTCGGGTGGGAGACCGAGAAGCCGCTGGAGTCCTACGAGATCATCCAGGGGCAGACCAACCCGGTGACCGGCCAGCCCGCAATCACGGTGCTCGACTCGCTGAGCTGATCCCGTGATCGTCGACTACGAGCGGGCCTGGCTGGAGCTGAAGGCCTACATCGTCCTGAAGAACTCGCACGGACAGCGAGATCTCCTGGCAAGGATGTCCCACGTCGAGGTCGCATGCCGCCTGCCCGAAGGCGAGCGCGACTTCGATCCCACACCGCAACGACAGTCCTCTGCACGAGCACTCCGCGAGGTGACGCGCCATGGCTGATCCGTCAAACCGTCGCGAGGCCACCGGCCCCGAAGGAGCAGTCACATGGCAGATGCACCCGTCGCGGAGGATGTCCGCGTACAGCAGCCGCCGCAGTCGCGGCACCAGCGCGAGCAGGCCCAGGCGCTGCCGCCACCCACGGCCCTGAGGGGCCGCGACGACCGGCCCCAGGAGGATCGGCCGGTCCCGGAGGTTCTCGACTCGCTGGCGGCCGATCGGCCCGTCACGGACACCGAGGCGACGTCGGCGCTGGAGTGGTTCCTCTCCGAGGAGCCCGACGAGGACGGCGAGCAGACGCACACCGTCGAGATCAACGTCGGCATCGGTGACGCGCAGCACTGGATCTCGTGGGTCGTGCGGCCGATCGACGGCGACGTGCTGCGCCGGATTCAGCGCCAGACGTCGGCGATGCGTCGCCGCGGCCGCCAGGATGACCTCGCGGTCGACCAGCTCGGGAACCTGAAGGTGATCGTCGCGGGCTCGGTCGAGCCCGACATCGAGGCGCTGGCGGAGCAGCAGGGTAAGCAGGCCGAGGCGATCCTGCTCAAGCGCTTCTCGAAGAAGCCGGGCCTGATCGCCCAGCTCGCGACGCAGATCATGGCGCTGTCCGGCTTCGACGACGACGACGTACGGGACGCCCTGAGCGCAAAAAACTGATCAAGGCCGGGGGCGAAGCGCGGCTTCTGTCTCTGGCCTGGAGGTACGGCGGTGAGGACCCTTACCGGACCTACAACGGGCTCGACGAGGACTACCGGCCGCTCGGGCGCCCGAACGAGGACGCGCGCCCGCCCATGTACCCGAGCCGTCTGCGCCACTTCATGTACGGGTGCGCCATGGCGTCGCTCGACCAGGACACGAAGCTCGCTGGCGGCTCGACGTCGCGCCGGGTGGCGCGGGCGATGGGGGGCTAGATGGCCGTAACCCTCGAAGCCGTCTTCAACCTGATCGACCGGGCCAGCGGACCGCTGCGCACCATTCAGCGCAACGCGGTCATGGCGGACAAGGCGCTGGGGTCGATGGGCAACAACAAGCAGCTCTCGATGCTCAGCGACGGGTTCGGCAAGGCCGAGAGGTCCGCCAAGAGCTGGCGTGGGGAGACCCAGAAGGGAAAGCTGACGCTTGAGGTCTTCGGGCGGGAGCTGGACCGGTCGGCGCTCAGGCTCAAGAACATCAAGGCGCACATCGAGAACGCAACCCGATCGTTCGTGAACCTGCACCCGGCGGTTCAGGGTGCAGCCCAGGCCTTCGGTGGTCTGGGCGGTGCGGTGAAGGGTTTCGCGACAGCGCTCCCGATGATGGGGACGCTGATCGTCTCGGCGATCCCGATCATCATCCAGTTAGCCGGGGCGATAGGCGCAGTCAGCTCGTCCCTGATCGGGGCGGTGGGCGGTGGTGCGCTGCTTGGCGGCGGTCTGGTGGGTGCGTTCGGGGTCGGGCTCGGCTCGGTGGCGGTTCTTGCCAAGCCAGCGATCACGCAGCTCACCAACTACCAGAAGGCCGTCACCAATCTGAACAAGGCCATCGCCTCGGGGAAGCCGGGGCAGATCAAGACGGCCCAGCGCCAGGTTGATCAGCTCGCGAAGGCCAACCCGGGCGTGGCCGGGCTCGCGGCCAACATCGCGAAGTTCAAGAAGGAGTGGGACAAGGCGACGGCGCCGGGCAAGGCGAGCTTCCTCAAGCTCGCGAACGAGGGGGTCGCGCTCCTGGTCAAGAACACCGCGTGGCTTGCGAAGGAAGTCGACAAGAACATGGCCGCGGTCGAGAAGGCGATCCGGACGCACATGGGGCCGTTGGTCAGCGCGCTCAAGCCCCTGATCGGCGGGTTCGGCAGCATCTTCCGCGCAGACATCGGCGGCGCCATCGGCGGCGTCGTGGATCTCCTCAAGGGCCTCGGCAACATCCTCAAGGTCATCGCGCCGACCCTGGACAAGGCGGGTGGCGGGTTCGAGAAGATCGCCAAGGCGTTCGAGGCGTGGACGGGGTCGACGCGCGGACGGAACACGATCACCAACATGACCAACGCGTTCAAGGAGTGGGCGAAGCTCCTGGGCGGGATCGCGCGGATTATCGGCGACGTGATCGGCGCCGGGATGAAGACCGGCACCGGCGCGGTCACGAAGTGGGCGGACTACGTCACCAAGGTCGCCAACATGCTGGCGAAGCCGGGCGGTACGAAGGGGATCCAGGACTGGTTCAAGCGGACAATGGACCAGGCGGCGCAGCTCTGGCCTGTTCTCAAGAGCGTCGCGACGTCGCTGATGCAGATCTACCAGGTCTTCAAGCCGCTCGGGGCCGCCACCCAGTTCGTCTTGAAGCACTTCCCGCCCGCGGCGATCACGGCGCTCTCGCTGGCCTTCATCGGCGGGAAGATGATCTCCGGGGCGGCCGGTCCGGTCAAGGCGATCGGCAAGGCGTTCGGCAAGTTCAAGGAGAAGGGCGACAGCCCGATGGACCCGCTGTTCGTTCGGACCGTCGGGAGCAACGGCACGGACACGCTGGATAGCGGCGGTGGTGGCGGGCGACTGAGCCGTCGCCTGTCGGCGTGGGAGGAGAAGGGCGGAATTCGAGGGGGGATCGCAAGGGGTCTCAGGAGGGTTGGGATCGGCCGGGTCGCGGCGGAGGGCGAGCAGTTGGCGCTCCCGTTGGAGGAGGCGGGCTTGGCAGCGGCGGCAGGAGGGAGGGGCGGTCTGCTGGGCAAGGTCGGCGGCTTCTTCGGGAAGATCGGCGGGAAGCTCGGGCTCTCGGGGCTCTTCAAGGGCGGCGGCGGCGTCGAGGGGGAGATCGGCAGGCTCGCAAAGGTCGGCGGGCACTTTGGGCGCTTCGGCGGGGTCGCTGCGCTGGGCCTCCCGCTGTTGCAGAGCGTTCTCCCGAAGGGGTTCACGAGGTCCACCTTCGGCGGGATCGCCAGCTCGGCGCTGTCCGGCGCGGGCATGGGCGCGATCCTCGGCCCGGAGGGCGCTGCGGTAGGCGCAGGGCTCGGTGCCGCCTGGGGTGGCGCGAAGGCGCTCGGCCTGAACCCGAAGAAGCTTGGAAAGCTTGCGAGCGATTCTTGGAAGGCCATCAAGACGGCCTTTAGCGCAGCGGGAACGTGGTTCGCCGGGGTCGGGAAAGCGATTATCAGTCCGTTCAGGGCGGCGTGGAAGTGGATCACGGGCGCGGCTGTGAACGCGTTCAACTTCATCAAGAAGCACTGGGACCTGTTCGCCGCCCTGGCCGGTCCGCTCCCGTTCATCATCGCCCAGTTCATCAAGCACTTCGGGACGATCAAGAGGATCGTCAGCGATGCCGCCAAGTGGGTGGTGGGCGCATTCAAGTCGGCGTGGGACTGGGTCTCGACGCTCCCGAGCCGGATCGGCCGCATCTTCAGCCAGATCCCCGGCGCGATCGCAAAGGGGCTCGGCGGGCTGTTCGGCGCGATCACCAAGCCGTTCACGACGGCGTTCGACTTCGTCAAGAAGCACATCCCGCACATCGGGTTCAAGAGCCACAAGATCCTCGGGGTCTCCGTCCCGCTCCCGAGCATCGGGCTCGCGGGCGGCGGCGTCGTGCCGCACACCACGGACGTGCTCGTCGGGGAGGCCGGGCCCGAGATCCTGCACCTGCCCCGAGGCTCACGGGTGACGCCGAACCACATGCTGCCCGAGTACGGGATGCAGACGGGCACGCCGGTGCCCACCGGCCTGGGCTCTGCGGCGCCGACGGGCGCGCGAGGAGCCGCGAACTTCACGCAGACGCTCCGGGCGACGCAGGCTGCGATGACCAAGCTCGTGCAGCAGTCGCAGCAGATCATGAACGCGCTCGCGGGCATGAGCAAGGCGCTCCAGGACACCGAGAACGAGCTGACCAATCCGCGCAGCGGGATGGTCGGCGCGCTGAACACCGTCGAGACCGAGCTGGGCCAGTTCTCCAAGGCCAGCCACACGGCCGTTCAGGCGATCCAGAACGACATGAGCTGGCTCGGCAGCCAGATGAACCAGATCCTGCCGCCGCAGAGCAAGTCGGCGATGGACGCGATGGTGCTGAACTTCACGAACACCAGGGACAGCCTCCAGAAGATCTGGACGCTGGTGATCGCCGACGTCCAGACCGGGATCGCCCAGATCCTCAAGGCGATGGCGGGCGCGTTCAAGACGATGGGCGTACAGCCGCCCGCGGGCGTCGCTGCGGCCACGAAAGGCAAGGCGAGGGGTGGGCGCCTACCTGGGGAGCCGCGTGGCGACCACATCCCTCTCTACGGCTCTGGGGGCAGTCTGCTGGGATTGGCCGACGGCGGTGAGCTGGTCGTCAACCGGCACACCGAGGCGCGCGTCAACTCGATGCTGCCCCGCGGGACGTCGCTCGGCGGGGAGGTTGCGGGTGAGACGACGCCGCACGCGGCCCGGTGGGCGACCGGCGGGCGCATCTCGACCAACTGGACAGTGCCCGGCTACCAGACCGGTGGGGTGGTCGGCGAGGTCAACTCGCTCGCGTCGGCCGCCGGGTTCAACAAGATCGCTGTCGCCGGACTGCTCGGCAACGCGATGCAGGAGTCGGGGCTGAACCCGAACACGCCCGGCGGTGGCATGTGGCAGCAGATCTCGAACTTCGGGTCAGGCACTGGCGGCACGCTGCAAGCGCAGTGGGCAAAGATGCTTCCGCAGATCATGGGGATCCGCGGGTCGATGAACAGCGCCGCCACCCCCGGCGCCGCCGCCACGATCTTCGAGCAGTCGTTCGAGCGGGCGGGCATTCCGGCCCTGGCGAACCGCATCAAGTACGCGAACGCGGCGTTCGCGGGCCAGCTCGGTGGCGCGATCACTGGCGGCGCGGGTGGCGGTGGGATCGCCCCGACGATCAAGACGCCGACGGTTGCGGGTCCGGCGGGCGCGATCACTGCGATCGGCCAAGCAGCGATCACCCAGATCGTCAACGCTGCCAATCAGGCGGTCCAGGCGGCGCAGCCCGCGATGATCGGTGGCGGCGGCGGTCCGGGCCCCTCGTTCACGCCGACCGGTGGTCCTACTCCCCCGAAGGTCCAGGCGGCGTTGCAGTTCGCGAACGAGCTGGCGACGCGTCACCCGCCGTACGGTCACCAGGGCGCCGGATGGGGACTCGGCTCGTACGACTGCTCGTCGTACGTGAGCACGATCATGGACGCAGCGGGCATCTGGCCGAAGTGGGCGTACTACACGGCCGCGCAGCCGATCAACCAGCACACCGACCCAGGGCCGGGCCAGTACATCACCATCGGCACCTGGGGCAGCTCGGGGCAGCAGGCGCACACGATGATGGAGATCATGGGGCAGTACTTCGAGTCGGGCGGCGGTGACGGCGGCCCGCATCGCGACTCGGGCTGGTCGCAGAAGTTCGACCAGTACCGTCACCCGCACGGCTTCGCGCTCGGCGGCGTTGTCGACAACACGAGCGTGGCGAAGTCAAAGAAGAACCTCCTGCTCCGCGTGAACCCGGGCGTCGGCAAGCCTGGCTACCAGCCAACGCAGGCGGAGGCGATGGGTATCCAGGCCAACCAGGCGGCGATCGGCAAGCAGTTCGCGAAGGGTCACGCCCTGGGCGGCAGGGTGCCGTGGTTCGCGGAGGGCGGCGACTTCATCGCCCGGCGCCCACAGATCATCGGCGTCGGCGACCGGCCCGGCGGCGAGCGGGTCACGGTGTCGCCCGCGGGCCAGGGTCGGGTCGGCAGCCCCGTGCACATCGAGATCCACAAGGTCGAGGTGCACCGCAAGGGCGACATCCAGAAGATCGTTGACGAGGAGCTGGCGGCGCTCGCCAAGTCGTTGGAGGCGCAGCTTTGAGCGACGGGGTGAAGCTCACGATCTCCGGGATCGGGAACGGGCTGACGGTCGACAAGAACGGGCGACCGCTGCTGCCGGTCCCGTTCGTGTTCCAGTGCTCGCCGCTGGAGGAGTTCTCGATCGTGCACGCGTTCAACTTCGGCACGTACGACACGATCGACGACGATCAGTTCGTCCGGCGTGGCTCGCGCCAGCTCGACACGTGGGCGTTCGACACGATGGCGATGTACCTCGGCGACGACGGGTACGGCAACCACCGGCCCGCCTGGGTGCCCTACCCGACGCGCGAGTCGTCCGGCAGCCAGTACCAGCGACCCGAGTGGTATCGCGACCAGCTCTGGGCGCTGTTCGACGCCGGGTCGCCGTTCAAGTTCGCCGCGCACTTCAAGCACTCGACCACGATCCGCCGGACGTTCGCAGTGCTGACCGCTTTCAACGAGGTGTACAAGCACGGCGAGGGCGACACGATCTACTTCCAGGGCGTCAGTTTCCAGGAGTGGCGCGACCCGCGTGGCCAAACGGTGCCGTCGCGCGGCACGCTCAGGCTTCCGGCGCACGTGCGCTTCCGCTCCATCGGAGGCCACTACATCGCCTACGACACCGCGACCAACCGCAACATCCCGCACGCGAAGGCGGCCTCGACCCTGGCCGACCTCGCGCACTTCTACTACGGCGACGCGTCGAAGTGGCGGCAGATCGCCACGGCGAACCACCTGAAGGGTGGCGGCTCGACGTCGTACATCTTCAGCCGCTGGTATCCGCACCGGCTGTCGAGCGGCAAACCAAACGTGACGATGGTCGTCCCGAGGAAGAAGTGACCACGCCAGCGATCAGCCCGGCGGAGCGCCACGCGGAGATCCACTTCGAGAAGCTCGTCGTCGGCCAGCTTGAGCAGACCATCTCCACGCCGGACATCTGGAAGACGCGCGTTCGCCTGCTCGCGCGCGGTCAGGGCCAGACCATCGACATCTCCAGCCTGGTCGACAACCTCACCTGGCAGGACCAGTCCTCCGACAACCTCGCGAACATCAACACGCAGGCGGCGATGACTGGCTCGATCACGCTGCACAAGCCGCCGCTGCGCCAATACTCGAAGCTGGCGCCGTTGCTCTACCCGGGCGAGTCGCTCACGGCCCGCGTCGTCAAGTTCGGCGGGGAGGAGAAGTCAGGCTTCGGCGCGCTCGGGGTCGTGATCATCTGCCAGGTCGGCTACGGCAACCAGTTCTCGAACGTCTGGGCGATGCGCGTCGGGCCCGGCTACGACACGGGCACGGCCGACACGGTGACGCTGTCGGACGGCTCCTGGAACCTGAACCTCACCGACGACCTCTGGACGCTCGCGCAGACGGTCGCCGACTTCAAGTACACGGCGGGCAAAACGTCGCGCAAGCAGGGCTGGCGGTGCGACCAGATCGCCCACGACGTGTGCCAGCGCTACCGGATCCCGGTGCGCACGCTCTCGCAGGGCACCGCGTACTTCTCGATGGGGACCTCGGACACGTCGCTGACCTCGCCGGTGCACGTGATCACCGCCGCCTACGGCGAGGAGACCAAGCGCACCGGGCGCACGTTCATCGTTCGCTGGGGCGCGCCAGACGCCAAGTTCCCGCTCGGGGCGCTGGAGGTGATCCCGATGCGCCGCAACCGCGTGCTCTACAAGTTCCGCGAGCAGCTTCTCGACGCCACGCTCACCCGCAGTCAGGACCCCGGCTTCGCGACCGTAATCGAGGCGCGCGGCACGATGAAGGGCCACGGCGGCAAGACGCGCAAGGTCACCGTGACGACGACGAACAACGCCGCGATCAAGCGGTTCGGGTTCATCCGCAAGACGGTCAACTTCGGGAACGTGTCCTCCCACCTGGAGCTGCAGATCCTGGCCAAGCGCGCGCTCGCGCAGCGCCTGACGCCGATCCGCACCGCCGAGCTGAACCATCCGGGAATCGCCACGATCCGCCGCGGCGACGCGATCCACATCGACATCCCCGAGGAGGGCTACACCAACGTGTCGTTGACGTCGCTCGCGACGCCCGGGACGAAGGGCCAGAGCAAGGCGTACATCGCCGCGCTGCGGGCGGCCGAGCAGGCCGACCCGACGATGTTCAGCAAGGCGAACCCGGCGCTCGCGGCGCAGGCCGCGGCGGGCACGGCAGGGTCGAGCACCCCGGCGCCGGACGCGAACACGCCCGCGTTTATGCCGGTCGCGAACCAGGGCATCGCGTTCGTGACCACGGCCGCGCACTCGGTTGCCGCCGGGAGCTACACGATGGACTTGACCACCGGGTTCATCAACGTCCTCGACCCGAACGAGGTGCGCGCCCAGATCGACAAGGCGCTGCGCGACTGGAAGGCCAACCACAAGCCGTCGACCCCGGCCAAGAACGCGAAGGCGAAGCACTGATGCTCGGCCCTGAACCGCTCGTGCTCGCCGGACGCCAGGCGTTCCTCGACGCCCAGGCCGAGTTCACGGGCATCGTTGTGCCGCTCGGCTTCTTCACCGTGAGCTGGTACGGGTCGCAGGTGTCGGATGAGCGCGGCAGCTTCGGTGTCGTCGACCCGGCGATGGGCCTCGCGAACTCGGTCGGGGACGTGGTTGAGGTGGGCTACGGCAACGACAGCGTGGCGGTGTACGTGATCGGGTCGCAGGACGGGCTCGGCACCGATCTCGGCATCACCCGGCGCGCCTACCTGGCGATTTGCCTGCTGGCGGTCGAGCCGATTACTGCGACTGTCGGGACGGTGACATGAGCGGGAAGATCGAGCTGCGTGACGCGCTGGCCAAGCACGGGCAGCGGCTGGTCGAGAAGCACAAGGGCTCGCACTGGGCGACGGTCATCGACACGAGCCCGCTGACCCTCGATGTTCATGACTACGACCACAACTTGTTCGAGGGCGACGACTTCACGGTGTCGCAGACGCTCAGCGCCTACCGCCAGTCGGTCGGCCTGTACAACGACGATCTCCTGCTGCTGCACGCCGTGGGCGATGCTTGGGTGGCGGTTGATGTCGTTTCGGACCGGAAGGTGCCACCGATCGGTGGCGGGGCGCCGGGCCCTCCCGGACCGCAGGGACCACCAGGGACCGACACGGTGTCGATCGAGGACGCCACCTACGTTTACACCCAGGTGACGGCGGCGGTCACCTGGAACGTCGTACACAACCTCGGCAAGTATCCGTCCGTGATGGTCGTCGATTCCGGTAACTCCGTCGTGATCCCAGACGTGCGTTACTTCGACGTCAACTCGCTCTCGGTCACCTTCGGCTCTGCGACCTCTGGGAAGGCATATATGAACTGATGCCCGTTCTCGGCGCACCACTTGACTTCAGTCAGTACGAGGGTAAGCAGCTCCGTGCCCACCAGCTTGGTACGGCGCCCGCATCGCCGGTCACTGGTCAGCTCTACTACAACACGGCGAACAACACGCTGTGGTGGTGGAACGGGTCCGCGTGGATCAGCGCGCTGGGCGGGTATTCCCCACCGGACGCGACGACCGGGAGCAAGGGCGTTATCCAGCTCGCCGGGGATCTGACGGGCAGCGCCACCACGCCAACGATCGCGAACGGTGCGGTCACCTCGGCCAAGATCCTCGACGGCACGATCACCGATGTTGACGTGGCGGGCGCGAACAAGGACGGGATCGTCGGCACCTACTCGATGCGGACGCTCGGGCTGGGTGCGCAGCAGGCGTTCCCAGGCAACGGCCGCATCGACCAGCTCGTAGCTCCGACCGCGCCGGTGTCGTTCGGCTCGCAGCGGATCACCACGCTGGCCGACCCGAGCGTCGCGCAGGACGCCGCCACCAAGAACTACGTCGACAGCGTCGCCGCGGGGCTGACCGCCAAGCAGGCCGTCGTGTGCGCCACAACCGCCAACATCACGCTGTCTGGGCTGCAAGCCATCGACGGGTACACCACGCTCGCGAACGACCGCGTGCTCGTCAAGAACCAGACGACGACGAGCCAGAACGGGATCTACGTGGCCGCCACGGGCGCTTGGGTGCGCGCGGCCGATAACGACTCCTGGACCGAGATGATCTCGGCCTACTGCTGGGTCGAGCAGGGCGGCCAGTCCGACAGCGGCTGGGTCTGCACCGCCGACCCCGGCGGCACGCTCAACACCACGGCCGTGACCTGGGTGCAGTTCACCGGCGCCTACCAGATCACCGCCGGGGCGGGTCTGACGAAGGCGGGGAACACGATCAGCGCGCTGGTGGACAACGCCAGCATCGACACGGCGGGCGCAGGCTCCAGCCTGGAGATCAAGGCGGGCGGGGTCACGGCGGCGATGCACGCCAACGGCTCGGTGGTCCTGTCGAGCGCGGTGGTCACAGGCACACTGCCGCTTGCTAACGGCGGCACCAGTCAGACGACGGCCAAGGCGGCGCGCGAGACCGGGCTGCTCGCGGGCGGCTACTACAACAACAACGCCACGCACGGCGCGGGCGCCACGATCACGATCACCCAGGCCACGCACGGTCTGCGCTCGGGCCGGGGCATCCTCGTGCAGGTGCAGGACAACACCAGCGGCAACGTCGAGATCCCCGACATCAGCGTTGCCGCCAACGGGGACGTGACGATCACGTACGGCACGGCTGTTGCTGCGAACTCGAAACTCGTGACCCTGGTGGGGTGAGCCATGCCTGACATCACCGGAACCCTCAGACCTCCCCGCGCGTCCGCCGCCCCCGCCTCGCCTGCGCTCGGGCAGATGTACTACGACACGGGCTCCAACATCCTGTTCTGGTGGAACGGCACCATCTGGGTGTCGGCGCAGGCCGGTAGCGGCACGGCGTACTCGCAGTTGATCGGCGACGGCGCAAGCCAGACGTTCGTCGTCACCCACAACCTCGGCGCGCGGAACGTGATCGTTCGCGTCTACCGCTCGGCCCCGCCGTACGACGACGTCGAGGCCGACGTTGAGCACACCGACAACAGCACGGTGACGGTGCGCACCACGAGCGTCCCGGCATCGGGCCAGTACACCGTTGTGGTGCTGTCCGGCGCCGGGGCTCAGGGCCCGACCGGAACGCGCGGCTCGCTGTGGTACACGTACACCAGCCTTGGCACGCCACCGCCCGGGACGTTCACGGGCGAGTTGAACGGCGACCTGTGCGTGCGTGCCGCCGACAACGAGGTGTTCCAGCGCGTCGCTGGGTCTTGGATTGACCAGAACTACAAGACGACCGGCAACATCTACGACACCGATCCGGTCGGCACGGTCAAGGCCTGGACGGGCGCGGCGATCCCGACCAACTGGATGCTGGCCGACGGGCGGGCACTGAACCGTGCCGCCTACCCCGACCTGTTCACCGCGCTTGGCAGCACCGGCTCGCCGTGGGGTCTGCCGGACGGCGCGTCGTTCAACATCCCGGACCTGCGAGGACGGATGCTCGTTGGGTCCGGAGTTGGCGTCGGCGGCGGAGCGTCCGGCACCGGCAAGATCTCTGGCGGATCGGCCTTGACTAGCCGCGCGCTCTCTGGCTACGGCGGCGAGGAGCGCCACGCGCTGATCACGGCCGAGCTGGCCGTCCATAACCACGGCGGTGCGACTGGTGGCGGTACCAGCGGTTACGCCGATACGAACCACTACCACAACGTCAACTTCAACACGGGCTACGTGTCGAACGACCACTCGCACAGCCTGTCGTTGTCGGCGAACAACTCGCCAGTGACCCAGTCCGGGGGCCAGGGCTGCGCGACGATTGGCGGTGGGTCAAACACGAGCGGGATCAGCGCGAATCACACGCATAACACCACGAGTAACACGGACTGGCAGTCGAACTCGTACAACAACTCGAACCACGCCCATTCGGTGCCCGCGCTCGGGATCAACAACGACGGAAGCGGCAGCACTCACGAGAACATGCCGCCCTGGTGCGCCGTGGCCCTGATCGTCAAAGTAACCGGCGTGCAGGTCAACTCGGGCGGCGCGCTGCAGGGCGCGACGGGCCTGCGAGGCGCAACGTGGTTCATGTACAACGGGGTCGGCACCCCGGCAGCGGGCACGTTCGTTGGGGAGCTGGACGGCGACTGGGCCATCCGCAAGTCGGACGGCGAGGAGTTCCAGCGGGTCAACGGGGTCTGGGTCGACCAGAACTACACGAATCGGTCGACCGCGCCGGTCGTGGCAGCGCGGGGGTATCCCACCGCTGCACTTACGCCCGCTGCCAACGCCTGGACGAAGGTACCGATGGCAGCGGTCTCCTACGACACGGCAAGCTTGGTCAACACGTCGCAAGGCCGATTCAACATTGCGACTCCTGGCGTGTACCAGGTGAGCGCAAGCGTCATGTCCACCATGAGCGGCACGGGGACGTATACGAACTACGCGGTCGGGATGTACAAGAACGGCGCGCTGTACGGCTACGGCGGGCCGATTACCGCTGTGCAGCAAGGCGACAGCCTCACGTACGCCGACACGATCCAGTGCATCGCCGGTGACTACCTGGAACTGTGGGTCTTCAACCAGCAGGGCACAGCGGTTCAGATCAACGCGCAGATGACGTTCATGTCGGTAGTGCTGATCACGGCAGGGCCCGGCCCGCAAGGGCAGCGCGGCTCGAACTGGTTCACGTACACCGGCGCCGGGACGCCCGCGGCGGGTACGTTCCTGAACGAGCTGGACGGCGACATGGCCGTGCGGGCATCGGACGGCGAGGTCTTCCGGCGCATCAACGGGGTGTGGACCGATCAGAACTGGAAGCAGTCGACCGGCATGGCGACGATGGACACGTGGCACTGGGTGGGAGGCTCCGGCGAGCCTGCGTTCCAGAACGCCTGGGTCAACTACTCGGTGAGGACTTCGTTCGAGCAGTTGTCGTTCCGCAAGTATCCCGATGGCAGGGTTCAGGTCAGGGGTCTCGTCGCAGGTGGGACGGCTGCGGCGACGATCTTCACGCTGCCGCCTGGCTATCGCCCGCCCGCTCCGCTGATCATCGCCTGCGACACGAACTCCAACGCGCACGTCCGAATCAACGTCGGCACCGATGGCCAAGTGCAGGCCGCGAATGCAAGCAATGCTTATCTCAGCCTCTCGAACGTCGAGTTCGACACCGACGCGGTGACGACCTACGCGGTCGGCACACGCGGGTCGAACTGGTATTCGTACAACGGGGCGGGCACCCCCGCTGTCGGTTCGTTTGTCGGCGAGATCGACAACGACATGGCCGTGAGAACGTCCGACAGCGAAGTGTTCAAACGAACCAGCGGCGTATGGGTCGACCAGACGTGGAAGGTGTCGGCCGGGGTCGCGCAAGCGCCGACGGTGCAGATGATCAACGTGACGGGGACTCCGGTCCTGTGCACGTTCACCGGCCTGGATGGCAATCGGGACGTGCTGTACGAGGTCGTCCTCGACATAATCGTCACCGGCGCAGCCGCCAACTGGTATTGCTTCATCCAGCCGAATGGTCAGTACAGCGGGTTCAACCAGTGGGCTGAGAACCGAACGTTCACGACGGACGGGACCACGTTCACGAACGATGGGCTGGGCAAGAGTAGCTGTCCGCCGTACGGGTTTCCGGCCGGGCATTCCGACTGGAACACCGGCGGGCGCCTGCACTCGGAGACGCGCATCTCGGCGCTGGCGATCAACCCGCCGCAAGCGATGGGCCGCAGCAGCAACCATTCGGGGTCGTTCGTTCCGGCAGGTCAGCCCAGCTATTGCATGACCTGGCGCGGCGGCGTGAACTGGTGGGACGGAGCGACGAACATCACGTCGCTTCTGGTCGGGTACTGGAATACGGCGGGTGGGGTGGTCGCAGCGGGCGCGACTGCCGTTGGCAGGGCCAGCTTGAAGATCGTGAACTAGGGAGAGCGACACCGATGCCCGACACCATTGGCCGCCTGCATCCGCCGCGCCTGGCTGGAGCCCCGGCGTCGCCCGCGAATGGCGAGATGTACTACGACACCGGGGCGAACATCCTCTACTGGTGGAACGGGTCTACGTGGGTGTCCGCGACCGGGGGCAGCGGGGGCGGCGGCGGTGCTGGGCACACGATTCAGAACCAGGGCGCGAGCCTTCCTGCCCGGACGAACCTGAACTTCAAGGGCGCTGGGGTCACGACGGTCGACAACTCGGGGGCGAACTCCTCGGACGTGAGCATCCCGGCGCTGGCCGTGGCGGCGCGCGCGTACCGCAACGCGGCGGTGAGCCTTCCGTCGGGTGCGACATGGACGAAGATCGCGGTCGACACGACCGTCTTTGATACGAGCGGAATGGTCAGCATCGCCAGCGGTCGCATTCAGGTTCAGACCGCGGGCTACTACCAGGTTGAGGGCGCATGGTCCGGCGGGCCGTCCGGGGGCGCGACGGGTGAGTGCATAGCGGCGATCTACAAGAACGGCGTTCGTGTCACTACAGGCGGCATATTCGCCGCGACCTCGTCAGGTCAGGACTACGGCGCGGCTGTAGCTGACGTCGTCCAGTGCAACGCTGGCGACTACCTGGAGCTGTACGCGCTCCAGAACTCGCCCGGTGCCGTCAACACGTACACCGGCAACGCCGCCAGCAACTACCTCTCCGCGTCCCTCGTCTCCTCGATCTCGGGGACGGTCTCGCCGGTCACGCAGGCGAGGGCATGGCGCAGCGCCGCATACACGCTGGGAACCGGATGGACGAAGTTTCCAGTAGACACGATCGCCTACGACCCCGGTGCGTGTTTCAACTTGGCGAACAGCCGCTACACCGTGCCTGCCACCGGGTACTACCAGTGTAACGCCGGGTTCACTGTGAACGATGTCACGACGACCGACTCTTACGTCGCCGCGATCTACAAGAACGGCACCTCGGCGGCGTCGGGTGCGACGGTCGCTGCCAACCCTGTCGAGGCCGGGGCAACGGTCAGCGACATCGTGTTCTGCAACGCCGGGGACTATCTAGAGTTCTGGACCTACGCAGCGGCGAAGCCGATCTACCCGAGCAGTAGCGGCTGTTACTTCTCGGTCTCGATGGTCGGTCAGACGACACAGCTCGCGAGTGGCCTCACCACCGGGGCGGTTGCCGCGCGGGCGTACCGTAGCGGTGCGTTCACGCTGACCGGTGGTGCGCAGAAGATTCCGCTCGACGCGATCAACTACGACACGAGCGGCCTTGTGCAGCTCGCGAATAACCGCATCCAGATCCAGACCGCGGGCTACTACCAGATCGACGCCGAGGTGATGGCCGGAAGCATGACTTCCGGGTCCATGCAGATCTACGTGAACCGAAATGGCGTCGAGGGCAGTGAGGGCAACATCATCGCCAGCGGCTCGGGCGGGACCGGTGCCGTGCTGAGCGACACCCTGCAACTGAACGTGGGTGATTACCTAGAGCTTTACGTCTGGACTCCGGGCGGCACAAGTCAAGCGCTATCGACTACGCCCTGGCGCAACTTCCTCGCCGTCTCGATGGTGTCGGCGCTGCCGAGCAGCCCGGCGGTCACGAGCGCAGCGCGGGCGTACCGTGGTGCTGCGTACACGATTCCCGCCTCTACCGCTGCGGCAGTTCCCGTTGACACCATTAGCTTCGACCCCGCTGGGAACTTCTCACTCTCGACCAACCGCTACACCTGTCCTGTGACTGGCTATTACCAGTGCAACTTCGCCATCATCGGCTCCGCGTCGTGCCTAGCGCTGCTGTTCAAGAACGGCGCACAGGTGGCGACGGGTAGCGGTGTCGGAACCGTGAATCAAGAGTCGGTCGGTTCGGACGTGATCCAGTGCAACGCGGGCGACTATCTCCAACTCGGCGCCTGGAACGCGAGTACAGCCGTCGCGATGAACATAGTCGGCACCTGGAGTAACTACCTCTCCGTCGTTCAGGTCGGCCAGCAGGCGCAGCTCCAGAGCGGCCTGACTACCGGGGCGATAGCGGCGCGCGCGTACCGGAGTGCCGCCCTGTCGGTCACTGCGAGTTCATGGCAGAAGATCCCGCTCGACGCGGCCAGCTACGACACGTCTGGACTTGTCAGCACCGCTAATGGCCGCATCCAGATCCAGACGGCTGGCTACTACCACATCGAGGGCTCTGTGCAGCAGGCCGCGGCGGGCCAGAGCATCCAGATTTGGGTTCAGAAGAACGGCACTGTGGCCACCGTGGGCACCGGACTCACATCTAACGTGGTCAACGGCACCGCCGTACTTTCCGACGTCATCCAGTGCAATGCGGGCGACTACCTTGAGCTGTACGTCTACAGCACCATCGCAGGAATAAACCCTGGCGCGCAGCAGACGTTCCTCGCCGTCTCGCTCGTCTCGTCGATCTCGGCCGGGGTCGCGCCGGTCACGCAGGCTAGGGCGAACCGCAGTGCCGCGTTCACGCTGCCTGCGAGCACCAACACGAAGATTCCGTTCGACACGGTGTCGTTCGACCCGGGCGGCAACTTCCAGCTCGCCAACGGTCGCTACATCTGTCCGGCGAGCGGCTACTACCAGGTGGACGGGCAGATCAACCTCAGCGTCGGTACGGGGAGCATCGAAGCGATCATCTACAAGAACGGCTCCCAGGCCGCGACGGGCACCTTTGCGACCGCGTACTCGTCTTCGGTCAGCGACATCATCTATTGCCAGGCTGGCGACTACCTGGAGCTGTGGGGCTACGGCACGGGCGGCGCACTTCAGGTCGCTACCGTCACCAACTACCTGTCCGTCTCGATGGTCGGCCAGACGGGCCAGTTCGTCCAGTACGCGATGAACACGGCCGCGCGGGCGTACCGCAACGCAGCATTGACGCTGTCTGCGGGCGCCTACACGAAGATCCCGGTGGACACCGTCACCTACGACGCGGGTAGCAACCTCCAGATCGCGAACGGGCGGTACGTCTGCCCCACTGCGGGCTACTACCACGTTGAAGGTCAGGTTGAGACCAACGCCGCTTCTGGCTCGCTGCTGATTGCTCAGATCAACGTAAATGGTGCGGCCCGCACAGACGGGGGACGCATCATCCCGGGATCGGGCGGTGCTTGGGCTGTCACCGTCTCAGACGTTCTCCAGCTCAGTGCGGGCGATTATGTGGAGTTGTACGCCTATTCGGGCGTTGGTGACCCGCTTCTAACAAGCTCGGCCTTCAACTACCTCTCGGTTGTCAAGGTTGATACGGGCGGCTCGCCCGGCGCGGGCTGGAAGACGTACAACGGCTCGGGCACCCCGACCCTCGCTCAGGTCCCCGGCAACAACGGCGACTTCTGCGTACGCCAGTCCGATGGCGAGGTTTTCCAGATGGTCGGCGGGGCGTGGACCGACCAGGGTTGGTCGCTCGCCGGGGCGAACCTGAACGCGACCTCTGCAGCACGAGCATGGCGCAATGGCGCGTTCTCGATAACGGCGGGTACGTGGACAAAGATCCCCGTCGACACGGTGCCGTTTGATCCCGGTAACCACTTTGGCGTATCGCCCAGCTCCTACGTCTGCCCGGTGGCTGGCTACTACGAGGTCTCGGGGATGGTTCAGGTGCAACCGTTGGCTGCAGCCACGCGGGTGCTAGCCGCCATATACAAGAACGGTGGCAACATCGCGCAGGGTGAGAGTGACGCGGTAGCGGGCGGTTTCCCTGCCGTGGTGGTCAGCGACATCATCAACTGTGTCGCGGGCGACAAACTTGAGCTGTGGGGCTACGCCGGTACAACCGCTCCCTTGCAGACGGGGTACAACGCGAACTACCTCTCCGTCTCGCTTGTTGCGGCGACGGCGGTGCAGCAGCAGCCGCTACAGCCCGCGAGTCAGGCGAAGGCGTACCGCTCGGCAGCGTTCACGCAATCCACCGTGAACGCCTGGGCGAAAGTGCCGATCGACACCGTTGGGTTCGACGCGGGCGGGAACGTTCAGATCGCGAACAATCGGTACGTCTGCCCGACCGGCGGCTACTACCAGGTTGACGCTGCGCTCGCCGGGTACAACTCGGGTGGCGTAGCCAGCGGCTATGTCGGCATCTACAAGAACGGCACCCAGTGGTCGGCGCTGCCGATCGCCGCGCCGGTGTCAGGGGGCACGGCATACGGCGAGGTCAGCGACCAGATTCAGTGCAACGCGGGCGACTACATCGAGTTGTGGTCGTACTGCAACCTGGCGCTGACCGTGGTCGCAAGCCCGTCGCAGAACTACCTGTCCGTCTCGCTGATCGGGACCGCCCCGATCGCAGCACCGTCCTACGCAGCACGGGCCTACCGCAACGCCGCGTACACGCCACCAGCGAACACCTACACCAAGATCCCGGTGGACACCGTCTCGTTCGACCCGAGCGGCTGCATCCAGATCGCCAATAGCCGCTACGTCTGCCCGGTGGCTGGCGTCTACGCCGTGGATGCGGAGTTCGGCTCGTCGGCCAGCGCTACGGGCACCTACACAAACGTTCTCGTGGCGATCTACAAGAACGGTGCGATGGTGTCTCGCGCCTACTCCCAGCCCGCCGTCGCGAACTACTACGGGGCGGCGGTTAGTGACAAGGTTCAGTGCAACGCAGGCGATTACATCGAGCTGTGGTGCTACAGCGGGCAGGGCACCGCGCTCGACGTTGGCATACCGATCACCGAGAACTTCCTCTCCGTCTCTCTGCTCACGCAGGCCCCCGCGCCGCTGCCGGTCACGACTCCGCTCGTCTCCAGCTCCGGGCTGCCGTCGAACCCGGTCGACGGGCAGGAGTTCTACTTCGTGGCCGATCAAACGAACGGGGTGGTGTGGCACCTGAAGTACCGGGCGGCGTCGACCTCGACGCACAAGTGGGAGCTTGTTGGCGGCTCAGATATGCAAGCTGGTCCTTCGGGTTCCACTGGCACTTCATCGACGTCGGCGGTGGCGCTTAGTGGCGGGCCAACGATCACCGTTCCTTTGCCGGGCGACTATGACGTCACGTGGGGATGCTTCGGCCAGGTGACCGTCAGCGCTCAGGTCAACCTTCAGACGGCGGTCGGCGTGAATGGTGCGCTGCCGACCGGGTGGGTCGCCGCGCAGTCGGTGGCAACTGCGCTGTGGGGCGGGGGCGACATGGTGAGGGAGCAAGTATTCGCCAATCTCACCGCCGCACAAGTCTTGTCGCTCATGGTCTGGAACAACGCCGCCAACGCGGCGAACTACGCAAACGGATGGATCAAGGCGAAGCCCAGGAGGGTCGGATGACACTGATTGCAGAACTTGACGCAACGCAAGACCCGGCGGTGGTCGTCACGATGTACGACTACGGCTCGGACACGATCCCGCCGCACATGGTTGCGCCCGCCTTCGTGAATGCGACTGACGCTGACCCGCGACCTGAGCCGGGGTACACGTACGACGGCGAGACGTTCTCGCCCGGAGCGCCGCAGGCGCTGGAGCAGGTTCGCCAGGCGGGACGCGACCAGTTGCACGACTGCCTTCGGCCCAACCAGATGTTCCTCAGGGCTCGGGACGCGTCGACGGCCACCATCAACCAGCAGGTCCGGGCGTTGACCGAGCAGGTGAACCTGCTGATCCGCGGCGCCTTGCAGGTGTTCCCGCCGACGATGGCGCCTGGAGTGCCCCCAGCGTCGTCGGTAGCGCCACCGGAGGAGCCGCCACCGGACGAGCCGCCAGTTGAGCCGCCGCCGCCTGACGTCGAGCCGTCGCCTCCCGTCGCCGCGTTCACGTTCACGCCGACCGAGCCGCAGAAGGGCGACCAGGTTCAGTTCGACGCGAGTTCCTCGACGCCGGGCGCGACTCCGATTGCGCGCTACGACTGGAGCTTCGGAGCCGACGAGCTGCTCGATGCCGGTCCGACGCCGATGTACACGTTCACGAAGTTCGGCAGCTACGACGTGACACTGGCGGTCACCGACGACGACGGGGTCGCGGCCGAGACCGTCCAAACGATCCAGATCTAGGAGTGAGCGATGCCCAGATACATCGTGTTCGCGTCTGTTCCCATGCCGCCGCCGCCAGAGGGCGGGTATCCGCCGCTGCCGGACACGGGCCTGGACCCGGGCGTCCCGATCGGGGTGATCCCGCAGCCGGACGTGACGCCGGTTCACGCCGTGATCGTCGCGGCAGACCACGAGGAGGACGCGATCCAGCGGGCTGCGGCGTACCTGCCGTTTGCGCTCAACGGCGATCTGCACGCGCTCGATATCGCCGAGACCCAGACCTTCGCCGTCAGCACCGACCTGTCCATCGAGGCGCAGGCCGAGCAGGCGGCGCTCGTCACGGGGGAGCCGACGATCCTGTGGTTCAACGAGCCGCCTGAGACGTCATGAGCATCATCGAGCCCGACTCACTCGGCTACGACCTGATCCCGCCCGACCCTGGACTGATCAACCCGGACCTCCAGCTCGACGCGGCGCTCGCACCCGTGGTCGACACCGATCCGGACGCGCCGATCCCGTTCGGCAAGAGCTGGCGGTTCGACTTCGTCGCCGGGCAATTCGTCAAGGACGGCACGGCGCCGCAGGAGACCTACGAGCTGGACAGTCTGATCATGTGGATCGAGAAAACGGCGCGCACAGCCCGGTACGCGCACCCGATCTACTCGGACCAGTACGGCGTTGAGGAGCCGGACGCGCTGATCGGCCAGCAGGCCGACGACGCGCTGCTCTCCGCGTATGAGGACGGGCTCACCGAGGCCCTCCTCGTGCACGACCGGATCGTGGCCGTCGAGGGCTTCGGGTTCTCGCAAGATCCGTTTGACGAGGTGCTCTACGCATCGTTCACAGTGATCGTGGACGGCGCGCCGCCGTTGCAGACCCAGCCTCTCGAATTCAGCAACATCCCGATCACATGACAGACGTCACTGACCTGACCGAGATCTTCTCCGAGACGCTCGCGCGCGTCCGGGCCCGGATGGACCAGGACGCCAACGCCGGGCTGGCCACCGACGACCCGGATTGGGTGGACACTCGCGAGGGCTCGTTCTACTGGGACATGACGCAACCGCCCGCGATGGAGTGCGCGCGGCTGTGGGACGCGATGACCGAGACGATCGCCGCGGCGTTCCCGTCGACCGCGTGGGGCGACTACCTGGACGAGCACGGAACCACGTTCGGGCTGACGCGCAACCCGGCGACGTCAGCCGTCGGCTCGCTGACGTTCCTTGCGTCGGCGCCGACCCTGATCGCTGCCGGAACGCAGGCGTCGGCCGTCGCTCCGCTGACCGGCGACGTGCAGAGCTACCAGACGACCGCGAGCGGGACGTCGTCGGCGTCGCTGCCCAAGCCCACCGGCGTGGCGGTCGCGGGTGCCACCACGGGCGGCACGCTGGCCGCGGGCACGCGCTACTACCACGTGACGGCGCTGAACGCGTTCGGGGAGACGACCGGCTCCGCCGACGTGTCGGTCGTGAACACGGGCACGACGTCTCGGAACACGATCACTTGGACTGCCGTCAGCGGCGCGACCTCCTACAACGTGTACGTCACGCAGACGGCGCAGTCGACCGGGCAGCTTCTCGCCTCGGTGACCGCTTTGACCTACGCGGACACGGGCGCTGTCTCGCCGAACACGACCGTGATCGAGCCGACGACGAACACGACGTCGGGGATCACACTGGCAGCGCAGGCGCTCACGCCGGGTACAGCGAGCAACGTTGCTGCGAATGCGGTCACGTCGCTCGACACCGTCCTCCCGACCGTGATCTCGGTCTTCAACCCGAGTGCGATGCAGGGCGGTCAGGAGGAGGAATCCGACGACGACTTCCGGCTGCGGATCCTCGGCGAGTACGTCGGCACGTCGGGCGGCGGCAACGTCACCGACTACCGGCGCTGGGCGGCGTCGGAGGGCGTCGGTCGGGCGGCGGTGATCCCGGTCTGGAACGGCGCCGGAACCGTGCTGGTCGTCGCGATGAACGCAGACGGTACGCCGGTCACGGCCAGTGTCGTTACCACGCTTCAGCAGTTCCTCGATCCGACGCCGGGGCTTGGGCAGGGTCAAGCTCCGATCGGCGCCACGGTAACCGTCGTCACGTCCGCGATCCTGACGGTCACGATCTCGGCCACGGTCGTCCCCGAGAAGGGCTACACGCTCGACGGCACCAGCAACACGATCGCGACCCGGCAGGCGATCATGACCGCGCTCGCGACCTACCTGCAAGGCCTCCAGCCTGGCGACACGATCGTCTACGAGCACGTGCAGGCAGCCTTCTTCGTCACCGGCGTGCACAAGGTCAACAACCTGCTCGTCAACGGTGCCGTAAACGACATCGCGCTCGCGGCGGGCGCGTCGCCGCAGGTGGCCCAACTGGGCACCGTGACCCTGACGGACGGCTGAGCCCATGTCGGTGACCGTGACCGATCCGCTTGCGGTGTTCGGCCCCGGCACCATGGCGCAGGTCGACGAGGATCCGGCCGATCTGCTCAGCGAGGTGCCGCCGTTCGAACGCTCGGCCTACGAGGTCCAGACGGTCCTGGAGGTCGTCGCGAACGAGCTGCTGCGGCTCGAACAGGCACGCCAGGCAGTGATCCTGAACTTCCTTCCGGCCAGCGCCGACGCGCTGCTGCCGATGTTCGAGCAGCTCCTCGGCCTGCCGATCAACCCGCCCGGGCTGACGCTCGCCGCCCGCCAGCAGCTCGCGCTCGCGACCATGCGGCGGCTCAAGGGCCAGGGGCGCGGCCTGGACTGGGAGGCCAGCATCACCGCGCTGTTCGGCACGAGCTGGTCCTACCAGGAGCACAACCCGGCGACGGACTACACGAACCTCATCCCGAACCCGAGCTTCGAGCACGACACGGTCGGCGCGGCGCCTGCTGCGTGGGCGGCGTCGCGCAACTTCAACAACGTCGGAGCAGCCCTCACCTGCCAGACCGGCGCGGCGCAGTCGGGCAACAACACCATGCGGATCGTGTCGAACGGCTCGCTTGCTGCCGAGGGCGCTGAGGTACTTCTGCCGGGCACCTTCACCGCAGGGGTCACGTACACGTTCGCGGTCTACCTGAAGGGCAACGCTGGTGGTGAGCGAGCAGCCGTCATCCTGGGCGTCGGCGGCGATCTCGGCACAAGCGCCAACAATGTGCTGACGACCGCGTGGACGCGGTACACGACGACGTGGACGCCGACCGCGAACCGCACCAACGTCACGGCGTGTATCCAGTTCACGGTGACCCCTGCGCAGACCGTTTACGTCGACTCCGCACTCGCGCTGCTCGGGGCAACCGCCCCCGCCTACTTCTCGGGGGATCTGAACGGCACCTGGACGGGCACGCCAGGCAACAGCTCCAGCACCCAGACGAACTCCCCACCTGCGAACACGGTTTCGATCAAGATCCCGCAGGCGTACGCGGGCTTCGGCTGGCCGTTCATCCGCGATCTCACGCCCGCGCACCTGGCGATCACCGAGGGGTATTCGGATGGCTTCTTCGTCGGCATCACGAACATCGGAGGCACCCTGTGAGCAAGCACCGGCAGCTCAGCTACGGCAGTCCGATCCCGCAGGACTTCCTGGACGCGCTCCAGGAGTTTGTCGGTGTGAGCAGCCGCAACCTGTTCCTGACGCAGATCGGCTCCAATCAGGTCCAGATCGCCGCGGGCGTCGGTAACGCCCAGGTGTCGCTCGGGATCGACGGCCTGTGGCGCTATGTCTCCGCGACCGTCCAGACGACCGTCACCGGCGCGGCCGGGACCTACAGCATCTTCGCGACCACCGGCAACAACTCGTTCGCGACCAACCCGACGCCGCCGCCGCCCGAGACCGACTCGACCGACTACACGTTCGCGCTGACGGCGCTGCTGACCGGCACCCCGGCGACGCCGCATTACCGCAAGATCGGCGAGGCGATCTTCGATGGGACGCGCATCACAAACCTGCGCCAGCTCGTGGACGGCGGTGTCGACGGCGCGCAGCTCTGGCAGCCCGGGGACATCAAGTTGACCGCCTGCCAGACCCCGCCTGCCGGATGGCTCGTGTGCGACGGCTCCACGGTGAGTCGCACTACCTTTCCGGCGCTGTACGCGGCGCTTGGCGGCACTACTTCACCGTGGGGGCAAGGCGATGGATCGACCACGTTTGCCCTTCCAGACTTCCGTGGCCGCGCTCCCATCGGCGCCGGGCAGGGTGCGGGCCTGACGAGCCGGGTGCTCGCCAGCAAGGGCGGCGAGGAGACCCACCTGCTCGCGAACGCCGAGATGCCGGTCCACGCGCACGGCGCGAGCACCGGGAACGACACGCCCGACCACTCGCACTACAGCTCGGGGACCACCAGCTACGTGAGCAGCGATCACTCGCACGCCGTTTCGGGTACCACGGGGACCGACAGCCCGGACCACGCGCACAACCTGGCGCTGTCCCCGAGCAACTCGCCCGTCACCCAGTCCGGCGGGCAGGGTTGCGCAACGATCGGCGGTGGATCGGGCACCAGTGGAGCGACCGCGCGCCACGCGCACTCGTTCAGCGCCCAGACGGGTGGGATCAGCGCCAACCACACCCACACGTGGAGCGCCCAGTCGGGCGGCGCGAACACTCGCCACACCCACCCGATCAACAACGACGGCGGCGGCGCTGCGCACAACGTGATGCAGCCCTGGGTCGCCGCGACGTACCTGATCAAGACGTGAAACGGCCGAATCGGCGCGCGTCTCGTGTATCCTGAGCACGAGAACGCGAGCGGCCCTCACTCCTCGGTCGGGATTGAACGCTCGCGTCTCACGAAACGGCCGCCCTTAGGCGGCCGTTTCTGCAGGGTGACCCGTGGGTAGGGGGAGGCGCTCGGAGGCGCTCAGACGGCTTCCCCTGCGCCCTCAGGGGCATCCTCGACGGCTTCGCCCTCAATGGGTAGCGAGCCGCCGTGCTTCAGCACGAAGTCGGTGACCTCCTGGAGGATCCCCATGCGCGTCGCCTGGTCGGCCCCGGCGAGCTTCAGCCGGACCTTCTGCGGCAGGAAGCTCCCCGGCCGGATCCGGTTCGCCTCGCTGAACGCGACCTGAAGCTGCTGGGCGATCTCGTCGTCCGGGCCCCAGTCGGGCTCCTGCTCGATCACGGTCGCGGTCCCTTCGACGATCCCGCCGAGCTTGTCGTCGTAGCGCGCACCGATCTCGTCCTCGGGGATCATGCCCGTGATCGAGAACTGCTTGCGCAGCGCCATCGACTCGGCCACCTTCAGGATCATCGCGTCCGGGTACTTGCCCCAGGTGCGCTTCATGTTCGGGCGGTTGTAGCTCGCCCACTTCGCCAGGAAGAACGTGGGCACCCGGCCCGCGCGGAAGCACCGGCACCACGCGCCGACGATGTCCTGCTTCAGCCGCTCGGCGGCGGCGATCTCCGGGTACAGGTGGACGAAGCCGTCCTTGGTGCGGGCGATCGTGTCGGTGGCGTAGATCACGTCGCCTTCGAGGCCGCCGAAGTCCTCGTACCGGTTGGCGATCGCCAGCAGCCCGTCGCGAGCGATGATCGTCTTGAACGTCGGCGGCTCGCCGTCCTGCCCCGGCATCTTCGCCAGGTACGCGTGCCCGGCGAACGGGTCGAGCTTGTATCTGCCGATCAGCTCCAGGAACAGCAGGAACGCGTTGTCGTCAGCGCCGCGGGCGACGGTCCGCTTCATCAGCGCGAGCTGCTCGTTGTCGAACGCGAACCGCGCCGGTTTGGTCAGCGGCGTGGGCACCGCCCGCACCACCATCTTGCTCTCGGGCTCTGGCCTTACCTCGGTCTCAGCCATTACGTCTCCTCTGTTCTGCCAGCTCCAGGGACTGCCGCAGCAGCTCCTCCAGGTCCGGCTCTGGTTCCAGCTCGATCTTCGGGATGTGGATGTCGAAGCGTGTGCCGATCTCGTCACGGTAGAGATCCTCGGGCGACTGCCCGAGGGCCAGCGCGTTCGCCGTCTCCTCCTTCGTCGGCCGACGCGTACGCTTCTGTACGCGGTGGCCGTACACCCGGTTGGCCTTGGCGTCGCGGACGGGCACCGGCCCGTGAACGTGCGCCCACGCCTTCAGGGCCTCCTTGTTCTGGGCGATCGCCTTCTCGCCGACCAGCACCTGCTCGACCGCCAGCTCTGCCTCCTCCGCGGAGCGGATCGCACCCCGGCGCCGGGCCTTCGGGAAGATCGGGCAGGCCATCGGCCGCGGACAGTGTCCGCAGTGGTTGCCGGGGCTCGCGTGCCACGTGTCCTCCTCCACCGACCGGTCGAACCGCTCGACCAGCGCGGACATCGTCAGCTCGATCTCGTCGAGCTGGTCGCGGTACAGCGTCGCCTCGCGCGCCTGCGAGTAGCGCGGGTAGAACTCGTACAACGTGATCGACGTGAACGGCGAGTGGTTGCGGAAGCCGAGCAGCGCGTACGAGCGCTGCTGGAAGAAGCCCGCCTCGGAGATCTCCGACGGCGGCGGCAGCCACCAGCCAGTTTTCCAGTCCACCACGATCCCGCGCTCCAGGTTCTCGCCCTCCGCGAACAGTGCGTCGAGCTGTCCGGAGAAGATCCGCTCAACCTGCCCCCCGTACGGGTTCGGGTAGTACAGCGTCGCCGCCAGGCGCTCCTCGACCGACACGAGCCGCTCGATCGACCAGGTCTTCTCCGAGCAGAACTTCTTCGTCATCCACAGCAGGTCGTGGATCTCCTTCATCGGGCAGGTGACCATCTCCTCGATCGGCACGTCGGTCTGCCTCAGCGTCTCCAGCATGATCGCGAGGCCGACGTCGACCTCCAGGCGCTCCTCGCCCTGGGCGGCCATCTCGCGCAGCATCTTCGCCGCCGCCCGGTGCCAGATGATCCCGCGTCCGGACGCCGCGTCCGAGAACGACTTGCGGTAGCGGCGCTCGAACAGGCTCTCCAGGCCGCACTCGTCGAAGTCCGACAGGGTGCTCTGGCGGACAGCCGGAAACTCCTCCAGCGCCCTGGGGTAAGGCGTACGCGCGATCGTCACGTGGTGTCTCCTCGGTCGGGAGGAGGGATGCAAGCAGGTGGATCGGACGTCATCTGAATCGAAGTACCAACACGTCTCAGATCGAGCGTAGAGTGCCGTCCGTGTCCCGACCGTCCTCGCCCGCTCCATGAAAGATCCGGCTCGGGCGTGGCACCGGAAGGTAGTCGGCCGACCCCCCAAACCCTGCGTCGTGTGCAAGGGGAGAGTGCGCGTCCAGGGTCATCACGTGATCACGCAGGCGAGGCTTGAGCGCGTCGAGCGCGAGCGCCGTCTAGATCCCGGCACCCTCGTCTGGGATCCCCGCAGCGGTATCGCACTTTGTGAGCGATGCCACGCGCGGCACACGAGCGCTTTCCGGCGTATGCCACGCACGTTGCTCACCGCGGAGAACTGGGAGTTCATCAACGAGCTGGGGCTCGACTGGTGGATCGCTCGCTACTACCCGGCGCCATCGACGGGACACACACCGCACCCTGATCCCCAAGGAGAACACGATGGCGAAGCAGCAAAGCAACGGCCAGGTAGTCGACGAGCAGGGCGAGAAAGAGTCGCTGGAAGACATGGACGTGGCGGTGCTGGGTTCCCCGATCGTGGGCACGGCGGAGCAGCTCAGTTTCGACCTGGGCTCGGAATACGACCTGTCGGACTCGACGTTGAAGCTGGCGCCGGTGCCGCCGATGGCGGTGCAGGGGCAGTTCGCTGAGGGCGACCGGATCAAGGTAGTGCTGGAGCTGGAGGTCGAGTACGTGGCGTTCCCGCCGATCAAGGATCGAGGGTTCCGCGTCGGCACCGAGCGCCGACACTTCGCGCAGGTCTTGTCAGCCGCTCCGCTGGACTGAACCCGCAAACTGCGGCATCTTTCGGCTTGCCTCGGCCCGTGGCCGCGTGTAACGTGAGCCGTCTGCCGATCGGAGCGCACATCGTGTGCTCGGTCTCGTCCGTCCGCGTGGAGGTCTCATGCCGTCTGAGGCGGTAGAGAAGGTGCTGTCCCGACTGTGGGCGCTCGACTGCAACGCCCGCGGCAGCGAGCAGCACGGCTGGACGGCCAAGTGCCCGGCGCATGACGACCGCGACCCGAGCTTCAAGCTCGACCAGGGCGACGACGGCCGGGCGCTCGTGTTCTGCCACGCCGGATGCACGCTTGACCAGCTCGCCCGTGCGCTCGGCCTCGACGTCCGCGAGCTGTTCGAGCTGGAGGAGCAGCCGACCGACCGGGTCGAGGTCGCGAGCTACGACTACACCGACGAGGACGGCAAGCCGCTGTTCCAGGTGGTCCGCTTCAGCCCGAAGGACTTCCGCCAGCGCCGACCGAACGGCGAGTGGGGGATCCAGGACGTCCGGCGCGTCCTCTACCGGCTGCCGAAGGTGATCGAGGCGGTCAAGGCCCGTGAGCTGGTCTGCCTCGTCGAGGGCGAGAGGGATGTCCACACCCTGGAGGGCAAGGGCAAGGTGGCGACGACCTGCCCCGGCGGCGCCGGGAAGTGGCGGGACGAGTACACCGAGACGCTCCGCGGCGCCAACGTGCTGATCATCCAGGACGTCGACCCGGTCGACCCGAAGACCGGCCACCGGCCCGGCCAGGAGCACGCGCACGCTGTCTACCAGGCGCTCAAGGGTGTCGCCGCCAAGGTGATCGTGCGCCAGCCCGCCGTCGGCAAGGACGTCACCGACCACGTCGCCGCTGGGTACGGACTCAAGACCCTGGTCGACGTCGACCCGGACAACCAGGTCGTGGTCGAGCCCGAGCGCATGCAGGTGCTGAGCGCCCGCGAGTTCATGCAGCTCCCCGACCCCGACACCGAGGGCTATCTGCTCGGCCCGCTGATCTACAAGGGCCACCGGATCGTGGTCGGAGGCTGGACCGGCCACGGCAAGACGACGTTTGTGCTGCACATGACGGCCGCCGCCTGCTACGGCCGACCGTTCCTGAACTGGGAGGGCCGCGGCGATCTCCGTGCGCTCGTGGTCGACGTCGAGCAGGGCCGCCGGACCGTCAAGCGCCGGATCCGCGAGGTCGGCCTACAGGACAGCGACCGCGTCAAGTACCTCCAGGTGCCGGACGGGCTCGCGCTCGACTCGGACAAGGAGGCGATCGAGCGGATGGAGCGGATCTTCTACGACGGGCACTACGACATCGTCGCGCTCGACCCGCTGTACAAGCTCACGCGCGGCGACCCGAACGACACGCAAGCGGCCGTCGAGTTGATGCGCCGGTTCGACGACTGGCGCGAGCGCTACGGCTTCAGCCTGCTGCTGCCGATGCACTGCCGCAAGGCGCGCGACGATCAGCCGCTCACGGTCCACGACCTGTTCGGCTCATCCGCCTGGCAGTGGGGCGCCGAGATGCTGCTCGGGATCGAGCGCAAGTCGCAGAGCCGATCGTGGCTGCACCTGTGGAAGGACCGCGAAGGCGAGGTCGCCGAGCAGGGCCACCGGCCCGTCGGCTCGCACTGGAACGTGAACTTCAGCCGGATCACCGGCTACGCACTCCAGCCCGAGACGCAGTCGGAGAAACTGGTCGACATCGAGCCGACCCCGAGCTTCGATCGGCGCCAGTTCGTGTACGAGCTGATCCGCGACTCGTCCGGCGGGTTCGCGACGTACGGGCAGATCAAGAACGCGCTGCACCGTGCGGGCCACGACGTCACCGCGGGCGCCCTGGAGAACACGCTCAAGAAGCTCGGCGGCTACGGGATCTACAAGGAGCAGGCGCGCCGGAAGGCCGACAACATCTACCGCTTGCAAGATGAGCTGCTGACCGCCGGTGACTAGCCCTGAAATAGGCGAGCCCCGGCGCCAACCGGGGCCCAAGGTCTTCCACCAAGAAGAGGCTCCAGTGTAGGCCCGGGCGCGGACGCCCATACCCCCTCAGGGCGACAGCAAGGGGGACTGGTGGCCTCTCGGGTCGCGCCGAGGGGGACTAACTCAGGAGAGCGCAGGGCGGGACTACCCACCAGCCGCCTAGCTCGATTGGCCCTCCCATGTCGACGGACGGCTCCATCGGATGGAAGGCCGGTTGCGGTTTCTGGCCGCGACTAGAGCCCAGCCCTGCTCCGAACTCTCCCTCGGATAGAGGAGGCAGGCCCATGAAGAGAGGTAAGGCGTATCGGGAGTATCTAGAGAGCGCCGCCTGGCGAGCGAAGCGCGAGGAGGCGATCGAGCGGGCGGGCGGACGCTGTCAGCTCTGCAACGTGGCCGCGCCGGTGCTGCACGTCCACCACCGCACCTACGAGCGCGTGGGCCGTGAGCTGCCGGGGGACCTGACGGTGCTGTGCGGGCCGTGCCACCGGCGCTACCACCAGCCGCGTGTTGCTCCCCGGAGTCGTGGCGAGCGGCGGCGGGAGATCGACCAGGGGATTCTGGCCATCGTGCAGGATTCGGGTCTGATCCGTTGGCGTGACATCCAGCGGCAGATTCAGGCGCCGCGTGCGCAGGCGTGGGCGCGAGCGGAGAGGCTGATCAAGGGCCGAAGGCTCGCGTGGAAGTACGGGAAGCTCTGCCTGTACGAACGGCGCGACCTGGCCTGATGGCCTCAGGGCTGTGGCATGTGCGCGAACATCGGGAGTTCCTGACAGCGGTGGCACCAGGGGTGCCCGGCGCATTCGGACAGGCGGCGCTTGCTCACCGGCTCGTTGAGTTGCACGCGCTGGATCCAGTTGCAGGGTGGTGGTAGAGGTGGATGCGGGCGTCGGGATTGTTGTCCTCCATCAGCACCCACGGGTCTGGGTTGGTCATGACTGTTCCTCTGCGGATTGGGGTTCGGCGAGTCCTTGCTTGTCGCCCTTGGACTGGCGGATCTTGCGTGCGCGTTCGCGCAGGTCGGCGGATTGCGCGAGCCGGTCGGTGTACGAGATCAGCTTCGCCAGCTCTTCGAGGCGCTCGTGGATCCGGGGGAGGTTCTCGACGTGGTGACCGGCGACGATCTCGGCTTGCAGCTTCTCGATGCCTTCGCGCGCTTCGCGGATCGGCGGCCACCAGTAGCGGCGCACCGTGTCGATCCCGAGCCGCTTGTCGAGCGCGGCTCGGCGCTCGTTCAGCTTGACCTCGCGCTCGTCGGCCTTGGTGAGCCGGAAGACGCGGTTCTCGGCGGCGTCGCCGTGGCGGCCGTGGTCTGAGCGCATCGAGGCGATCGCTTCGGCTTCGAGCAGGATCGCCTTCTCCTCGGCGGCGATCTCGGGCCAGGTTGCCCGGCGCTCCAGCACGTAGTCGATGAGCGCTCGCAGGCGCCCGGCTTCCGTGGCCGCGCGACGTCGCTCGCCCTCGTCTTCGATCGCCTTGAGCGGCGAGAGGTCGGTCAGGTATAGGTTCGTGAGGTCGCGGCGCATGTTGATCGTCTCCAGGACCCCGCCGCGCCACCCGAGGAGCGCCTCTCCGAGCCCTGGCTCTGGTGGTGCTTCGGGACGCACCCAGTGCGATCCCGGCTCGAAGTCGGCGAGCAGCTTCTGTACGCGTTCCAGGTTCTCCCAGGCGTACTCGAATCCGCTGTCCTCGTCGCGTACGCCGGGCCAGTCGACCATTGGGGCGAAGACCACGAGCTTCGGGATCGCCCCGATGATCCCGAGGCGCTCCTTGCCCGGGTCGTAGGCGGCGATGAACGCTGCCGCTTCGTCGCGTGATCCGCGCAGCAGGCGCTCTCTGCTGCACACGTGGCGGACGTCCCACGCCCCGGCCTGGTACTGCGAGTCGCGCTCCTTCTTGACGCCCAGGCCGCGCTCGCGCGCAGCCTTCCGCATCCCGTTGTCGCTGCTGTACGACGTGAGCCTGCTCGTCATTGGTGCTCCTCGGGCGCGGCCGCCGCGATCACCAGGTCCAGCTCGGCACTCAGGGCGAGCGCCTGCGTCGTATCGAAGATCAGCTCGTATTCGCGGTCATCTGCGTTCTTGTAGATCCGGAGATACACCCACTGGTCCTCAGTCTCGACTTCGACCCAGCGGTCGCCATGGCTGCTCGATGCGTTGACGGTCACGACGCCTCCTTGGTCGGTACGGGCCTTCCCGCGTGCCACTCGTACGCCTTGTCGGCCATCTCGCGCAGCCGGTTCACCTTCCGGATGAGTCGGCTCACCTCGGTGCTGTGCCATCCGGCCAGCTCCGCAAGCTGTTCGTCTACGTCGATGATCGCCTTGCCCAGCTCGCGCCAGATGTCGCGCTCCATGGTGTCGTGGACGTCGCCTGGCCCCTGCCAGGTCAGCGGGACGTTGTGGGTGACCAGGCGGTGGTTGCGCTGGCGCGGTGACTGCTTATCCATCGGTACTCCTCGGTCGATTTCGACTGAGGATAGCACGCGTTGTGCGCTAGGTGACGTCGGTGTCGTGCTCGGCGTAGAACCAGGCCGGGTCGACGTCGACCGCAGCGGCGATCGCGATGATGTTGGCCGTGTTCGGGGTGTTGAGTCCGCGCTCCCACCGGCTGACCTGGATCGGGTCGATGTCGAGCAAGCGCGCGAACTGGCGCTGGCTCAGCTTGAGACGATCTCGCGCGAGGCGGATGTTGGCGGCGACCCTCGCTTGGAGAAGGTCGGCGTTGGGGCGACCGGACACTGCGCTCATTGCCGGTAGGATACCCGCGGTGGCCTTGAGGCGCTATGGCGGCGGCAGGGCTTGACACGATGCGCTACGATGTGTCGAAACGCCGCCGGGGGCCGCCCTCAAATGCGAGGGCGCCTCCCGCAGGCCTTAGGTGAAAGGGGTCCAAATGGACTCACAACAGGGGGCTCCGGAGGAGCCCGAGGGCGAGGCTCAGGACGAGTCTCAAGACCAGCCCGATCTCCGCTCGGCGGAGGAGCTGTACGGGCTGGCCCAGAAGGAGGCCCTGCTGGCGTACGCCAATCAGGGGCTTCTCCTGGACAACGGGGAGCCGGACCGCGACGGGCTTGCGGTTCGCATCTACACGGGCGTCGTGGAGAACTGCGTCGTCGTGACCCCGGGAGACCGCGACAAGGTGTACTGGACCCGCTCAGCGATGGTCCGGGACTTGTTCGGTCTCAGCAAGGCCGCAGCAGCCGAGACGGCGGATCCGCCGGTGGCGAGGCTCGTCTACGACATCCTCGATGGGGATATCTGGCGCCTCACCAACATGGATCCGGACGGCCCGGTCCAGGCGCAACTCAACGGCGAGGGGATCCTTTGCCGTCGACAGGTGTCCCGCAAGGAGGCCGGGATCTACGTGACCCGGAACAAGCGGTCACTGTTGGAGGACTTCTCCGCACCTCAGCGGAAGAAGATCAAGGCCGCGATGACCAAGCACTCGGTCATGATGGAGCTGGCCGTCGGCCGCGTGCCCGAGCACGGCACTGCGTTCCTCAACGAGTTCAAGAACGAGGCCCAGGACGGGCTGAAGGCTGGGACCGACAGGATCAAGCGCTCGATCGAGGCCGGGAAGGAAAACGGCAGCGGCAGCGACGCCGACGAGGGCGGCGACGAGTAGGAGCATTACGGGGCGGGCGCCTTAGGGCGCTCGCCCCTGCTCGTCCTATAAGGAGAAGACATGCACGAGGAAACACGCGCGGTCGAGGCGACCGCGAAACTGAACAGGCTGGAGCAGGAGATCGCCGCGGCCGAGGGATCCGCCGATGACGCTCGCTGGGCGCAGGCGGAGGAAGTCGTTCGGCTACTCGACGGCGGGATGACGCAGGTGGAAGTAGCGGCCGGGTGGATCAACACGCGGACCGGCAAGCCGTACGGCCAGCCTCACGTTGTCTTTTGCGCGAAAGCATGGCGTTATTACCTAGGTAATAACGCCGATCGTCCGGCATGGAACACGGCCTACCAGAAGGCCAAGCGCGCGGACAGGCCGAAGACCGCGCCCAAGAAGAGGGCCAAGACCAGGAAGCCGACCGAGCCGACGTTCACCGAGGGCAAGCCTTCACTGTCCCGCGTGCCCGCGGTACAGGAGTGGGTTCGTGACCGGGCGCGGCGAGGGTGGGACCGGGAGAGGATCGTTGCCACATCGAAGGCGCAATCCGACGAATGGCCCACCGCAGCCGTCGAGGAGGCGGGTCTGTCGGGCAAGACACTGAGCAACGGCAGCTACGGAGAGGTCTGCACCGCGATCGAAGCCGTCGAACGGGTACACGGCGTCGAGGCGCCGCTGCGGCCCAAGAAGCAGAAGAAGGAGTCGGGCAAGCCGCTGCGCGAGCTGTACACGAAGCGCAAGGCTGGGGATACGGACCTGTACCACGACGTGATGATCCCGATCATGGAGGCGGTGCGGGTGCTGGAGTCCTACGACCTGCCGGACCTGGACTGGTCGGAGACGACGCAGAGCACCACGGTGCGGATCTTCGACTACCTCAACATCCTGGACAAGTGGACAGAGACGTCTCTGGCGACCACGATGGCGCACATGGACGATCTCGGGATCCAGCGGAAGATTGTCGACTGCGAGCGGCTCATGGCCGATCCGGCGGCGCCACCGAACGAGAAGGCGAACGCGGCGCGCGCGATCGAGAGGCTGAACGCTCGGCGCGCGAGGGACCGACTGGCGGGCTGAGCGACTGGCCCCGGTACGCCGGGGCCGGTCGTAGACTCACGGTGTGATCCAGTTCACGGTCATTGGCAGGCCGGTCACGAAGGGTTCGACGACGTCGTTCGCTGCGAAGCACAAGGACCGCTCGCTCGTCCTGCGCAAGAACGGCAACCCGGTGATCGTGACCCGCAACGCCGCCGGTGCCCGCGGCCGCACCTGGGAGAACGCCGTCGCGACCTGCGCGCTGGAGGCCCGCGAGCAGGCCGGTGGCCGGATCGCCCGCGGCGAGCCCGTCGGCGTTGAGGTGATCTTCTACCAGCCGCGCGGCGTCGGGCACTTCGGCACCGGCCGCAACGCGCACCTGCTCAAGGCGTCGGCGCCGACGCACCCGGCCGTCCGGCCCGACGTCGATAAGTACCTGCGGGCCGTGCTCGATGCGCTCACTGGCGTGCTCTACGCCGACGACGGCCAGGTCACGACCGTCCGCGCCGAGAAGCGCTACGGCGAGCCCGCGCGCGCGGAGATCCGGGTGTGGGTAGTGTCCGCGCTACCGGCAGACGGCCAGCTCGACCTGGAGCTAGCCGTCGCCTGAAAGTTCGTACCGAGGAGACGACTGGCGCCGGTCGCCACGCCCGGCGCCAGTCACCCCGGTTCATCGCCACACAAGCTCCCGGGCAATCACGAGCTGGCGAACTCGCTCCCTCGTCACGCCCATCTCCTCTGCGATCTCCCGGTAGGTCAAGCCTTCGTCGCGCCGCCTGGCGGCGTACCGGGCTCGGTCGCTCGCCGAGCGAGGTCGCGGGTACCGGCGAGGCTGGGATGCCATGCACGCGATTACCGGGCAGCGAACGATGCCCGGCGCGACCTCTCGCTTGAACCAGTGCAGGTCGAGCAGGGCAGGGAACGTGATCTCCGCGCCGGTCTCGTCCCAGTACAGGCCGTCATACGGGCCACGGCCCGCGATTACCCAGCGCCCGAGGCGTGCGCTCCACCGCTGCTGGCCCTTGTTCCACCACGTCCACCAGGGCTCGTCGATCATCTTAGGCGCCGGTTCCACGTCCGGTCACCGACGACGTCCGCGAGCAGCTCCTCGATCGCGTCGGCCAGGCTGCCGAGCGCCAGCGTCTGATCGGGCGCGTCGGATCGGCCTCGGGGCTTGACCTTGGTCTTGCCCGCGCCGGGCAGGGCCACGGCCGCGAGCATCGCGGCGACCGCGACAGAGCGACGCATCACCAGCCCGCGAGCGCGTCGACCTGCTCGCGTCCCTCGCGGCTCTTGCGCAGCGCGGCCTGGTGCTCGTCGCCGCTGGCGCGCGCCTCGTGGTACAGGCAGCTCTCCAGCTCCGCGATCAGGACGTTGCGCAGCGCCCTGACGTCGAGGTCGGCGCCGAGCTGCGCGATCGTGATCGTGTGCAGCAGCGCGTCGACTCGGCGCCGGGACTTGGTCGCCAGCCTCTTCCAGCGGATCGGCATCTGCACCTTGATTTGTTCGCGGCTGGCCATCACTCGTCCTCGATCCGATGCTCGCCGGTGCCGCCGAGCGCCTGGATTACGCGCCGGTCGAGCGCGTACTTGCTCTCGCCGGGCCGCGCCTGGACGTCGACGCCGTAGGCCTCTCGGACCGCCCGCGCGTAGCAGCGCTCCCAGCGCCCGTCGTGGTTGGTGCCACCGGGCAGCACGTAGTGCGCCAGCTCGTGGCAGAGGATCGCCTTGACCTCCGCGGCGCTGACGCTGCCGAGGCTCAGGTGGATCCTGTCGCGAGGCCACGCGCGCCCGCTGTAGCGCCCGTTGCTGGTGCGGTGCAGGGTCCAGTCGACTTTGCGCCCGCGCAGGTAGGACGGTAGCTCGTCGCGCAGAGCGGGCAGCTTGATCAGCCGCGCGATCTCCTTGCCGACGTTGACGCCGTCGATGGTCTCGCGCGCCGTCTTCGTCTCACGGGCGCGCTCGCGCTCGCGCGTGGCTCGTGCAGCTCGCGCGGTCTTGGCCTGCTCGCGCTTGCGCTCAAGCGCCGGGGCGTGGCGCTGGACGAGGCGTCCGGCCTCAAGCGAGCACGGCCAGCAGTAGCGCCGGACGTCGTCCGCACGCATGCGCCCCGGGGCGAGAACGCCCTTGTGGTTCGGGTTGGGACAGACCCAGGTTCGCCTGGTCATCGGGCTCCCCCCCTCAGCGCCGCGGCGATCGCCTCGGCGCGCGTCGTGGACTGCCAGTCCACCGGCCCATCCCAGGCGTCCGAGTAGATGAGGTCTTCATACGCCTCGGTATCGAGTCCGCCGCGCCAGCGGATGCGCCCGGTGTACTTCCACGCGCCCCAGAAGTCGCGGTCGGCGGGCCACTCCTCCAGCCCGTACGAGGGGCCGTCCTGGTAGCGGCGGATCCGCCAGAGCGTCTGGCCGTCGTTCGACGGCAGCAGGTAGTCGCCTTGGCTGACCTTGATCAGCGAGTAGTTGCGGTTCATCAGAACAGCCTCGGTCCCCGGCGCGTGCCGAGGTGGTAGCCGTTGCAGCCCGCGAACGAACACGGGTAGACCGAGCAGTGGTAGCCGAAGGTCTCGACGTACTCACGAGCCTCGCGCTCGGTGGCGAAGCGGCGCTTGGGCGAGCCGTCCTCTCGGAAGTGCTCGCCCACGATCCGCTTACGTGGTTGGCGCCGTCTGGTCACGGTCATGTCATCCACGACTCGCTGTAGGCGGTGATCCCGCCGTCGCGGAGCACATCCGCGATCGCGTGGGCCGCTGCTTCCCAGCGGGTGAGTGACTGTGAGCCTCTGTCGCCGCAGATTTTCGCGGGCGAGAGGTTCACCCCACCTCGGTAACTGTCGGACCGGCCCAGCCCTTCCTTCAGGATGAACCGGGCGAACCGTGAGCCGCCGGGCTTGATGTTGACCCAGGCCGTGCCGCACACGCCCTCGGGGACGTTGTACACCGGCTCGTTGGGGTCGGCCCCGCCATCATCGCCGCCCATCAGGGAGGCCATCATGTTCTTCGGGGTGTAGACCACCATCGGGGTCGGGATCGCGTCCCGGTATGCCTTCTCGCCAGCCTCAGCCGCGCGTGCGACGAGCGCCTTCATGTCGGCCACGGTGAGCTTCACCGAGCCGCCGCCGCCGTGCGCCTTGCGCGTGCAGACGGCGCAGATCCCGCTGTAGCCGCGGTCCGCCTCGTCCTTGCGCTCGATCCGCGGCCGGTTCCACGAGCCTCGACGATCGCCCTTGATCTCGGCGACGTCCTTACCGCACATCGTGCGTGTAGACTCTGCGTCGGCAGCGTAGTGCCAGCGGGGTTGACGATAGGCACCCGGGTTGGTTCTCCGGATGACTTCCACTTCAGTACCTCCTCGGTCGGGGGGAGCGCGCCTTCTCCGGGCGCACTTACATTGTAGCACACATCGTGTGCACCGTGTGTGCTATCATCGCTCGCGGCAACCCCTAGACCGAGGAGTACAGCAGTGAAACTGACAGAAGTCGAAATCCTCACCGTGCCGTGTGAGGTCCATGTGAGCACCGGCGGCACCTTCGAGGTGTTCCTGCGCGGGCATGCTGAAGACGAGGACGCGCGAGCGCTCGCGAACAGCGGCACGTTCAGCGAGGCCATCGAGCGGGCGAAGCCGCAAGTCCGGCAGCGCAAGGTGAAGACCAACGTGCCGTTCTACCGGCTGACGGACCGCTTCACGTCGTTCGAGCGGGGCACCGCGACCGGGTTCCACGCGGGCACCGGCAACGTGCTCGCGGTCTTCGACGGCGACACCGAGCAGCTCCCGTCGTCCGGATACCGGGCATCGGCCGTTTACCGCGGCGACATGACGGAGGAGGCCCGCGGCGAGCTGGTGCAGTTACGCCGAGAGATCTCGGAGCTGAGCAACCGGCAGCGGGCACTCGAAGAGGAGTGGACGTTCGACCTCGCGGTTGCTGTTCGCGAGGCGATCGAAGCATCCGCATGATGGCGGCGGATCCGCGCGCGGAGGAGCAAGCCGCGCGCGCCCGCCACCGCCAGCTCGAACGCGCCCGGCGGGAAGCGGAGCGCAAGCGCCAGAAGGAAGCCAGCTCGAAGCTCGCGACGATCATTCGCGAGGAGCTGGCCTCGCCCCGCGCGCGCGACTGCCGGTGCGGAATCACGGTGCGCACGACGCGTGCTGAGATCGCCGCCATGGGCGCGGGCTGCACCGCCGGTAGGTGGGTGTGCCCGACGCTCGATGCAATCCGCCGACGGCTCGACCGATAACGCACTTCGTGTGCTACCCTGGAGGGAATAATGACGACCACGAAGGGGAGCGGGATGAGCAAGGAAAACGGGGCTGAGCCACCGATCGGTCCACCCAGGCAGCCGCGTGCGGTCAGGCAACTCGACATCGTCGGAACGGCCGAGGTCGCGAAGCTGCTGGGCGTCGAGCGGCCGCGCATCGGGCGCTGGATCAAACGCGGCCTGATGCCGCCGACGGCGGCACATTTGCAGGCCACGCCGGTGTGGTACCGCAGGGACATCGAGAGGATGGGCACCTGGGTCGAGCGCAACCGGCGCCGCAGTCGCGAACCGGAGCCGCCCCCGCCCAAGAAGCGGCGGCGCAAGAAGGCGACAACGGCGAGCTGACCTATGCATCGCGCGGAGCGCGCCAGGCTGGCGCACGAGGCCGCGCTGGAGCGGATCCGCCGCCAGCAGGAAGAGGGGCTGCTCACGATCCGCCAGATGACACCGGAGGAGCGCGAGTACTGGGGCCCGCCGCCAGAGGCGCCACCCCGGCGCAAGCCGACGTACCGGCCGTCACTGGCGCAGCCCAACCGGCAGGACCACGCCGTCCGCGAGGACGCGTAGTCTTCCCGGTACAACCCGACCCGAGGAGGCTGGACATGGCCACGGCCAAGGAACGAGTGTCAGCGGCGACCGAGTACACGGTGCTTGCTCAGCGCGAGCTGAAGGATCCGGCTACAGACGAGGCTGTCGTGGCGTGGGTCGAGAGTGGCAGCGCCAGCGCCACGTCTCGTCTCGACGCAGCCAAGGAGGTGGCGGGGGACACGGAGGGCGTCTGGCGCCCCGTGCCCGTCCGGAACTGGGGGCCTGCGATCCGCACCCGCATCGAGACGACCACGCGCACGCGCGCGGAGGAAGAGCCCCCGTTCTGACCGAGCCCGAGCAGCCGTCGGCGCAGGAGAAGGAAGAGGACCCGTTCGAGGAGCTGCGCGCCGAGATCGCCGACTTCGGCGACTACGACGAGCGCGCGCTGGACGTGTACCAGACGCTGTCGTACTACTTCGCGCTGCGCAGGCAGGGCATGCCACGTCCGGGCGCGAAGACCCAGACGTGCGCCATGTTCGGGCACGACGCGCCCCGCGGCATGTGCCTGCGCTGCGGCATCGGCGTCGACCTCACGGCCGACCGCGGCAAGCGCGAGCGCGAGCGGCTTGCCGAGCGCGACACATGGCTCGCCTCCCGGTGGTGATCTGAGCGCCGGTACGATGCGGCCGTGGACGAGGACGGCCGCTCGATTGACGACCTGACCGAGCGTCACCTGCGCAAGCGCGGGCGCAAGCCGGGGCTGACCGACGAGGAGCGCGAGGAGCGCAACGCCGAGCTGGTGCGCGACCGGCTGCGCGGCCAGAGCTGGGCGTACCTGGCCGAGAAGTACAACCTGACCGTCGCGGCCTGCAGGAACGTCTACTCGGCGTGGCGCGCCGACAACCAGTCGACCTACCAGGGCCGCGACCCGATCGCGATCGTGCACTCGATGCTCGACCGGCTGGAGAGCTGGATCGAGCAGCTCGCCGAGGTGGCCGACGAGTCGGCGGCTGACGCGACGAAGATCGCGGCGATCAACGCGCAGCTCAGCGCGCTGACGCGCACGGCCGAGCTGATGCAGGCCACCGGCATCCTGCCGCACGACCTCGGCACCCTGCGCCTGGAGCTGGACGTCCAGACGCTCGCCGTCAAGCTCGTGACCGTCCTGACCGAGCAGGGTGCCACCCCGGACATGAAACGCGCGATCCTGGACACGCTGAGGGCCGATGCGGTGCAGCAGCCCACACTGTCCGCTTGAGCGCGCCAACGGCTCGCGCTTCTGCGAGACGCACCGGAGCCTGTTCGCCTCGATCGCCGCGGAGATCGACGATGGCAAGGAGGAGCGCCGCCGGACGCCCGAGCGCCGCCGCCGCACGATGTTCAAGAAGTGCGACTGGGCGAGCTGCACCGAGTGCGCCGCGCCGCGCGAGGCGTACTGCGAGTACCACCTGAGGGCGCTCAGCACCAGTGTCACCGCTAAGGCTTGACCCGCGCGAGACTTTCCGCCTGACCGTCACCGACGCGTTCCTCGACGCGCTGCAGTCGGACATCGCCGCGCACGAGCAGCGGCGTGCGAGTTTCCTGGAATGGGCGGTAAAGGTGCCCGAGACCAAGGGCCCGCTCAACTTCGAGCGCTGGCCGTTCCAGCGCGAGCTGTACGAGCAGGGCTTCGACGACAAGGAGGTCGTCGTCATGAAGGCGACGCAGCTCGGGATCTCCGCCTGGCTGGTCCGGTGGGCGCTCTGCTGGGCCGACATGCACGCCGCCCGCGTGCTCTACATCTTCCCCCGCGAGCGCCAGTTGCTCGACTTCTCGGACGGCCGGATCAAGCCGCTTATCTTGGGTGAGTACCTGAGGACTCGCGTGCCGCCCGCCAGCGTGCAGAACAAGACGCTGAAGTCAGTCGGCCTGGGGATCATCTACTTCCGCGGCTCCGAGGCCGAGGCCGGGCTCGAATCCATCGACGCCGACGCGCTGTGCCTCGACGAGCACGACCTGCTCGTGCAGGCGCACATCCCAATCGCCGAGCGCCGCGTCGGCGGCCAGGACTCGCTCGGGATGATCCGCCGGATCGGCTTTCCGACCATCTCCGACCACGGGATCCACAAGGAGTACCGCAAGTCCGACCAGCGTGAGTGGACAGTCAAGTGCGAGAGCTGCGGCGAATGGCAGGCGCTCACGTGGGCCGACAACATCGACCTGGAGCGCGAGATCCGGATCTGCCGCAAGTGCCGCAAGGGGCCGCTCAACGTCGTTCACGGCGAGTGGGTCGCCTCCCACCCGGACCGGCGCGCCCGCGGCTACCACGTCACCAAGCTGATCCTCCCGAGCGAGAACGTCGTCAGCTCGCTCATCGCCGCGTCACGCGAGCAGGTCGCCTACCGGCGCCAGGTGTTCTTCAACCGCGACCTGGGCGAGCCGTGGGAGGCCGAGGGCGCCCGGCTGACCCCGGCGATGATCGCCGCCGCGCAGCGCGGCTACACGCAGTTCACCGGCTACGAGGGCACCAAGCCGGTGATCATGGGTGTCGACGTCGCGAGCGTGCGCGCGCTGAACGTGTGGGTCTCCGAGCAGGCGTCCGAGACGCAGGGCCGCTGCCTGTACCTCGGCCTGGTCGACAGCTTCGAGGAGCTGGCGAAGCTGATGGACCGCTTCCGGGTGGTCATGGCCGGGATCGACCACCTGCCCGAGAACCGGCTGGCGCAGGCGTTCGCGAACCGCTTCGCCGGGCGGGTGTACATCATCAGCTACGGCACCGAGACCCAGCGTGACGTGCTCTCGGTCGACGACCAGCAGCGCCGCGCCAGCGTCCGCCGCACCGAGGCGATCGACGCCGCCCAGGAGCGCATCCGCGCGCAGCGCGAGTACCTGCCGCAGGATCTGCCGTCGGACTTCGTGGCGCAGATGTGCTCGAACGTTCGCTCGGTGGAACAGAACGACGTCGGCCGGGTGTACGTGCGCTATCGCGCCGACGGGCCCGACGACTGGATGCAGGCGCTCACGTACGCGATCGTCGCGAACGAGTGCTGGTGGATCCGCCAGCAGGTCGACCACGAGGAGATCACCTCGATCGACGAGATGACCGAGCTGGGGTTCGAGCGCTCGACGCTGCGCGACCCCGAGACGATGGAGTACAGCCCGGGCCGCAGCGACGGCGACTACCAGCTTCACGACGGGCAGGCCAACGGCTACGCGAACGGGTACGAGGACGGCTACGACTACGACGAGTAGGGCTAGCGGTGCTCTCGCTGGTACGCGCGCATCGCTGCGCTGCAGAGACCGCAGCGACAGCGGCGCCCGGTGTAGCTCGTGTATCTGCCGTGGACGATTGGACGAGCGCGTTGGCGCTCCGCCTGCTCCCGACTGCTCTTGGCTCGGTGGCATGGCTGGCAGAGCACCTGGCACTTCGCCAGCTCGGTCGCGCGGCGAACCTCGCTCCAGCCCCAGATCGTGCAGCTCGCAGCCCGCTTGAGTTTCGGGTCTTTGGTGGCTGGATCAACGTGGTCTAGCTCCAGGTTCTTCGTGGCGCCGCACTGAGCGCAGCACTTGTCGGCGAAGAACGTCGCACGTCGCTGTTCGCGGCTTGGCATGCGCGGATGGTAACACACATCGTGCGCCAGATGTGGTACAATGTAGTTGCGCCCGGAGAGGGCGCGACTCCCCCGACCGAGGAGACACGATGGACGCGACAACGATCTACCTGGCCAACGGGCTGGCGAGAACCGTGCGCGGCCGCGCCGAGGATGTCGGTCTGGCGCTCAAGCGCCGGACGGTGACCGAGGACGACAGGCTCCGCCAGTTCACCACGCTCGACGGCGAGACCCTGACGGTCAACGCCGACGCGGTGGCCCTGACCGAGGCCGCGCACGTGCGTGGCAAGGAGGCGTTCGGCTTCAGCCGGGCGCTGGCAGCATGAGCCGCGCTGACAGGCCGCTCACGCGCCGCCAGTGGACCGTGCTCTCGTCCCTGGAGTTCGGCAACGGCCGAACCGCCAAGTGGCTGGGTGTGCGCTCCGACGTGCTCTGGCGACTGGAGCAGCGCGGCCTTGTGTCGCGCAACCTGCACGACCGCTGGCGAATCACTGACAAGGGCCAGACGGTCCTGGAGAACACACGATGGGAGGATGCGACATGACCGGCGCCGACGCCAGGCGCGGCGACATCGTCCGCAACCTCACGACCGGGCACACCGGCATCGTGACCGGCTCCTCCCAGTTCGGGCGCCTGATCGTGAAGATCAGGACCAACGGTCAGACGACCGTGAAGTGGGAGCGCTGGAACGTCGAGGTCGTCGCTCAGTTCGAGGGCACGACCTGACCGGTAGCGCATGACATGTGCTACCATGTGTAACGACACGACCGAGGAGACGAGATGCGATACACGGTGACATGCCGGGAGCCGGACGAGACGATCCTGTTCGACGCGCCCAGCGGCACGTCGGATGACGCGCTGCGCAAGGCGGCGCTGAACGTCGCCGGGTGGGACTCGATGCGGGTGCTCCGGATCGCCGCGAGCGATGGCCGCGAGATCGAGACCCCGATCGCCCGCGAGGTGCGCCTCGAAGACGAGATGAACTCCGACCTGATCGAGTGGGCGAGCGTCCGCGGGATCAGCGCACCGGACTTTTGATGCTCACCGCCTTCGATCTGATCGGCTACGACGGCGACCAGTGGGTCCGGATCGTTGGCGGCCGCACGCTGTACGAGACCGTCCTCGTCCGCGACGGCTACGACGACGGTCCGGTGCGGCTGGTCCGCATCGACGCCACCAACGGCATTCGCCAGGTCAACCGGTACGTTCACCCGGACACGCCGGTCGAGCTGGTCGACGCACCCACCCCGACCGAGGAGACCAAATGATCCCCGAACCTGTTACGTCTGAGCTGCGCTTCGCTTGGCGCGTCGACTACTTCGCCACGCCTGAGGACGCCGTGGCGTTCTTCATGGCCAAGCGCGAGGCCGGTTTCTCGGCTCACTCGCCCAACGACGCTGCCGAGACCGGTCCGTATGCGGGCCTGTACGGCGTCCACTGGAAGGACCGGCCGGGCGAGGGGTGGTACTGAGTTGTTCGACTACGAGCGAGAGCCCTACGCGCAGTGGGCCGACGACGGCCAGCCGCTGTTCTGGCGGCGAGCCTACGGTGGCAACCCGCAGCCAGCGTTCGAGTACGGCGGCATGCTCTACGTCGACATGTCGCCCGCCCGGCAGATCTGGATCTACGGGTACAGCGCCCCGTCGCAGTTCAAAGAAGACCACCCGTTGGAGCGCGAGACCTGGGAGCGCCGCCGGGCGTTTCCCGCCTGGTGCTACTCCGTGATGGAGCCACGCGGCGAACCCGGCATCGTGCCGCTCGACGCCGTCGAGGAGATCTCCCGCGAGGAGTTCGAGGCGGCCGCCGCGCGCGACTGGACCTAACGCATGATGTGTGCTATGATGTACGTGCGGGCGAGAGGCCCGCTCCCACCGACCGAGGAGACGAAGGTGAAGGTACGAATCGAGATGACCGTCGAGGTGGACGTCGGCGCCTGGGCGCTGGAGTACGGCATTGAGCCCGGTGACGTCCGCGAAGACGTGCGCAACTACATCATCAACGGTGTAGCCGAGTGCCCGCTCGGGCAGTCCGGCGACCTCAAGGTGGTGAAGGCATGACACCGAAGGAAACCGACATGGCGCTCTCCGCCCTGTGGCGCGAGCTGTACGCCATCTGGCAGCGGATCGACTACAACACCAGCGACCTGCTGCGCATAGCGGGCGCGAAGTACTACTACCGCGGGCGCCAGCGCGTCACTGACATGAAGCTGGCCGACGCCATCGAGATCGCGACCGCCACTGCGAGCGCAGTCGCTGAGTACAAGGCGACTCACCAGGTGACCGAATCCGACGGCTGGGTGCGCACCGACTGGGACGAGTGGAAGGGCCGCGTCGCGCCCTACGAGGCCGACAGGCCTGGCGAGGCACTCGCCAAGCGCGAGGCCTTGCTCGCCGAGCGGTTCGAGAAGCAGGCCGAGATCGACAAGCTGGAAGCGACCTACACCGGCTGGTCACGGTTCTTCCTGGTGACGTCGAGCGCGGGCCACGTCCACAGCTCGATGCACTGCTCGACCTGCTACCCGACGACCACGTACGGCTGGATGCCCGAGCTGTCGGGCAAGACCGAGGCCGAGGCCGTCGACGAGCTGGGGCCGACACTCTGCACCGTGTGCTTCCCGAGCGCGCCGGTCGACTGGACCGCGGGCAAGAAGCTCACCAGGGCGCAGGCCGAGAAGAGGGCGGCCTGATGCGGCGGTACGCGACCAACTACGGCACCGGGAAGGTTCACCTTGGTGAGCCCTCCCGGCGCGCCGGGTGGTACACGATCCTGTTCTGCACGGGCCGCGCCGTGAGCGGCGCGGTCGCCACCACCGATGCTCCGACGTGCAAGGCGTGCCTCAAGCGCGCCAAGGCCAACGGCGTCGACCCGACCGAGGAGACCTGATGGAACGAGAACTGACGCGAGCGGAGAAGCTGTTCTTCATCGAACGCACGATCGCCGCAACCCACCGCGCCAACCTGATCGAGCAGGTGCGGGACTTCATCAACGAGGAGTACCGCGCCGACGATCCCGAGGGCATGGCGATGGAGCTGGAGGAGTTCTTCGCCGACGCGCTGAAGGGCACCGGCTGGAGGTTCGACCGGCTCGACCTTGAGCGCGGCGAGCTGACTGAGGAGGACGAGTGAGCGCCCCCGAGAACGTCGACCAGTTGAAGATCATCTTCGACGCTGTCGGCATCGACCCGAAGCTGACCGACATGGTCGCGAGCGTTGCGCTCGCGGAGTTCCGGCGCGGCTACCTGTACGGGCTGCGTGACATGAAGCAGCGCGCCGAGAACGCGATCGGCGGCATCCGGGTGGAGACCGAGTGACCGAGCCGATCCTCCGCCGCCGCCGCCGGATCATGCTCGACGACCGACTCGTCGGCTGGGTGGTCAAGCTCAAGGGCGGCGGCTATCGCGCCTACGTCGAGCGGCCGGACTTCGGCTACATCAACGGTGACGGGCGCACGCGCGAGGACGCGATGCGCGAAGCCTGGAGCGCAAGATGTGTGCTAAACTCTGTAGTGCAACCGACCGAGGAGGAGACATGAACCGCGCTGTATTCCGACTGGAGCCAGCCGGGCTGATGGACCGGACCGACAAGCGCGTGACGGCTTACGCCGGGCGCGAGGTCCAGAAGATCCAGCCGCACGGCTGCCCGCCGAACGGGACCATGGGCATGGTCTACGTCCAGACCGTCGACGGCGACTTCATCGGGCTCGTCTCGAAGCACTCGCTGGTCAAGACCGGCCGCACGGCGCCGGTTCGCGACAAGGCCGCAGAGGCGCGTGACGCGCGCTCGGCGGCGTTCCGCGCCCGGATCCGGGTGACGCCATGAGCTACGCGCCCTACGGCCGCAGGCTCGACCGCACCGCCTACGAGGCTCGCACCAAGCAGCCGCGTGACCTGGTCGGCGCGATCGAGACCTCGCCGTCCGGCAACACGGTCCTGCGCATCGGCCGCGAGATCGACGGCGAGGGGCGCTGGACACAGATCGCCCACGTTGTGATGACGCCGGACGAGGCGTGGCGCTTCGCCGCCGAGGTGGCGGACGCGCAGCCACCCGAAGAGGTGGTCAAGCTCGCCCGCGAGCTGATCGAGATGTGGCGCGCCGGGCAGCGCATGTACGACGCGGAGGAGATCGACGCGACCGTCGGCGCGCTCGCGCGCGCGCTGCCGCCCAAGCACGAGCCGCCGGTGGAGACGCATCCCGATGATCCCTTCTGAGCTGGCAGCCGCCGAGGTGCTGGCACCGCTGGACGGCTGGGCCAACCAGTGTCACGGCGCAAGCGTGAAGCTGATGCGCTCCGGGCGCTTCGGCGCCTGCCGGGTGGCGCGAGGCTTCTGTATGGGCGTGAACGGCCAGCACTCCTGGCTCGTGCTTGGCCACGACTGCTACGACGAGAAGGCGACGATCGTCGACCCGACCCTCTGGAGCTACGACGACGACGTCACTGGCGTCTGGGTCGGCACCTACCGTGACGCCCGGCACGAGCCGCACGGCAAGGGCTTCATCTGGCGCTGGGGCAGGCCCGAGAGCCCGACCGGCCCGGCCGTCGAGCTGACGCCGCGCGAGCCGTTCTCCAGGGCCGCGAGCGACTTCCTGGACATACTCGGCCCGCTCGACTTCGAGGGCTGGTGCGTGCTCACGCGCGCGCCGGTGCAGGGCTGGCCCGCCGCCGAGATTCTGGCGGCGATCGACGACACGCCCGGCCTGTCCGGTCGCGTGCCGATCGACATCCTGGGCATGGTGACGGACAGGAACCCACAGGGCCTGTACCTGCCCACGTAGCGCATGACGTGTGCTATGATGAGAGTGCAACTCCCCCCGACCGAGGAGACAAGATGATCAAGCCAATCGAAGGCTGGACCTGGTGGCTCGACGAGGGCCAGGCATCCGGCGTGTGGCCGTGCGAGGTGCTCGACGTGAACATCTTCGGCGTCCGCGTCCGGCCGACGCACAAGGGCTCGATGTACTACGGCGAGACCATCATCGTCGACCACAACCGTGTCTACGACGGCCGCTTCAACACGGTGCGCCAGGCAGTGGCGGCGCAGGAGAAGGCCGATGCCTGACCTGACCCTGAGCGTGGCCTACGTCCACGATCCGAAGGGGCGCCGCGGGCGCCAGCACTTGGTCGTCCACTTCTACGAGACCGGCGCGACCCGCATGGCGGACCACGAGCCGTTCCCCAGCGAGGAGGACGCCCGAGCGCGCGTGACGGCGCTCACGCCGAAGAAGACCAGGGCCAGGAAGGCCAAGGCCACCGACCGAGGAGAAGCATGACCACCACCGTGAAGATCTTGGAGGCCAGCGACAACGTTGCATGCCAGGCGTTCGCGCGGTGCGACCGCCCGGCAGAGGGCGCCTGCCGCCATCCGGTGCTCGGCGGTTACCTGTCTTGCGCGCGATGCGCGGAGCTGCTGGAGCAGACGCTCGAACCGGCAGAGATCGAGTTCACCACCGACCGAGGAGAAGCATGACCACCATGACCACCGAGCCGCGCGTCACGTTCAACAAGAGCGCGCGGACGATCAAGGCCGACTACCTGATCGGCACCGACCACGAGGGGCGGGACGGCGCCGAGCGCCGGATCTTCGCCAGCTTCCGAGTCGGCTACGACAAGGGCGGGCCGAATTACTTCAGCGGCCGGACCACGCCGCGGAGCTACAGCGCGTCGATCAGTCGCGTGACCGAGGAGACGATCCTCGACCGCGACGGCAACCCGATCGGCACGTCGCAGAGCTTCACCCTGTTCAAGGGGCTCGGGCTCGACCGCTCCGAGCCGGTGGGGCGCTACAGCGAGAAGGGCCTGCGCGAGTTCTACGCAGCGGCGAAGGCCCGGTTCGACGAGCTGCGGTTCGAAGAGCCGCGGATCGGCCGGTACTTCGACCTGGAGGAGGACGCATGAGCGTCAAGAAGAACGTGCTCGCCGGACTGATCGACGCTCAGAAGCGCGAGTCCTTCCGGCCCGAGATACTCGACCAGATCGACGACGAGAAGGCGTGCGGCGTGTTGCTTGCGCACTACTTCGACTTCGACGGCGCCGCGCTGCTAGCGGTGGCCGCCGCTGCCCTGACCGACGCCAACTTCCACGAGGAGGCCACGTGCGTGCGCGCACTCCTGGAGACCTTGGAGGCCGTCGCGTGAGCAAGGGCAGCCCCCGCACCTGGGAGCCGCTGGCCATCGGCCCGGCGGCTCGCGAGGGCGCCGCTGGCATGGCGCGTGCCTTCCACGAGACCGGCGGGCGCAAGCACTGGTTCACGTACCGCACGCCGATCCCCGCGACCGAGTGCCTGGCGTTCGGCAACCGCCTGTACAACGGCGCGGCGCTCGTGTTCGAGGACGGCTCGATGCACCTCTCGTTCAAGCGCCGAGACCGCTCCGCGATCCGCGACTGGCGCCACATCCAGGCGATCAAGAACGAGGTCGCCGGACCCGAGCGCGAGGCGGTCGAGATCTTCCCACCCGAGTCGATGCTGGTCGACTGCGCGAACGAGTACCACTTGTGGGTGCTGCCGCCGGACCAGCTCAGCCCGCTCGGCTTCGTCGAGCGCCAGGTGGTCGAACACCAGGGCGCCGAGTTCGAGCACGACCACGCGCTGTACCGGCAGACCGGCCAGTCCGGCTACCGCCAGCGGCCGTGGGAGCCCGGGCTGCCGACCGGACCGGAGGCGGCGTGATGCCCTGGGAGACTCGACCATGGGCGACCACGCCCAACCCGGACGTCATGAAGATGACCGCGGGCGGCAAGCTGCTGGGCAAGCGAGTACGGCTGACGCTCGACCCGCGCTCGTGGGATGCCGAGGACGCCAACGACCTCCGCGTCGAGGGCACGGTCCTCGCCTGCACGTCCGATGGCCCGACGCTGATCCTGGAGGAGCGAGACGTCGTCGACGGCGGGCGAATCCCGCTGATCGACATACTCGTGATCGAGCTGCGCTAGCTCACGATGTGATACAATGTAGGTGCGGGCAAGAGAGACCCGCCCCCCCCGACCGAGGAGACCGAATGACCACAGAGACCTTCCGCGAGTGCGACACCAGCGTCCTGCTCGCGCAGATCGGCCGCATGAACGTGCTGGCCATCAGCGGCGGCCGAGTGATCCGCCGCGAGACCGGCGTAACCCTGCCGGTCGGCGCTGGCTACAGCGTCACCGTCGACTACGACTGGGGCGACGACTACGTCGTCCGGCGCGTGTTCAAGCGCGGCGCCAAGGTCTGGATCAAGGGCGAGCGCCGCGGCGTCTACATGGACGAGGTCGGCGACGCCGCCTACCGCGCGTCCAGCTTCCGGAGCTACGACTTCGGCGACGCAGTCACGAGGGAGGTGACGGCATGACATCCCTGTCGGCCTACGAGCGGTGGATGGTGCGCAGCAACCTGGAGACCATCCGCGAGACCGACGTGACCGCAGCCGAGCAGGCCGCGATGCTGCGGGCGAACGGCTACTCCCGCATCGCGGGAGCGGTCGAGATCGAGACCGCCAAGGCGGAGATCCGCCGTGCCGTGATGGCGCGCTTCGGTGGCCACTTCGGCCCGGCGCTGACCGGTGTGGAGGTCAGCGACGAGGACGCCCGGCGTTACCTCGACGGCGCGACCATCGAGGAGCTGCTGGAGGTGACCGTATGAGGACGGCGGACCTGAAGGTGGGCGAGCACTACGCCGTTGTGACGCGCTTCCCGGTGCGCCCGCGCGAGGGCATCCTGCAGCACGACGCGAAGCGGGCGACGCTCGTCGAGGTGTACAGCCCGGCGAAGTCGGGCCGACGCTATAACGAGGAGAAGCTCAACGCTCGGGTGCGAGACGAGGACGGCGACGAGTACGACGTGAACGCGCGCCGGATCCTCGGTACATGGGCCGACCGGCTCGCGGCGGCGGAGCGGAGCCGCGAGGCGCAGGAGCGCAACGCGCGCGAGCTTGCCGAGCGCACCACGATCAACGGGACGCTGGCCGAGAGTCTGAACCGGCGCCAGATCGAGGCCGGGCTCGTGACCGACACCGGCGAGCCGATGGTCAGGTTCTCGGTCAACTATCGCGGCGGCCTGGACTCGATTCAGCGGGCCAGCCTGCGCGAGCTGATCGAGCGAGTCACCAACAAGACTGCGGCAGGGGGCACGGGGTGAGTGAGGGGCGACTCACCCCGGCGCAGACCGCGCTATTGGCGCGGATCGAGAGCGAGGGCCGCGTGGGGGTACGCGGCCCTCAGCTCGCTATGGCCCGGCGCCTGGAGCGTCGCGGGCTGATCGAGCTGGAGGTTGCCGGGAGCGGCGTTCCGTTCCAGGGTGACTGGTGGATGGAGGTAGTGCCAAGCACAAGACCTGTGCTACGATCGAGTGACAACCCCGACCAGGAGTGAACACATGAGCAAGGTAATGGGCGCCGACACCGTCGTCGCCCTGAACATGAAGGCAGTCCGGAAGTACACCCGCTCGCTAAGCGCGGCGGTGATCGACCGGCTCGACAACGAAGGCGTCAACATCGTGCAGCTCGCGGTCCCCAACGGCGACAGCGACCACCTGCACGTCCACATGATGCTCAAGCTCGAAGGGCGCGACGAGCCCGTCCTGGCGTGGCTCGACATTGGCTACGCGGACTTCAACAAGCTGGCCGAGATCGAGCAGAAGGACGGCGAGTACGTCGTGACGAAGGCGGCCGAATGAGGATCGCCTACGAGACCAAGAACTTCAACGCAGACACGCTCGCCGCGATCCGGCAGGCCAACGAGATCCTGGTCGAGTATGAGCAGCAGGGCTACGACCTGACGCTCCGTCAGCTCTACTACCAGCACGTCGCACGAGGGCTGATCCTCAACACTGAGCAGTCCTACAAGCGGCTCGGCTCGATCGTCAACGACGCTCGGCTGACCGGGCACATGGACTGGGATCACATCGTCGACCGGACGCGGAACATCCGCGCCCTGACGCACTGGCGCGACCCGGCGCACATCATCACCGCGACCGCGCGGAGCTACAAGGTCGACCTGTGGGAAGCGCAGGGCGACTACGTCGAGGTGTGGATCGAGAAGGACGCGCTCGTCGGCGTGATCGCCGGTGTCAGCGAAGAGCTGGACGTCCCCTACTTCTCGTGCCGCGGCTACACGTCGCAGAGCGAGATGTGGGCGGCCGGGCAGCGCCTGCTCGAACAGGCGGTCAAGGGCAAGCGGATCACGATCCTGCACCTCGGCGACCACGACCCGTCCGGGATCGACATGACCCGCGACATCAAGGACCGGCTGGAGCAGTTCGTCGGCCAGGACTACGCGCGCCACATGATGGACGCGGACGAGAACTGGGACACGTACAGCGAGACGAACCAGGATGTGACGATCCGGCAGTGGATCAACGATGTGCTCGACCGGCTCACGATCAACCGGATCGCGCTGACGATGGACCAGGTCCAGCAGTACAACCCGCCGCCGAACTTCGCCAAGCTCACGGACTCTCGCTCCGGGATTGTCCGCAGGCAGAACAGGATCGTGGGGATCAAGCCGGGGAGCTACATCGACCTGTTCTCGGATCTCGATGCCTCGCACGACCCTCTGGATCGTGCCCAGAACACCTCTTCCTGGGAGCTGGACGCGCTCCCGCCCGATGTCCTGTCCGGCCTGGTCCGGACGCACGTCGAGGCGCTGATCGACAACGACGTCTGGGACAAGGCCGTCGAGCGCGAGCAGGACGGCCAGCGGCTGCTGCGCCAGGCGTCGCAGCGCTGGACCGAGATTGTCGAGAGCCTGAACGGCGGCGAGCCTGAGGGGGACGAAGATGCTTGAGATCTACGTGAAGCTGATTCTCGACGGCGCTGACGGCGTCCCGATGCTGACCGTGGCCAAGGAGATCGAGACCGCCCTCGCGGGCACGAGCGTCGAGATGCTTGACGAGGAAGGCTCCCGCGTCAGCGTGGTCATAGACGAGGCCGTCGTAGGCGACTTCGACGTCTACGTGCCTGGACCCGAGGAGGAGGAGTGACCAGGGACGAGATGCTGATGCTGGTCAACGACCACCTGGGTGAGCGCGTCGTGGTTACCACCCGGGCCGCCGGTGAGGTGATCGTGGCGGAGCTGCGCGGCGTGCTGCAGCACGTGAGCCCCGACCAGCAGTACGACGACGTCGAGGCGGTGCTTGGACAGCAGCCCGAGCGCGAGCCTGGAGATCTCATGTTCCGGCACGAACGGGGCGACTACGAGGAAGACGTTGGCGTGTACGCCGTTGGGGATGGCGGCAGCGGCATCGACCTGTCGCAGCTCTGGGACGGCGTGGCCGAGGCGATGGACCAAGACGTCGGGCTCGTGATCGCGCTCGACGAGCACGCCTACCTGGAGATCCTCTGGATCGACCGGGTCAAACCCTTAGGAGAGGACGACGAATGAGCACCAGGATCCTGATCGGCCACGAGCAGGGCGACCACGGCTTCAACACCGAGCTGGCCTGCCTGTTCGACAGCGTTACCGGCTGGGCGTTCGGCCCGCTGTTCCACACCGGCGAGAACGGCGAGGCGGCCGAAGACCGGGCGCAGGCGTTCCTCGACTGGCTGGCCGAGAATGACGCCGACGGCCGTGACCCGCGCATCATCCCGCCCGGCGAGCTGGAGAAGCTCTACGGGCGTTGGCTGGACAGCCTTCGCGAGCAGGCGGAGTGGAAGGCGCGTCAGGAGGCGACGATGGACGAGCGACTCCGCAGCGCTCCCGACTTCGATCTGTGACCGACGAGCAGAAGCAGCAGCTTCTGGTGATAGCCCGAGCCCTGGTCGCCATGGTCAACGAGGTCGAGAAGGACGATCCCGAGCTGGCCTGGCGACCGTGGAGCATCAACCGCGGCCGCGCAGACCCGCGGCCCTAAAAGCCGTTTGACCTGACCCGCCCCGTCGGACTTACGCTCGCGAGATGTGGGTGCGGTCTGGCGGATCGTTGTGTGGCAGCCCGCGAGGGCGGCAGTAAGGTTGGCGCGTGGCCGACTTCGAACGCGTCGTCATCCCGAACCCGACCGCGCCGCCGTGCCCCGCCGGTGCCCTGGTCTCGGAAGCGGCGGGGGGCACCGGCTGCGTCTGCCGCATCACGTCGAACCTGATCGACAGCCGACGGAACCCCTCGACGTTGAGGGCCTACTGCTTCAGCTCGACGGGATACCAGACCTGCCCGACGTGGCGCGCCGACCGCGAAGAGCTGTGGCGCAGCAAGACGATCCGAGACCTACTGAACCGCCGGGGCGATCTCGTCTCGGGACATCCGGAGGACCGCGAGCGCGAGCAGGGGCTGGCGCTGGCGATCGAGGCCCAGGAGCGCGAGGCGTGGCAGTTGCAGAGAGAGCGCGAGCGCTAGCGACGCATGTCTACCTCACGGACGAGACCACGCTTCTGTACGTCCTGGAGGTCGGCGGCGCTCGCGGCGCCGTCATGGTCGAGGACGCCCGCACCGGCGAGGCGTACAAGATGCGAGCGTCGGCGCTGACCGACTGGCGAGTGATCCGCTCGGAGGACTCCGATGCCTGACTGGACGAAGCGCCTGCAGGAGCAGATCGAGGAGCGCACCGGCAAGACCGTCATCGACCGCAATTACGTCGAGCTGCTCGAAGCGTCCGATGTCGAGCGTCGCGCCATGCAAAAAGAGCTGGACTTGCTCGGGTGGTACGTGCTCGACTACATCGGCGGCCAGCCGCAGGAGGTCAGACCGACCGAGCGCCGCCGGATGGCTGCTCAGTCGCGCATGGTCTGGGTACAGGATCCGGTGGCCGGGGCGAACGTCGAGCTGAGCTGCAACTTCATCTTCGGCCGCGGCGTCCCGAAGCCGAAGGCGGCGGACGAGAAGGTCCAGGAGGTCATTGATGAGGCGTGGGATGACCCGGACAACAAGGCGGTCCTGACCACGTTCCCGGCACAGGTGGCGCTCTGCACCGATCTCGTGCTCCAGTCGAACCTGTTCCTGCTGTTCTTCCAGGGCGACGACGGCAAGGTCAAGCTCGGCCTGCTCGATCACGACTCCGTCGAGGATGTGGTCCGCGACTCGAACAACCGGCTGCGCGTTCTGTACTACGTCGCCCGGCGCCGCACCTACGGCTGGGACTTCGCCAACGACCGGCCGTCGATGACGGCGCAGATGGACGCGCAGGACCCGAGCAAGCCGCGCGTCATGTACTACCAGGCGCTCGCCGCCACCGACCCGGAGACGGGCGACCTGGACAGCCTCGACGACCAGTGCCCGCCTCAGAAGCTCGGCGAGGGGCTCGTCTACCACATCGCGATCAACCGAGGCTCCGAGCAGGTGTTTGGCGTCCCGGCGATGCGCCGGATCGTGAAGTGGATGGCCGCCCTGAACGACTTCATGGCCGCTCGCGTCGACCTGACGCAGGCGGCCGCCGCGTTCATCATGCGCCGTTCGATCAAGGGCACGCCGCAGCAGGTGGCGAACATCGCCGCGAAGGCGATCTCCCGCCGGTCCGATCTCGCCGCCACCTCGATCGACGATCCGAACATGGGCACGATCAAGCCGGGCCCGCGGCCGGGCTCGATCCTGAACGACTCCGACAGCGTGACGACGCAGCCGTTCACCGTGCCGACGCAGGCGGCGCAGGCGGCGCAGGACGCGCAGATGATCCGCTCCCAGATCAGCGCCGCGACCTGGCCTCAGCATTACCTCGGCGACCAGTCGAACGCGAACCTGGCGACGGCGTCGGCGCTGGAGCTGCCGGTGGTCAAGAAGGTCGAGGCGTTCCAGGAGCTGTTCGAGGGGCTGTTCCGCACGTTCATCGACCAGTCGATTCGGCTGGCGGTCGACAACGGCACGCTGCCGACCGCGCTGACGCCCGAGGAGCGCGCGAGGCTCAAGGCTAAGAAGTCGGAGAATCAGGTGCCGGGTGCCGGTGGGATCAACGCGCCCGCGGCGCCCATCCAGAGCGAGCCGCCGTCCTCGGTGACCGAGCCCACCTCGAACGGTGCCGGACCGACGGCGCTGAGTGCTGGTTACGAGGGCCAGACGCAGGACGAGGAGGACACCGAGCGGGATCTGAGCTACGAGTTCTCGATGCCGAACCCGCTCAAGCGCCAGATGGCGGACCTCATCAACTCGATCGCTAATTTAGCGCGTACCTTCGATCCTAATAACACAAATCTTGAGCTAAGTAGGACACTTCTGGGGGTGGCGCTCGGGCAGGGTCTGGAGATGGCTGACCCGGCCGCTGCTGTCGAACGGATCCTGCCCGAGGGCTACGTCGACCCGCTCCTCGCCGCGCAGATGAGCGGAGGTGGCGGGCCGCCGCCGGGGCCGCCGCCGCCGCTGATCCCTACCGGCGACGCCGGGCCGAACATGTTCGGACCTGGCGGGCCACCGCCCGGCGAAGGCCCGGACCAGCAGAACCCGTACGGCGCGCAGGGCCAATCGTCCGAGTACCAGGGCAACCAGGGACAGATGAACGAGGCCCAAGCGGCGCTGGAGGCGCTGCTGGAGCAGGAGCTGGGCGAGATCATCGACGGGGTGCTGGCCGACGCCGCCGCGAACGGCGCCGGGCACTAGTTTGCGCTAGCCGGTCAGGACGCCCGTAGCCTTCAGGCGTGGCGATCCCCGACCAGCAGGCGCCGCAGACGCATCCGGACACTCAGCGCGTGCTCGACGCCGCGCAGACCGGCGCGGCGATCGGTGCCGCCGGGCAGGCTGCGAAGGTGGCCGTCGCGGGCCCGGGATACGCGATCACGAGACCCGCAGCCGCCGCGGCGGGCGTCGTGTCCGCGGCTGCCGAGCCGGTCGAGTTCGGCGTCAAGGTGGCGCTGGCGCTGCGCATCCTGCGCAAGCTGTTCAAGGGCCACCACATGGAGTCGGCGACGTGGCTGGAGAACGAGCTGAAGCGCCGCTACCCGAACCTCGACCCGGCCGTGATTCGCGAAGCGGTCGAGCGCGAGATGCGCTTCGAGCAGGCGTTTCAGCGCAAGGCTCTGGCCCGGACCGAGCGCGACCTGCACGCGGCCGGGCAGCTCCCGACGAAGCAGGCGCGCAACCAGCGCTCCGTCGAGATCCTCAACCGGGAGCGCCACTACGCGAAGCTGCGCGAGAAGGCGCTGCTCGACCGCGCGACCGCCCACTGCGAGAACGCGATCGTCAAGGAGAAGTCCCCGGACGGCGCCATCTGGATGCTCGGCAACCGCAAGAACCACACCGCCGGGTGTCTCGCGCTGGCGGGCAAGGCCTGGCCGTGGGAAGTGCTCGACACGATCCCGCCGCCCATACACACCGGCTGTGGCTGCTGGCTGAAGCCGCTGCCCGGCGTCAGCGCTGAGGACTGGGCGAAGTGGCGGGCGGATGTCAAGGCGGCGGGCGGGTTCGGAACCGTCGCGCGCCAGCAGGCGGCGCGCAACCTGCCGCGGCCGCAGGCGCAGTCCCCGGAGGTGCCACCTCCCGGCGAGGCGATGCGGATGGCACGGGCCGCCATGGCCCTGGAGGAGGCCGTGAGGGCGGTTGCCGATCCGGGCGAGATCGACGACTACCTGGACGGTCTGCCGGTTCGGCCGAGCGTTGAGCGCGCGCTCATGCAGCTCGCGGAGGCCGAGTACACCGAGGCGCTTCATCCGCGCGGGCGGGGTGGCCGCTGGGTCCACATCCTGAGCCAGGTCAAGGCCGCGAAGATGGACGACATCACCGACGTCGAGGGCCACAGCGTCATGCGGCTCAAGGACGAGGGCTACAGCGTGCGCGTCGGGGCGGGCAACCGGGTGAAGACGTACGACCCGGAGGTGGTCGCTGACGCGATCGAGAAGCACCTGGACGAGCGCGCGAAGCTGGGCACGCCGGTGACGCTGGCGAACATGGACGACAACTTCCAGAAGTGGTTCAGCCCGCAGAAGCTCGACGGCGGCAAGGAGACCCACCCGAAGTCCGGCTACGACGTGCATGTCGGCAAGTGGCTGTCGGTTCAGCAGCCCCCGCCGGACACCGACGGCGAGCCCGTCTTCAAGGTGACCGACTACGGCGAGCACGCAGGCGACCAGATGTTCCCGAAGGCGATCGGCACCGAGCCGATCAAGGAGCTGTACCGGGGCATGAGCATCGACGAGTGGAACCAGGCCGTCAAGCGCGGGTACATCCAGTCCGACCGGCGCGGCGTGATCGGAAGCTGGGAGGGCACGAACGCGGGGATCGACCCGCAGACGTCGCAGTCGTACCTGCCGCGCGGCGCGGAGTCGGTGATCGCGAAGATGACCGTGCGGCCCGAAGAAGAGTGGTTCACCCGCAACGAGGACGGCTACCTGCGTACGCGCAAGCGGATCCCGATGAGCCAGGTGACGGCCGTCTCGCCCGTCATGTACAAGGATCCGGAGGAGGGCCTGTTCGTGCGGCCCGACTCAACCTCGGCTGCTAAGCTCACGAAGGAAGCCAATGGACAACGAGCAGCTCAAGCGCGAGGCCCTGACGGGAGCGGTGGACGAGCACGGGGAGCCGACCTGGTTCGCCTCGCCCCGCTCGATGCGTCCACCGACGCCGGGTACCAGCGCTACACCGACGCCGTCAAGGCCAACCCCCACTCCGAGTTCATCACCCAGCCGTCCCAAGAAGAGCTAGGCGCCAAGCGAGTCTGGCTCTCCGACGACGGTCACACCGGCGTCACGGTCTCGGCCGACGGCGAGGTCGGGAACCTGTTCGCGAACAACGACCAGGGCGCCGGGGGCGTAGCGCTCGACCACGCCGTCGCGAACGGCGGGACGTGGCTGAACTGCTTCGACGGAGCGCTGCCCAAGATCTACCGGCGCCACGGGTTCACCGAGGTGGTGCGCCTGAAGTTCGACCCCGAGCACAAGCCGGAAGGCTGGGACATGGCGAGCCTGGACTCGCCCGACGTCGTGTTCATGGGCCACGGCGGCGAGCCGGTCGAGCCGGTCCCGACGTTCACCGACTGGGACGAGGCCGAGCGCGCCGTCCTGGAGCACATCGGGGCGCTGCAAGAGACGGCGGAGCTGGAGGAGAAGCACTGGACGGAGTGGCTCCACCCGCGCGGACGGGGTGGCGTATGGGTCGACGCGATCCACCACGAGATCAAGCAGACCGAGCCCGCAGAGCCGCACGAGGGCTTCACCGGCGAGGACTTCGCCCGCGCGATGGATGGCTTCGAGCACGGTGGGATCGTGGCGGTACGCGCCAACCGCACCAGCGTCCAGAACCTGTACGGCGAGGTGTGGCTGAACCTGCAGAAGAAGGGCGAGGAGCGGCCGGTCGGGCTGGCGCGCGTGATCGTCCGGCCGCCGAACAACCGCGAGGAGCGCGTGGCCGAGTACGCGAACATCTACCTCCGCGAGGGCGAGCAGCAGCACGGCTTCGGCCGGGCGTTCACCGATCACCTGTTCAAGACGCTGCGCGAGGGCGGCGTCGACCGGATCAACGTCGAGGCGGTCTCCGTTGGCGGCTACGCGTGGGCCCGGCGCGGGTTCGTGTGGACCGGCGACGCAAAGGCCGAGCAGCAGCGGATCGTGGCCGACGCGAAAGCCGACGGGCGCTGGGCGCAGATCGTCAAGCACACGCCACCGGCGGCGCTGTCCGAGTTCGAGGGCAAGATCGAGCGGGGCGAGTTCTCCTCCGAGGCCGAGCTGGCGGCCTACGGCATCGACCGGCCGTGGCACGAGGAGGCGCTGCCCGAGGTGCGCGGCGCCTACGACCGGCCCGCTCCGACCCACGAGGGGCGGACGTGGCTCGGCAAGCAGCTCCTGATCGGCTCGCGCTGGAAGGGATCACGGCCGGTCACCGTCACGGCGCCCAGCCTGCGGGAGGCGTACGAGGAGGAGCTGGCGCTCATCGAGCGGGCCGAGATCGGGGTGCAGCGCTTCTGGGATCCGACGAAGCACGCGCGAGGCTGGCACGGCCACTTCGCCGAGATGCTCAAGGAGCTTCCGAGACCGAGCCTGCGCGGCCGGGGCGGCGGCCGGGTCGAGCTGCCCGACGGCCATCGAGTCGCCCGCACGCGCCACGGCTACGAGGTCACGCGCCCCGACGGCGCGACGATGCTGTACGGGACGGCCGAGGAGGCCGCGAAGACCGTGCACGATCGCGTTGAGAGCGAGCGGCTGCGAGCCGAGATCACGGCGGAGCTGGCCGCTGACGAGGCTCAACGCAAGGCGCGCAAGACAGCCGAGCGCGAACAGGCGAACGCCGAGGTGGCCGCTCGCACCTGGTACCGCTTCGAGTCACCCGAGTCGGCGCGGAAGATCGCCGAGAACGGTGTGGTGTGGGGGCTGCCGGGCACCCAGGGCCGCGGCATCTCTGCAGTCCGCGCCCAGCCGCGGCGTCCCGACGACAAGACGATCGCGGGTGAGCGCGCGAGAGGCCGGGTCCTGGTCGAGTTCCACACCAAGGTCGCACCGGACTCCGAATACGGCATCCCGCACTACTCGTGGACGCCCGACTCGCCGAACCAGCACGCCAACGAGGAGCGCTCGGGTGTGTCCGGACCGCGGACCGAGACCGAGGAGACGAAGTACGGGCGCGTCCCGGTCGCGAAGCTGAAGGTTCACGCCGTACGCGTCATCGGTGCCTAAACGTTGCGCTGGCGCACGATGTGTGCTATCGTTATTGGTGGGAATATCCAGAGTCGGCCGAGGAGGTGAAGTCATGAAGTGGACAAGTGATCGAGACGGCCCGGCGGTGCCGGACGAGTTCTTCGGAATGCGCGAGGTGGCCGTGCTCCCGCTCGGACCGGACTGGTTCGAGAGCAAGGGCGTGGCGATGAGAGAGGCCGAGGTCGAGCCGGACTGGCCGCTGCTGTACGGGACGATCCGGACTGACGCCGGGATGTTCGTGGTGGTCGGCGCGCCCGGCGCTGACGCCGTTGGACTGTGGGCGCCGAAGGACATGACGCCGCAGGAGGCGGCCGACGGGCTGGAGGCGGCGCTGGAGCACGGCGCGACGCCGACCGTGTTCGACGGCGACGCCGGGTACTGGGGGAAGTCCGCCTGATGGATTGGGCGACGGCAGCGGCGATCGTCTCGGACGGCATGCCGAGCCTGTCCGACGCGCCAGACGAGCCCGGCGACGACTTCGAGTTCTGGCAGCGGGTCAAGGCGCTCGTCGACAGCAACGGCAACGGCGAGCTACAGGAGGCGCACCAGCACAAGGACACGCCCGAGAGCTTCTGGGAGCGCATGCGGATGGTCCACGGGCCGGACTACGGTCCGCCCAAGTACGTCGAGGCGCTTCACCCGCGCGATCGGAGTGGCAAGTGGATGGAGAAGCTGGGTCTCGCGCACCTGCGCGAGGTCGGCGGGGCGCCGCGCGACGAGCTGCTGGGCAAGACCCCGAAGGACATCGACTACGTCGCCGTCGAGCACCCGGAGCGCATCCAGCAGGCGGTGAAGGACGCGGGCGGCAAGGCCGAGCCGCTGATGGTCCGCGACCGGCTCGTCGGCGTCCGCGCCACGCACCCGGACCTGCCACCCGGCGGCGTCGAGATCGTCCCGCCGCGCGTCGAGCAGTCCACCGGCGCCGGACGCCACGACTTCACGATCGTGCCGCACCCGGGCCTGGGCGGCGACGCGACACCCGAGCAGATGCTCGCCGACGACGCGCAGCGCCGGGACTTCACCGTCAACGCGCTGTACCGCGACCCGAAGACGGGCGTGATCACCGACCCGACCGGCCGCGGCGTCGAGGACGCGCGCAGCCACATCCTGCACGTCGTCCATGACACCAGTTTTCAGGAGGACCCGCTGCGTATGCTTCGCGGCGCGCGGTTCATCTCCCAGCACAACCTTGAGCCGGACGCCGAGACGCTGGCGCTGATGCGCCGCGACTCCGGTGGCATGACCGCGCTCACCAACAAGGGCGTGTCCGGCACCGTCCAGGACGAGCTGCGCAAGCTGCTGATGGGCGACGACCCCGGCAAGGCGCTGCGGGTGATGCGCGACACCGGCATGCTCCAGGCGCTGCTCCCCGAGCTGGCGCCGATGGTCGGCTTCGATCAGCGCTCGCCCTACCACGAGCACGTGCTCGACGAGCACACGTTCGAGGTGGTCGACGAGCTGGCGCGCATGGGTGCGAGCTACGAGGCGCGGCTGGCGGCGCTGTTCCACGACTCGGGCAAGCCAGCCACCGCGAATCTCAAGCCGGGCGCCGACACGTTCCGCTTTCACTCGCACCCCGAGCACGGCAACCACCAGGACGTCGGCGCCAACATCGCGCGCAGCACGCTGGAGCGGCTGAACTACCCGCGGGACACGATCAACCACGTGACCGGCCTCGTCCGCGAGCACATGCTCACGGCCGTCGAGAAGCCGACGCCGGTCAAGGCCCGCCGCCTGCGCGCCCTGCACTCCGACCGCTTCTTGACCGACCTGCTGGACCACAAGCAGGCCGACATGGAAGGCCACGGCGACGCGATCGCGAAGAGCCTGGAGGGCGTGCACAAGCTGCGCGGGCTGCTGGCCGAGAACGTGGAGGCGCCGCGCTCGCTGAAGGATCTGAACGTGACCGGCAACGACCTGATCGCGAACGGCATGGAGCCCGGGCCGCGGATGGGCGCCGTGCTCCGCCAGCTACTAGGCGAGGTCGTGGTCAACCCGACCCTGAACCGGCGGGAGTGGCTGCTGCAGCGCGCCGAGCGCCTGGCGGCCCAGCACGCCGAGGAGGCGGTCGAGCTGGCCGAGGCGAACATCTACCAAGAGGTCTTGCACCCGCGAGATCGGCTCGGGCGCTGGCTGCAGAAGCAGCACGGCTGGAAGGACGAAGGGCAGAGTTACCAGGACATGGTCCGCGAAGCCGTCCGGCTGCGTCTGCCCAAGGAGTCGCCCGAGGTGCGCGAGCACACCGCGAAGGTCGTGCTGAAGGAGATCAAGGCGCCGAAGGGCAAGAGCGCCGCGACTGCGCGCACCAGCACCACCAGGGCGGGACGGGCGAAGCGCACCGAGGCGCAGGACGCCGCCGCCGAGCTGGGCAAGGTCGTGGCCGGGTGGGAGCCGACCGGCAAGCCGGGCGAGTACGTTCCCGAGCGCCCGTCCGGCGGTGCCCGTCGGTCAGCGCGCGCCGCGGGCGAGTACGTCCCGAGCGGCGGCCTGCGTGGTCGGTGGCTGCACAAGCTCTACAACGTCGCCAACAACGCTCACGCGGGCCAGACCGACCTGCAGAAGCGGCCGTACATCGAGCATGTGCTCGCCGTCGCCGATTCGGTGAGCGACCGGGCGAAGCCGGTTGCGCTGTTCCACGACGCGCTCGAAGACACCAAGCTGACGCCCGAAGACCTGAGAGCCGCGCTGATCGAGCCCCGGGTCACGAAGCCCGAGCAGGCAGACGAGATGCTCGACGCGATCAAGCTGCTGACGCGCCCGCCGGGCGACGACATGAACTACGACGACTACATCGAGCGGATCGCGACGGCGAAGGGCACGGCCGGGGAGCTGGCGCGCGAGGTCAAGCGCGCCGACCTGCAGCACAACCTGGGGCGGCTCGTGCCCGAGCTGGAGCATCTGCGCCCGAAGTACGAGGACGCGCTCAACCGGCTCACGCCGACGCCCGAGCCGGTCGCGCAGCGCGGCGAGGCCCCGGAGAAGTGGCTCGACCCGGAGGTTGTCCGCGAACGCTTCCGCGCCCTGATCAAGGGCGCGCAGGATCGCGGCGTCGCCGACCGCCAGCAGCACTGGTACCAGACCGCGCACGACCAGATCGAGGCGATCGCGAAGGCGAACAACGTCGACCCGACCACGTTCGCGGCGATGGTCGCGGCGACGTCGCCACAGTTGTCCTGGGATCACACCGACAAGGACACCGGCGAGATCGACTACCCGAACCTGGATCTCGCGCTCCGCTCGCTGAAGGCGGCACGCGCGTACTCGAACGTGCCAGCGCCCGCGCTCGTCGACCACCTGCTGGCGGTCAACGATCTCGGCGGGCTCGGGACGTCCGTCGAGAAGGCGGTGCGGCTCGCGCGCGGCGAGAACCCGGACGTTGTGCTGAACGCTCCGAAGACGCGCTCGTTCTACAACAACCTGGCGTGGCCGCAGCTTGAGACGACCGCCACGATCGACGCGCACATGGGGCGCGCGACGCTCGGCACCGTCGGCAAGAAGGAGTACGGCAAGGCAACGACCGCCGAGGGGCTCGGCGATATCCTGGCTGAGAAGGCCGGGGGGTCGGGCTACAAGTGGGTTGCCGACCAGGTGGTTGCGGTGGCGCACGAGATGGGCTGGCTGCCGCAGGAGGCGCAGGCGGTCATCTGGGTGCAGCAGAAGTACCTGAGCGACGAGCTGGCGCGTAAGGAAGCGGCGGCCAAGAAGGCGAAGAAGGGGGGCAAGAAGTGAGCTGGGCACCACTGACCGTGGGCGACGGCGTGATCGGCGCCGAGGAGCAGGGCGACGCTGCCGAGGAGCAGCGCCAGCGCGACGCGCGCGTGACCGACGATATGCGCGACTTCTCGCGCCGGATCGCGCAGGAGTCGAAGGACAGCATCCGCGCCGTGCTCGGCGGCATGCAGGAGGCGAGCTACGCCGAAGAGCTTCATCCGCGCGGGCGCGGTGGGAAGTGGATCAACAAGATGTTCCACGTCGCGCCGAAGGGCAAGCGCGCGGAGATCGAGAAGCACGGGATCGACAGCACCAGGGGCATGCCGATCGTCGGCACCAAGCCGATGAAGTCGCGCGGCAACTACCTGTGGACCAGCCCCGAGGCCGTCCAGCAGATGTACGCGCCAAGTCTGCACGACGTCTGGGAGGTCGACACGCACGACGTGTCCGTCAGGCCGGACCCCGAGGGCATCGGGCACGCGGTCCTGACGCAGGACGTGATCCCCCCCGATCGTCTGCACCGCGTCGAGCTACGCGACGGCAAGTGGACCCGTGTCGAGGCGCCGCGCACAGCGGTGGCACCCGGCGGGCCCGCGCAGGAGATGAGCCCCGACGAGTGGCACGGCTTCATGACCAAGGTGCGCGCCGACCCGTTCTCCTCCATCAAGCCCGGCGATGACGCTGGGCCGGTCGTCAACGCGCTGCACATGATCGACAGCGGCTGGACGATGAGCAAGTCGCTCAACCGCGACGAGCTGCCGACCGGCAGCCTGCCGTTCGGCGTCGAGGGCTTCACCCGGTTCGACAAGCAGTTCGTCGAGCCCGGCGAGCCACCCGACTCGCTCGTGCTCCACCTGCGCCAGAAGAAGGGCGGCGGGCTGGAGGTCATGAACGCGGGCCACGGGTCGATGGTCTGGGATCACATGATCGCCACGCCTGAGATGCGCGCCGAAGAGGTGCGCGTGTGGAAGGAGGGCCAGGCCCAGATCGCGGCTGAGCGCGCCCAGCGTGAAGCTCGCGTGCAGCAAGCTCGCGCTAAGCGGGCCGAGGCCGTAGCCGCGATCGAATCGGCGGTCACCAGCGCCAACGGCGAGGCGCTGCGCAGAGCGCTGGGGAACCAGAGCATGGCTGACGCGTCCGCGATGCTGGAGAGCGCCGGGCTGCAACACCGCCAGCGCACCACCGAGGCGGACGGCATCACTGACACGCTGCGCGGCAAGCACGGCGAGACCGTGACGATCGTGGGCCAGAAGGAGCAGAAGGACTGGCACAAGGAGATGGAGGACGCGGTCGACCAGATGCTGGACCCCAACGGGAAGCTCGACGATCGCCTCACCTATCAGGCGGTGGTCGACCTCAGGAAGGAGAACGACCGGCGCCCCGCTGGCTCTGGATCGTCAGCGGCAGCGGCGGCGTGGCAAGCGCGGCGTGACGCAGTAGTCAAGCGGTTGGCGACCCAGCACTACAACTGGGTTGGTCGCGAGGTGACGTCGAATCACCCCGAGGGCCTGTGGGCCATCTTGCAGGGCGAGGACGGCAACCGGTACAACGTCGACTGGGGCGGCAACCTGCACCTGTCCAAACCGGACGAGAAGGTGATCGAGGGGCCACGCGACGACCGGCGGCTGACGGAGGAGCAGAAGCGCGGAGGTGTGATCGCGGTGCAGATCACGCCGAACCCGCAAGGCGGCAGGCGCACCCGGCTACCGGAGGGCCAGGCCCCGAAGAACCTCGACGAGCTGCTAGTCGACACGCTCGGCCGTGCCGACGAGCTGGGCCAGAAGTACGGCACCGGCGTCAATGTGGCGGCTGTCGTCCACGACATCGTCAACGACGGCGCCGCCGCCGTCCACGAGTGGAACGGCACCATCTCGATCGAGAAGCGCTACCTCGACGACATCGAGCACTACCTGTCAGGCCGCGCGTACGCTGCCGCGAACCCCGGCGTGTCCCAGAGCGACCGGGATCACCTGAGGTTCTACAACGACCTGGAGATCCTGCAGCACGAGATCAACCACGGCGTCGGCGTGGACGGCGGCATCACTTCCAGGAACTACCAGGGGCTGGGCAAGAACGTCGAGGAGGGACTCACCGAGGAGACCGCGCACCTGGAGGTCGCCGACTGGCTGCGCTCCTACGGCATGACCGACGTGCTCGAAGCGGTGAAGCGCAACCCGGACGACTACAACGTCACGGGCACTTACTTCGACTACCGCACGCAGCTCAAGAAGCTCATGGACGACGCGGGCCTGGACGACGGGCAGCGGCGCCAGCAGCTCCGCATGATGAAGTTCCAGATGACCCCGGAGCAGCAGTACGCGGAGATCATCCGGCTGGCGCAGATCAGGCGACCGAACGTCACCGACCTGGGCGCCGCGCTGCCCTCACCCGGTCTCTCGGCCACGCAGGAGTTCGAGCCGATCGTCCGGCCCGACCTGTCGGACATCGAGACCGAGATCTCAAGCCTGGTCACCAAGGCGGGACAGACGATCCAGCGCCATGATCGGGTGCAGGTTCGGCTGGCGGATGGGGGCTTGCTCGAAGGCTTCGTGACCGGACTGAGGCCGGATGAGGGCAGCGGCACGGGTGGCTGGGTGGAGGTTGCGACGAGCCCGAGCGGCGAGAAGCTCTGGTACGCGCTGGACCGGGTCGTCTGACACATGATCTGTGCTAGGATAGAGGGTATGGACGCGAACGCATACGTCAAGAAGATCGAACGCACCTTCTCCGATCCGGACGGGCTGAAGGCCATCCGCAAGGAGATCCAGGCGGACTCCGAGCTGGACCCGGACGACAAGATGCGGCTGTCGACCCGGGTCGGCACCTACCTGCTCAGCAACGAGCCCGACCCGCCCGGCGCCTAACGCGCTAGCCTCACGTCTCGTGTCTACCACGAAGACGATCTGCTGCACCAGCCACTGCGGCACCTGCGGGCGCCACTTCCACTCGCTGGAGGCGTTCGACATGCACCACGAGCGCGACGCGACCGGCTGGCCGCGCTGCCTAGACCCGCTCGACCTGAAGGACCGCGACGGCAAGGACCGGCTCGTGGCGCTGACCGAGCACGGGGAGTGCCGCATGTACGAGGAGACCGAGTACGACGTGACCGTCTGGACCGGCGCCGAGAGCTTGGAGCGCGCCCGGCGAGTCTTCAGGAACGCCCCTGAGACGCCCGGAGAAGCCGCCTGAGGCGATCCGGGGCCGAGGCCCCACTGGGACGCCAAGTCCGAATCCCTGGCCGTCAGGGGCCGCGCGTAGGCTTCTCAGCGTGAGCGCGAACGGGAGGCTGACACCGCAAGAGCTGGCACCGATCAAGAACGGCCAGCTCCGCAACGACGCCGCGGCGGCGTGGAACGCGATGAACGTCGAGTGCCGCGCGAACGGCGTGGAGCTGCGCCCGACCGGCTCGAAGTCGAGCTACCGGACGTACGCGCAACAACAAGAACTGTGGAATCTTTACCGCTCGGGAAGGGGGAATCTAGCTGCCCATCCGGGCAGCTCTCCAACCACGGATGGGGCCTGGCCGTCGACCTCGCCTCGCAGCAGATGCGGTCGATGCTCGACCGGTGCGGCGACAAGTACGGCTGGAGCAAGCGCACCAGTGACGCTCCAAGCGAGTGGTGGCACATCAAATGGCGCGAGGGCTCGTGGCGCGGGCCTGACCCTGGACCGACGGGTGCGGGAGCGGCGCCCAAACCCCAACCCAAACCGGCCGGACGGACCGAGGAGGAAGACGACGTGAGACTCGCAATCGGATACAACGCCGATGGAAGGGTGCAATTGGCCTCGTTGGACCACGCAGGCAACGTGTTCTTCCAGTACATGGGCCATGACGGCAAGTGGTCCGCCTGGCAGAAGTGGAACAAGGGCACCAACGATCCGTTCGTCTCGCTCCAGTTCGCCCGGCACCCCGACGGGCACCTGGAGGTGTTCGGCCGGACGGCAGGCGACCGCACGTACCGCTGTCACCAGAAGGGACCGAACGGCGGCTGGGCGGACAAGTTCGTTCCGGCATGAGCGATGCTGCTGACCTTCGAGGTCCGACCGAACGGAGGAGTCGTCATTACCGGCTCGATCGAGCACCTGTGCGACCTGATCGGCTGGATCGTCGTTGCGATCAAGACCGGCGAGGCGCATCCGACCTACGTCGCCGACGAGATGGCCGAGGTCAAGATCGTCTGCGCTGAAGGAGATGAGCGATGAACCTCGGACAGAAGGGTCTCGACCTGATCAAGGAGTACGAGGGGTTCCGGTCAGCGCCGTACCGTGACCCGGTCGGCGTGTGGACGATCGGCTACGGCTCGACCAAGGGCGTCGGCCCGAACACGCCACGCATGACCGAGCAGCAGGCGTCCGACCGGCTCCGCCGCGAGGTCGACCAGACCTACGGCGCCGCGGTGAACAAGATCCCAGGGCTGAACCAGAACCAGTTCGACGCGATCACGTCGTTCGTCTACAACGTCGGCACCGGCGGGATCGGTGACACCGGCGTCGGCCGGGCGCTGCGAGCGAAGGACTGGAACCGGGCGGCGAACGAGCTGCTGAAGTGGGACAAGGCGGGCGGCCGTACGCTCGCTGGGCTGACCCGACGTCGCCAGGCCGAACGGAAGCTGTTCCTGACGCCGGTCGGGCCGCCAGTAGTACCGGTACCACCGGCGGCGACAGAGGCTGGCGAGCACACCGGCATGAGCTGGCTGTTCCCGCAGACCGCGCCCGCACCATTCCCCGGATGAAGGACGGCAGATGAAGATCGACCTCTCCCAGATCGCCTCCGACAAGCCGGTGATCACGATCCTGACGATCGTCGCGGCCACCGTCGCGATCATCGTCGGCGGTGTCGTCACGATCACCAACCCGCAGTCGCTCAGCTTCCACCAGTACATCCAGGACATCACGTTCATGGCCGGTGCGCTCGGCCTCGGCTCCGGGATCGGCCGGGGGATCGACAGCTACGGCGGCAAGGTCGCCGAGGCGCAGCGGGCACCGGCGCCGACCGTGACGCCGCTGCCGCCACCGACGCCGCTGCCGACGCCCGACCCGGCGCCCGACGACCAGCCGGTCTACGGCGATGAGCCGTGAAGCTGATGCCGTTGCCCTGGACGCACGTCCTCGGAACGTGGCCGGTCCACAACTGACCTAATCAAAAGCCTTTCGGCTATGTCGAAGGCGAGCCGGTGTCGGGGCACCGGCCCGCCGGGCAAATCGGCAGCACGCTGCCGATTTGCTGCAGGCGCGCACCGTGAGCTAACGAAAAGCTCGCAAGGTGCGACAGTACGCTGTCCAGCCGGATCGACCGATGGCGTACGATGCGCGCCATGGCACGCCTGTCGAAGATGACCGGGAAGGTCGAGGGCGAACCCGTCGACCGGCTCGGCAGGATCGCCGCCGCGATGCTCAAGGCGGGCGAGGAGCACCCCGAGCACTGCGAGGACGACAGGGCGATCCTCATGCTCGACGACGATGCCACCGACCGGGGCATGATCGCCCACGGCGGCTACAGCAAGGACGAGGGCGCCGAGGTGTTCGTGAACCTGCTCGGCCACATCACCGCGCTCGCCGAAGCCAACGGCATGCGGCTCGACTTCGTCCCGATGGCCGAACCACCAGGCGAGGGATGACCGAGGAAACCGTGGCCGAGTGGGAGGCGTTCCTGGAGGAGGCCCTGCGGATCCCCGAGACCGCTGAGGAGAAGAACCGGCGGCTGATGCAGCTCCAGCGCGACATGCTCATCGCGAACCTGCCACCCGGCGGAGACCGGCTGATCGCCCGCACCGAGACCGCGATCATGGCGCTGTGGGAGAAGGCCTGATGACCGTCGGACCGTGCCCCGAATGCGGCGTCGAGGATGCGCTCGGACGTCACGCCGGGGACTGCGCGCACGCAATCGAGATCGGACTGCCGCGACTCGCCGAAGGTGAGGACCCGATCGACCCGCGTGACGTGGAGATCGAAGAGCACACCATTGACCTGGACGGGCCCGACGACGAAGAGGCACCGCCGCCGTTACACCCGGGTATAACGGACCGGCCCGGCGCGATCGAGCGTCACCCCGACGCCGGGCTGTACACCAGCCTGTGGATCGCCTACCGCGGCGTCGACCAGCCCGGCGGCTTCGACGCCATCGTCTTCGGATCCGAGCTGGACGCGCTCCGCCACGCCGTCCGCGAGGGCTACAACGTCCACCCGCTCGAACTGGGCCGCTCACTCCGCGAGCAGGTGCCATGAGGCGTCGCGCGGGCGCCAGCGCACCCCGAAGAGAGCTTCACCCGGCTGGCCTGGGTCGGCCCCGAAGGTCTAAGAACGAGTGTCATCCCGCGCGACCGCGCAAACCCTACCGACCGAGGAGAACGCCATGCCAACGATCCGACCAACGATCACCGAGATCCGCCCCAACCCCGACGACCTGAACCTCCGCCAGCTCCGAGCCGAACTGCCCGAGATCGCCTCGAACGGCGACTACGGCCACATCAACGCGCGCAGCGTCCACGTGCTCCGCGCCCTCCAGGACCGGATCGACGAGATCCTCCGCCTGACGCAGTGAGACAGAAGCGCCCCGCCCACTGGCATCTCCACCCCGGCCTGTACGACCGGCTCGTCAAATACGCCGAGAAGGAAGACCGCACCCTCACCGCCATCGTCGAACAGGCGCTCGCCGAATACCTCGCCGTCCCGCTCGCCAACCGAGACCTCCCCGAGCAACCCGTCGAGCTGTGCCCCAAATGCGAGCGCACACTCATCCGGCAGGGACGCTGCCGACACTGCGGCTGGCGGCGCCACTGGCGAGACACCTGGCGGCCACCGGCGCGCGCGCGCGCGTACGAACAGGAAGTCCAGGAAGGCAAATGGGCGAAGCGCTAGCCAGCCTCATCCTCCTCGCCCTGATCGTCGGCGCCGTCACGCTCACCCGCCGCATCGCGCACGCCGTCAGCGATGAGCTGCGACGCCGCAAGCTGCCGCGCGTCACCGAATGGCAGGCCCGCAAGAACGCCGCGCCGCTCACCTCAGCAATCACCCACATCGAGAGCGCAGGCCCCGGCCCTGTGTCCGTGACGCGTGACCACCGGGGCCTACCGCCCAATCGTCCCAGCCCGCCATGATCCGAGCACATGCTGATCGTGCTCGCACTCATCGCCGCGAGCATCCTGTTCACCGGCAGCATCGACCCGCTCACGATCGGCCTGATGCTCATCCCCGTCGCCGCCTATTACCTGACTGAGGAGGACCGTGCCCCGCAAGCCGACCAAGCCGAAGCAGACCGAACCGCCGACTCGCCCTAAGGCAGGCACCAGCTACCCGAGCGCACCCACCGACCCGGCCGAACGCCGCGAACACTTCCGCAACCGCAACGCGTTGATTCAGGGGTACGACCCGGCCGAGTACATGGACCTCGTCCGCGCGCAGGATGCCCGCCGTGAGAGCATCGCCCAACGAGACCCGACCGGATCGAGGAACCACTCATGAGCAAGATGCGCGTAGTCGTCAACGTCGGCGTCGTGTTCGACGTCGAGACCTACACCGACGCCGGACAGATCCTCGACGCGATCGACACGAAGCTGACGAAGATCCTCGGCCCGCACGGGCAGCTCGGCGCCGGTGGCTACGGCAAGCACGAGATCACCGGCTTCCAGACCCGGCCGTGCAAAGCCGCGACGTTCGACCGGCTCTCGATGCAGGAGCAGGGCATGGCCATGCCGTCAGGGCGGCTGGACGAGGCGATGCCGATGGAGGATCCGTTCCGATGAGCGCCGACCAGCCCTGGACCATCACGTTCGATGTGGACCGGAACGTGATGACCATCTGGCGCGCCGAGAACGGCGTGTCCGACTCGATGGGCCCGGAGCTGACATCGCCCGAGCAGGTGAGCGCGCTCGTGGAGGATCTCCGGGTGAGCGCCATCCGCTACTTCGGAGCCGCCCGATGACCGAGCCGAGCAGCGAGAACCTCGCGCGCGTGCTCGACGAAGCGCACCTGCACGACCTGGCCGCCCGCGCCCGAGCCGACGAGTTCCACGACTTCAAGTCACCGCACGCGCTGCCCGAGCACGAGCTGGTCAACGAGCTGCGCAAGACCGGCGGCATGACCGCGAAGGCGATCGCGCAACGCGTCATCGACGGCGAGTTCGACGCCACCAAGGAAGAGTCCGACGCGTGGGCCGCATCGCCCGAAGGCCAGGAAGCCATCCGCGGCCTACTGGGAGACGAGCCCGATGAGTGACCGCAACCACCTGATCGGCGAAACCGACGCCGCCGTCTGGGCGCACGAGTTCATGACGATGCTCACCGAGCAGGAAGGCCCCGGCGCGCAGCTTCCCGTCGACGAGGGCCAGATGATCGGCTGGTTCGCGAACGCGATCATGGCCGGGTACGACGCGGGCGTCCGCCACGAGCAGCAGCGCGACTTCATCGAGAAGCTGCACGAGGTGATCTACCAGGCGGCCGGTGCCGCAACGCTGCCGTTCATGCAGGACCACCCCGACTATGTCTTCCCGAGCGAACGTGTCACCGAGGGCATCGAGGCTGTGCTCAAGGACTTCGGCATACCGGCACGCCAGCCCGCATGACCGCAACCCAGCACAAGCACGCGTGGAGGGCGACCGCTCACCTGGACGGCTGCCACTACTACACGACGATCGCCCGATGCCGGTGCGGCGCCGGATTCACACGCACGCAGGAGCGCGACCCGAAGGGCGAGACCGCGATGATCTGGATGGAGCCGCAGTACGTCGAGGTCCGCCGCGACGCCCGAGGCCGCTTCGTCACACCGCACACCGAGGAGCGCGTGTGCGACCGCTGCCGGGAGCTGATGGCGGGCGCCCTGCCGAGGTACGACGTGGTCGTGTTCGACAAGCACGGCGAGGTGGTCGACGAGCAGCACGGGGAGATCCCGTTCTGATGAGAGCGTCGATCGACTACCGCGGGCGGCCGCGAATGGTCACGCTGACGATGCCGCTGACCGAGTTCCGCGAGACCGTCGAGTGGCTCGAAGCGATGGACTCGCAGGACGGAGCCACCCGCGAATGGCGCGCCGAGCTGGACCGCATCGACCCGCCCGAGGACGAGCCATGACCGACCGCCACGCCGGATACGTCGTCGTGCTGAAGGACGACATTCGCGAGGACGACGCCGAGCACGTCATCAACGCGCTCCGGATGGTCAAGGGCGTGCTCAACGTCGAGCCGATCGTCAGCGACCTGGAGCTATACATCGCCGAGCGTCGAGCCGCAGAGGTCTGGCGGACGAAGCTCCGCGAGATGCTCTATGACTGACGCCTGCAGCGCCTGCGGCTGCCCGCTGACGTGGGCGCTCTCGACCGGCGGCGCGCCCAGCCCGATCGAGACCGAGACCTCCGACAAGGGCAACGTGCTGCTGATCAACCCGCGCGGGCTCGGTGCGACCCTGGCCGTCGTGCTGTCGAAGGGCGCGCTGGAGCTGGCGCGCACGCGAGAGGTGCCGCTCCATCTGAACCACTTCGCCTACTGCCCCGAGAAAGAGCGGTTCAAGCGCACAAGCGCATGACGCGTGCTATCCTGTGAGGGACCAGTAGCGGCGGTCGCGCGACACGCGAGGAACGAGCACCCGCAATGGCGCATGCACCTCGCAGGGACTCCCACCCCTCCGACCTCACGCGGCCGCCGCCTGGACAATCGACCGAGGAGACCCGATGAGCAACTCAAGACGTCGGCGCAGACGCAACCCGATGGGTGAGCTGGGCCGCATACCCGACCACGAGCTGCACGAGCCGTGCATCCGCTGCTGGAAGCCCGAGACGAAGCGCGGGTTCGTGGTCAAGGGCGAACTCGCCTGGCTGGCGATTGCGCTGCACAAGCTCGCGGGTGTCCCTGAGGCCGAGATGGTCCCGCTGGCCGAGCACATCTTTGACGAGCAGGGCATCACCGACCCGCTGGAGCGCGCGATCGCCACAGTCCGGCTGTGCCGCGGCTGTGCGAAGCTGACTGACGCGCCGGTGTACGCGCTGGAGACGATCCCCGGGCGCGAGATCCGCGCGGTGGTCCAGCCGGACGAGAACGCCGCATGAACCCGGAGACGATCGAGGCGGTGCTGGGCGAGGTGCGCGAGATGGGCCCCGTCACCGCGGCGGAGATTGCCGAGAGCACCGGCCTGTCGGAGACGAGCGTGCGAGGCGCGCTGAAGCGCCTGGAGCAGTTCGGCGCCGTCGCATCCGACGCGTACTACCCACCGGCCCGGCACTCGCGCAAGGGCCGCACGTACATGGCGACATGACCGAGCCGTACGTCATCCCGCCCGAGTTCGAGCCCGATCCGGCGCAGATCCCCGCCTATGCGAAGGACGTCGACCGGTTCCGGATCTGCTTCGCGATCACGCTGCAGATCGCGCAGCGCGTCGACCCGCTGTTCTGCCGCCAGCTCTACTTCAGCGACGAGCTTGCGACCGGCGAGGAGCTGGCGCCACCGCCATGGGCGAACGGCGAGAGCTGACGCTGGCTTGACGCCGGGTCTAAGCTTCCGGCCGAGAACGCGCACGCCGGATCACCCGGGTACGAGATGCCTGGGGAGCATGGAAGCGCAGACTCCCATCGCGAACACGGACCTCCTTGCGGTAGCGCACGTCATGTGCTATCCTATGGGTGGAGGGCGAGAGCCTTCCAGTTCCCGACCGAGAGGAGTTCCGATGACTGTGCAAGTGAGCGCTGAGCTTCTGCGCCGCGCAGCCGACGTGCTGGAGGCCGGGATCTCGAACTACGCGC